TCAAGGCCAACATTATATTCGTTTGATGAAAGCCACAACCGAACACACACAAAATTATATCAATAAAACTCCTGTTGTAGCACACTAACATGTCACAATTCACCGAAGATGAACAACATAAAATTTTGTTGGTAAAAGAAATTATCAAAAATAGTTTGTCGTCATTCATTTTGACTATGGCAAAATTGGACACAGTCTCTGGAAACTATTCAACGTGTTATTTTGTTTCTGGTGGATGTACGGCTTCATTGCTTCAGAATGAAACACCAAAAGATTATGATGTTTACTTCTATTTACCTGAACAGGCTAAACGTGTTATTCAACTGTACACCGAGGATGATTCGTACAAGAATGAGGTCGAAGTGTTTGATGAAAAATACCGTGACGTAGCTCAACACCCAAATGGATTGATGATTACTGAAAATGCTATTACTCTCAAAAATAGAATTCAATTAATCACCAAACACTACGGTTCACCAGAAGACATTCGTAAAACATTTGATTTTGTTCATTGTACGCCATACTATAATTCTCTTGATGATAAGTTTTATATCTCACGTGAACAGTATGATTGTTGTGTGAATAAGGTTTTGAAACTCAACAGAGCGTCCAATCCGCAGGCATCACGTGAACAAAAATTTATAAATCGAGGTTACAAATGGCCGTAATAAACACATCTATTAATAGTGGTGTCACTTCTCCTATGGGAGTATTTAATGCTATTTCTGTGCCCACTATGACGGTGCCACAAACTGCCGCAATTCAAGGTAAAATGGTGGCTATCACTCATATCATAAATGATATGCAATGGGCTCAAAGACCTTTTGCACCTGAAGAAATTAAAATGAGGCTTACCCAATTAATGGTGGAGGAAATTTATAAAAACAACTACATCGAATTTACAAAGCAGGTAAATAGCATAAGTGGTGACCACATATTCCATGCAAGGTTGTTTGTTGTACCAGACACACAGGTTAGAATTATAAGGTTGAATACATGAAAGATACCATTGCCATCGCCTTGGTTTTGATGTATAATCTAACCATATTAGCAGGTACTGTCTACATGATTGAATGGCATAAGTGGGATCCTTGGTGGATGCTTATTGCTTTGGTCTGTATGATGTCCGTAAAGAAAACAAAGGACGAAGAATGAAAATTGCTGTTTGTTCCGACTTACACCTAGAGTTCGGTAAAATCTCGTTAGAAAACAAAGACAATGCCGATGTGTTGGTGTTGTCTGGTGATATTTGTGTGGCTAAAGATGTTCGTGTGAAGGACGATTATGGGCTCATGGGTCAAAACGACAATAATAAAATTCATACATTTTTCCAAGAATGTTGTGAACGATTTGCAAACGTGGTTTATGTTATGGGAAACCATGAACATTATCACGGTGATTTTGCTAAGTCTGTTGGAAATCTCCGTACTCACCTTGGCTATCTACGCAATCTACACATCATGGATAAGGACACTGTTGACATTGGTGATGTGACATTCATTGGCGGTACATTGTGGACTGACATGAACAAAGAAGACCCAATGACATTGAATGCCATTCGTGGTTACATGAATGACTACCGTATCATCCGTAACAGTTCACGCACCACATATCTACGTGATGGTGATGGTAACTCAATTGAAAAAGTGGGTAACCTGATTCCCGAAGATACTGTGGATGAACACAAAGCAATGCTGAAGTTCATTGATTATATTCTTGATGCTGATAAGGCTGTTGGTATTACTGACCGCAAGTATGTGGTTGTTGGCCATCATTCACCAAGTAAGCAATCAACCAAACCACAGTATGAAAATGATGTGATGGTCAATGGTGCATACAGTTCAGATTTGACAGAGTTCATTCTGGACCGTCCACAAATCAAATTGTGGACTCATGGCCATACTCATCATGTGTTTGATTACATGATTGGTTCTACCCGTATCTTCTGCAATCCTCGTGGTTATCATAATTACGAAGTCCGTGCGGATCAATTTGAATTGTTAACTGTTGAGGTGTAATATGGAATATTTCTTCTTAGTGAATTTGGTTTGTATGATTTTTTCACTTGCAATTTCAGCCAATCGTTTCAAAGATGGAAATAAACTTTGGGGATGGCTCAATCTTGTGGCATCAGCAATGAATGCTGCTTTGGTTTTTTTACATTTTGCGTGAGGTTTGATATGGAAAAGAAATTGTACATGGTTGAAGTTATGTCCACATTCCGTATGCGGTATGTGGTTGAGGCTCGTGAAGAAGAACATGCGCTTGACGAAGTTGTGATGAATGAACACCGAACAGAGTTCAAAGAATTCTCACAAGAGCACGTTGGCACAAATATTTTCTCCTCACGGGAAATTTCTGCCACAGACTACATGGAATTATTTAACAAAGACAACGAATATTTGAAAGTTTGGCCTATTGATAAAAAGATGAGTTTTATTAATAGTGTCGATTACAAGGACGAAGAATGAAAAAGATTCTAGTAACAGGTTCTAATGGTTATATCGGCCAACACCTCGTAAAATCCTTGCAAACTCAAGGGTATTACGTGGTTGGTCTTGATCGTGTTGATCGTGGTGTGAACATCGGTGATGAATTCATTCACCAAAACATTTTGGATGCCAAACAAATTAACGGTAAGTATGATGCTGTCGTGCATCTTGCTGCACTTGTCCAAGTTGGTGGTGGTGAAAAAGCGATGATGGATTATTATCGCACCAATGCGGTTGGCACTATGAACATGTTAGAACGTGTTGACTATGACAATTTTATTTTTGCATCTACTTGTCAAGCAAGCGAATTTGGAAATGTTTATGGCCAAAGCAAACACATTGCTGAAATGACTGTAAGACAGTATTGTGAATTGAACTATAAGAACTATACCATTTTTGAATTTGGTAATGTTGCTGGTCATTCTGGTTTTGCACCTACTAATCCTGATGGATTGATGTATAATTTAATTAAAGCAAGAGAGACTGGTGTATTCTATGTTTACGGCGACAACTATGACACAATTGATGGTACTGCGGATCGTGATTACGTTCATGTATTGGAAATATGTCATTCCATTCAAAAGGCTATTGAGAAACCTAGTTGTGTTGTTGGTGCAGAAGAACAAACATACTATGAATATCTTGGCCATGCTAAGTTCTACACCGTTTTAGAATGTGTTGAAGCGTTCAAAAAAGCAAACAATTGTGATTTTGAAGTCGTTATGCGTCCTCGCCGTATTGGCGATCCAAGTCAAATGTTGGGTTGTGAAGTGTCACCATATATGTCGTTGAATGTATTTACCCTTGAAGAAATGATGAAGGTATGAAAGTAAAACTACGTAAACCAATCAACTGGTTTGGGCCATATCAATTGGCTCAAGCACTTTGCTTTTGGGCAAAGAAAGAAAAAGACGAATTCGGTTTTGAACATGAACCAGATTGGGTTCATAACTTTGGTACATGGTTGGCCGGTGAAGAAAAAGATTCTTGGTTGATGAAGTTTTTCACATGGTATAATGGTGTTCGCCAGAAATATCCATGGAACAAAGATGTGGTCAAGATCGATTACTACGACACATGGTCAATGGATCACACATTGGCAACTATCATTCTGCCTATGTTGAAGCAACTGAAAGCAACCAAACACGGTTATGGAATGATTGATGATGAAGATGCACCAAAACACCTACGCTCTATCTATGCATTACCAAAACAACAATGGGAATGGGATGGTAATGCTGAAGCTCGTTATGAATGGGTTTTGGATGAAATGATTTTCGCATTTGAATGTTTGGTTGATGATTCGTGGGAAGATCAATTCCGTTCAGGTGAAATTGACCACAAAATGGTGCCATGTGAATTTGATGCAGAAGGCAAACCAAAATTGTATAAAATGGAACATGGACCTAACCACACATACGTTTGTGACTATGATGGTATGAAAGAAGTGAATAAACGAATTCAAAATGGTTTGAGGCTTTTTGGAGTGTATTTTCGGAGCCTTTGGGATTGATATGACAGAACTTGATGAAGATGCGATTGCCATTTATGGTAAACCACTTACTGGTAAGTATAAACATTTTTGTACCGAGTTTGATTTTTTACCAATAGATGAACATTGTTTTGAGTTCAAGTTTTGTTTGTGTTTTGAAGATAGTCCTGAAATACAAACATTCAAAGATAAGATAGAATTGCCATGATGGATTACCACGAAGCAATAAGGGAAATGCACAAAGGCAATGTGGTGAAATACATTGGTACGGTAAACGGCGAAGTATGGACAGACAATGGCGGTTCATTTTGTATGTGCCGTGGTTGTATTTTTCTCTTTGATGATGGAATCAAGTGGAACAAGTTGGGATACATGGTTTATGACCCAGACTTCCGTTATGAGTTGACTGGTCAAACAGTTGATACTAGAGCATGGAAACCAGAGAAGAATCAAGATAGAAAAAACATTCGGTCAAAGTTAGGCTACAACCGTATAGGAAGGAACAACGTATGAACGAACGAATTCAAAAAATTGCAAATGAATCTTTTCAATATGCTAGTGAACAATCTGGGTTATTTACTTCGAAGTTTATGGAGCATTATGACCAAAAATTCGCAGAGTTGATTGTTGGGGAATGTATTGATGAGTTAAAAGCTCTGCGTAAAAATTATGATACACACCGAGATGTAGAACCGGAAGAAAACTCAGTGTATATAGATGCCTTTTTGCAAGCAGAAGTAAGACTCAAAAATCATTTTGGAGTTGAAGAATGACAAAGGAGAATACAATTGAGTAACCTATTATCTCACGCAATGGATGAATTAGACCGTATTGGAATGACGGAAGATTCTACTGATGAAATGAATCAGCTGATGCGTAAACACATTCTACATATGATGCAAGAGTTTGCCAATGAAGGCCATTCTGGTTTCTCCGCACAATATGCAATTGGTATTTTAACGAGATTGTTGGACTTCAAACCACTGTCACCATTGACGGGTGCAGATGATGAATGGACTAATGTGCGTGATTATGGTGGTGAACCACACTGGCAAAACAAACGCCGTTCATCCGTATTCAAAGATGCTAATGGTGATGTATATGACATTGATGGTAAAGTCTTTTGGGAATGGTGTCGTGGTGCAGTAGGTGAAGATGATACACCATTCAAATCATACTACACTTGCCGTGATTCACGAGTACCTGTAACATTCCCTTATGTTGTGCCAGATAAACCTATCTATGAGTATAGATATTCAGATGCTGAACCACAACAGCCTGCACAAAACGAAGCAGGTTTCCTAACTTAATTTTTTAACAAAAGGTAAAAGTATGATACCATGGCTAGACAGGCGAGAAGCCTTAGAACGATTAGACAACATGAATAAAGCCATCGAAGAACTCGGTGGTGAAAATTCTGCACCTGCACAATTACTTGGTCAACGTGATATGATTGAGTATGAAGTAGAATGGCACGATGAACGTTGCCAAGATTGGAAGACCGGTGGCATCGTTGCTGTCGTCATGGGAATTGTTTTTTACGTTTGGATTTTTGTAATGGATAAACAATGATTACACTACCTGATAACATCAAAAAAGTTGCATCAGTATTGGCTACGATTGGTAAATTCGTAATTGCTATTGGATTTGTTTACTACTTGTTCTTCATGCAACCAGTGAAAACCAATCCAATTCTCAAAGACTATAAAGATGGTATTCAAAACCACCTCACATGGGATATCAAAGGCCAATGTTTCTTTGTGCGCCCTAATGATGATGTGACTGTGTATTTGATTCGTGTGACAGACTGTGATAAGAAATAAGGAAAGAAATGAAAACAGATAAGAACTTCAAATTCCCAAGCCAATACAAATTTATGTTGGCTCAGATTCGTGATCCGCACTTGAGGGGTCTATGGAGAAAGTCCTATATACAAGCAACGGTTGCTTCTAATGAACACCGTAAAGGTAAGTATATTGATATTTTTTCTAAGCACTCTAAAGGAGAATAATAATGAGTTTGTTCGTTGAAGTATTTGATGTGAAAAAAGGTTGCCAAGTTATCGTCAACCTAGAACACGTTGTAGAAATTACACCATTGCGTACAGGTGGTTGCGAAATGGCTTTTAATGATAGTGCATCCGTTAGTGGTAAGCGTGTCGTTAATGTAAAAGAAGAATTTACCGTATTCCAGCAATTGGTAATGCACATGGTAACACCAGAAGCAATGTCTCAACGCATTGCAAAAATCAAGGCAGATGCAGCACCAGCTGCACCGGTACATCACGTACCAGAAGCAAAAACTACAAAAACCACAAAAAAGTCAGCCTCAGTTGACGAACCACTTCATATTCCTAAGTTGTGATAGAATGGGTGTTGAATAAATACCATAGGTAATTCAACACTTTTTTAGGATATTACATGCTAATTCTAGTTATCGACACGGGTGCGCTCGCACTCGATTGGTGTCTACGTTGCATCAATGCAGGACACACAGTAAAATGGTACACTAAAGGCTCCCGTTGCGATCATATTGGCCAAGGTTTGGTTGATAAAATTGATAACTGGAGAGCTTATGCTAAGGTTGCAGACCTAATTTTTGTAACCGACAACATGACTCTCATGGATGAAATGCAGGAACTACAAGACAAAGGTTATCCTGTATTTGGACCAGGAAAGAAGTCTGCAAAACTAGAGTTGAATCGTATGTATGGTCAAGACGTTATCCAAGAATTTGGTGGCGCAATCATTCCATCATTCGAATTCAAGAACTACGACAAAGCCATTCAATTCGTTAAAGATAATCCAAAGCGTTACGTTTCTAAGCCTTGCGGTGAAGAAGAAGATAAATCGCTATCATATGTTGCTAAAGATGAAGCAGATATGATTGGTTTCTTGACCAAACGCAAAGAAGCCGGTGGCAAAGCACCTTACTTCATTCTACAAGAATTCAAACCAGGTATTGAAATTGCTGTAACAGGCATTTTTGGACCAGGTGGTTGGGTTGACTATTGGTGTGAAGGTTTCGAATTCAAGAAACAAATGAATGATGATCTTGGTGTTAACACCGGTGAAATGGGTACAGTTACTCGTTACACAAAAGAATCTAAATTGGCTGACATGTTGATGAAGCCAATGGAAAAAGTTTTGAAGAAAATTGGTTATGTTGGTATGCTCGACATGAACTGTATCGTTGACGAGAAAGACGGTACACCATGGCCAATGGAATGGACTGCAAGACCAGGTTGGCCAATGTGGAACATCATGCAACCACTCATGGAAAATGATGACCCAGCAGAATGGATGTTAGACATTCTTAAAGGCAATTCAAAGACATTCAAAGCAAAAGAAGGCACATGTGTTGGTGTCGTTATGGCTAACTCAGACTTCCCTTTCAATAAGAAAGAAGAAGAATCATATTTGGACTTCCCTGTGATGACCGATGATGTTGGACCAAACGAGATTGATAACCTACACCCATGCGAAATTAAATTGACCAAGGCAATCAAGATGATTGACGGTAAATTGGTTGAGGACGTACCTGAATGGGGCACCGCAGGTTCCTATATCATCGTATGTACTGGCACTGGTAATTCAGTTACAGAGGCGAAGGATAAGGCCTATGAGTTGGTGAAGAAGGTTAAATTTGGTAATGATGTGCAATATCGTACCGACATTGGTAACCGTTGTGAAAAAGCCTTGAAGAAACTACAGAAATTTGGATTCTGCAAGGGCTGGAAATTTTGATTGACACAGGAGAAATCCTGTGTTACAATTACATTATGAACATCTTTTATCTTGACCCAAATCCCAAAATTTGTGCCGAAATGCATTGCGACAAGCATGTAGTAAAAATGATTATTGAGTATGCACAACTCATGTCAACGGCACACCGTATGCTTGACGGCGAACAATACACCGACCTGACTGCTAATGGTCGGCGTATTCAACGCTGGCGCTTGGCAGATAGCCGTGAAGCTATTCTTTACAAAGCATCACATGTAAATCATCCTTCAGCCATCTGGTGTCGTGATAACATCGAAAACTATACTTGGCTGTATGATATGTGGTCGCACTTGCTTGACGAATACACACATCGTTATGGCAAAACCCACCTGTGTTCCAAACTTAAAGATGCACTAAGCACACCTCCTGGTGAAATTGCTAACGGTGATTTCTTTGCACCAACACCAGCTATGCCTATCGATTTGAAAATCGTGGCAAAAAATCCTTTACCTGGTCGTAATTATGATTCGCTTAAGTCGTATCATAATTACTATATAAAGGAGAAAATTCGTTTCGCAAAATGGAAAAATCGTAATATACCGGAGTGGTTTAATGCCGTCATATGACTTCATGAATAAAAATACGGGTCAAATTGAAGAACACCGTATGTCTTACACAGTACTCGACCAATTCAAGGCCGATAATCCTCATCTAGAACAATACCATTCAGCCGTTAACTTACCAGTTATGTCTGATGGTTCTCGTTTGTCAACACCTGGAACTGGCAAACCCGATTCTACTTTCGAAAAGTATGTTATTGGCCGTATGAAAGAAAGTATTCCAGGAAATAAATTAGCTGGCCATAAAACTAAATCTCCTCGTGAATGGTAATATGAAACAAATTGCCTTTCTACTTCAACCAAAAAACAAGAGAGGTACTGATGATACAAAAACCTCGTTGAAAGTCCCCAATGCCAAAACACGCATTAGAAAAACAAAACAAATTGCAGCACTATTCAGAAAAGGGGATACGAATGGTAACAAAAAAAACGACAAACAGGGAAACGAGAGAAGAAGTTGAAACTGCTGATGCACAAAAACATAAGCATCAACCAGTAATTAACAATGCTCTGAAAATAAAACTGGATCACTTAAAGACCTTTGAGCCACTAACAGAAAATCAAAGATTGTTTTTTGAGTTATACAAAGGCGGAGCATACTTCATGGGACTTTTTGGTAGTCCTGGTGTAGGTAAAACATTCTTGGCAATGTATAAAGCCATCGAAGAAGTACTAGACAAAACCAATTCATTCAAACAAGTTGTAGTCGTGCGTTCACTTGTTCAACTCCGTGAGGTTGGACACCTTCCTGGTTCATTGGAAGAAAAGCAGGAGATATACGAGTTACCTTATAAAGAAGTATGTGAGGTACTATTTGGTCGTTCTGATGCATGGGACAGACTAAAAGAACAAGGTCATGCAAGGTTTATTTCTACTACGGCTATTCGTGGTATCTCTATTGACGATGCAATTATCATCGTTGATGAAAACCAAAACATGAACTGGAGTGAAATAAATACTATTATTACTCGTGTTGGACACCGTTCTAAAATCATTTTCTGTGGTGACTTTAAGCAAACAGACTTGATTAAAAACAACCGTGACCAAACAGCATTCCATCAATTCAGAGAAGTTGCAAGAAACATGACTTCTTTTCAGGAAATTTATTTCACACCTGACGATATTGTACGCAGTAGCTTAGTCAAAGACTGGATTATGGCATGTGAAACTTTAGGATATTAAATGTTTAATTATTGCCCGCCACTTGACTTACAAGACCTAAAATCAGAAACTTTCCCAGATGGTAAACGTTATTACACCACACCTGATGGTGTTCGTTTGCCGTCCGTTACTACGGTCATTGGTGCAAAGAAGAAGAAAGCCATCATGGAATGGCGTGATCGTGTAGGTGCAGAGGCGGCCAATAAAATATCCAAGAAAGCCACATCACGTGGCACAAATTTACATTCGATTTGTGAAGATTACTTGAACAACCGCATTGATTATCATAGCGGTGTGATGCCTGATGCATTAGAAATGTTCAAGTCAATCAGACCATACCTCGACAAAATCAACAACATTCACTACCAAGAACAGGCTCTATGGTCTGTTGACATTGGTATGGCTGGTCGTGTTGATTGTATTGCAGAATATGACGGTGTTCTATCTGTTATTGACTTTAAAACATCACGCAAAGTAAAAAAGAAAGAAGATATTCAAGATTACTTTGCACAATGTGTGGCTTATGCATGTATGTACGAAGAACTGGTTGGCAAGGGTATTGACCAAATAGTCATTATCATGGCTGTGGAAGACTCCGAACCACTGGTTTTCATTGAAAAAACTGAGGATCACCTAAATACTCTATTAGAATTTATCAAATTTTATAGAGAAAATAGTAAATGACCTTACCAGTATCACCAAACCCGGTTTCGATGAGCCAAGTTGATGCAGAGTTGCTTTATGCGAACAAGACTCAAATCAACATGGGTAATACATCGTTGCGTCAATTGGCTGGAACAATTAACGGTAGTGTTTCAGTTAGCAAATTGCAAGGCAAAACATGGGTTACAACACTTAACACAAGTGTTCAAGGTGGTCAAATCGATATTCGAGCACAAGCTCTTACAAATAACTGGAACACATATGGACCAGTTGTGTGTAATATTACCGCAAACTCTTGGTCTGTGAGTACTGGTACACCAACAATTTTAATCAGTGGTAATTTTCCGAACGGTTTACAATTGAATATAGCCACAGGTGTTGCAGTATCTGGCGCTGGTGGCGGTGGTGGTGGCGGAGGTTATTCGACAGGCGGTGGTGGTGCCGGTTCTGCCGGTGGTCCAGCAATTACTGTCACTGGTTACACAGGCGGACCAATAGTATTTACAAACAACGGTATTATCGCAGGCGGTGGCGGTGGTGGTGGCGGTGGTTCTGGTGGATATTCACCACCCGCAGGCAAAAGCGGTGCATCATCTTATTATGGTGGCGCAGGCGGTGGCGGACCAGCTTTTGGTGCTGGTGGCTCATCTGGTTCAGGTAATGGCGCAGCGGCGACCTTCAATAGTGCAGGCGGCGGAAGTTCAGGTAACGGCGGCGGTGCCGGCGGCTCTGGCGGTACTTGGGGTACTGCTGGTGCTTCAGGTGGTGGCGCATATGGTGGAGGCACCGGTGGTGCCGCTGGTGCTGCAACACTAGGTACAACCGGTTTGGTTACATGGATAACAGCAGGAACACGTTACGGTACAGTTAGTTAATGGAGTGAAAAATGTCAATAACAACAGATTATAAAATAAGAAATTTTAATGAACAGACTGGTCAACTTATGGTTCAGTTCGAAGCAATAGAACATATGGTGCCTATTGATTTACATTTAGATGAAAATGGAAATTATCCTGAAGGTGAAGCACTAGACACATATATCCGTGCATTTTGTCCCATTGGTCATCTACAAAGAATTGAAAAGATTAATAACGGTGTTTCTAATGCACACAAGATTTCAGCTTTGGTTGAACCATTAATTCAAGAAGAGCCTGATAAAATAACAGAAGTTTCTGATGGATTAACTGAAAGTGAAAGACAAGAATTGGGATTAAGTATTAGAATTCAAAAGATTCTATCTGAATATATTGGAGCAACTGTATGACAACGAAGTACAAACCATATGCAGCATTTGGTACAGCTATTATCAGATGTAATTCTGAAAAAGGTGATGTGAGAAAAGTTAATATTGGCAACAATGGTTTAGTCACATCTGGTTATTATTTCTATACACAAGGCCAATCACAACTGAGAATCCAAGAAACAGGTGAAATCATGGAAGATAGAACACCTGGCTGGTTGAACTTGGAACATCCAGATTCATTTGCAAAAACTTTAGCCACACAAAATGCATCAGGTACACTTGAATTAACTTCTGTGACTGATACCGAATGGTTCTGCATTTCCCATGAAGCAAACAAAGATGGTTTACCAAACTTGAAATCTATCATTCTTAATGTTCTCGAATCAACCGAATTTAAAAATGACTCAAACATCTTTTTGGCTAGAGGTACACTGCAAGTCAAAGATAAAGAGTTCAAAGGTCCTTGCCAGATTCGTGTTCGTTCTGGTGATGTAACTGCCACCAACAGAAGCACAGAAACAGCCTACGCATTATTGGTATCATGAAAACTAAGGCATGGCACCGAAGTATAGGTGCTTGGTTATTTCTACCAACATTGTATTTTGTTGGTATGTTTTTTAATAAAGAGTGGCTAACTTTGTCACTCTTTGTTTATTTGGCTGTTGCCATAACGATCACATCGGGTTACCATAGACTATTCAATCATATGTCGTATCAGTGCAATAAGATATGGCACTATGTTTTTGGTTTCATTGGTTGTGCATCGTTGAATTCTTCACCAGTTGAATGGTCTACGGTTCATACACAACATCACCGTTATTCGGACACAGAGAACGATCCATACGAAAGCAACTTCAAATACTATTTGAGATTCAAAGATCGAACAGGTATCAAAGCCACAAAACGTGAAGTTAGAATGATGCAAGATAGTATGCATAGATTTTTTGTCAAACATTCACTTTCGATTGCACTTGTTACCATGTTAATTTGCAGTTTAAATCCGATGTTGTTTCTTTATGGTTATGCTCTACCCGTTACTGCATATTTGGTGACTGCTGGTCTACAAACTATATTCTCACATGGCCCTAATAATGTACGCAATCTTTGGTTGCTTGAGTTTTTGATACCAATGGCAGGTGAATGGTTACATGGCGTGCATCACGACAATGCATCACTCAATAATTTTTCAACCAAGCCTTACTACCTAGATATTGGTGGTTTGTTTATAAAGGTTATACGTAATGTTAAATCGAATTGAAGAACTTGAAGAACACGATATAAAGAATGGATTTGAAGCAGTTATACATGGTGTTAATGTCATAACAGACTTTGAGATTGAAATTGTTTGGCCGGAAATCAAACACAGTAAGGAAGAAATTCGGCAACTACTGAGTTAATCATGCGAAAATTTTATTATCATGCTGGCAAAATGCCAATGTTGAAAAATCCATATCTCATATATGGTATCGTTGATAGAACGAAAAAAATCATAGACGTTCCAGAAATGGAAGTACTCACACCTATTGGCAACCTATGTGAAGCCAAGCCAATTGACCAACTATATTATGAAAACGTACAACATATACTCAATTCAACTGACAAAAAAATATGTGTAACTTGGTCTGGCGGTATTGATTCTACAGCAACACTTGCAGAATTCCTAAAGTGGACACCAAAAGATAGAATCGTTGTTTTGTTAACGGATAACTCAATCAAAGAGTATCCTATATTTTACAAAAACTATATTGAGAAACAGTTAGAGTGTAGGCAACTCAGTTACTATAACCACAACACACTTAGAGATTCTATCGAGGATGGTGTTATCATTACATCATCAATTATGGATCATTTGTTTGGTGAAGTCTATATTGATATGGATATAAATGCGGTTACAAAGTCAACTGATGAATTTCTAAGACCATTGAGCCAAGATTCAAAAGATTTCTATCAAAAAATTATTGATGCGTGTCCAAAAAAGATTGATAACGTCAAAGACCTTTTTTGGTATATGGACTATACACTAGACTATCAATACCATCAGTTGTATTGGTTATTTGATATTGAACAGTTGACTATCAATAAAAACATCTTTCACTTTGGTGATACACCAGGTTGGAATGACTGGTCAATGTCTACACCATCTGAAGTTAAATGGTCTGGTACAAATCATATTGACTATAAGATGTTACTGAAAAAACATTTAGAAAAATTTACACACGATATATACTACACAGAAAACAAAATTAAAGTTTCTTCATGGAGAGCATACAGGAATATCCTGCAAAAATCTAAGAGAGCCTTTTTTATTGATACAGAATGGGTGAGAGGTTACTAATGATTGATAAGTATGGTTATTGGCAAGTTGATGAAAATATATTTACAAGTAAAGTTGAGGCTTTGTTGTATGCATCAAAAAATAACAAACAAATTAAGTTTGTGTACCATGATTCTGTTTGGAAAAATTTTAACACAAATCTTTTAGGTAAAGTTCCTTTGGATTTGCTGTATCGTGATAGAGCAATACAACTGAGAGAAAAATACAAATATCTAAAATTGTATTACTCGGGTGGTTCGGATAGTCACAACATATTGATGACATTTATTAACAACAATATAAAATTAGATGAGATTGTTGTTAGATGGTCAAAAGAGCTCATTGAAGGAAATTTCTATTTTCCAAATAAAAAAGATCGAAGTGCTTTTAACACTTTGAGTGAGTGGGATTTTGCTATCAAACCAACATTAGATTGGTTGAAGAACAAACACCCAGAAATAAAAATAACTATAAACGACTATGTATCAAAAATTTCAGTAGAAAATATAGAAAATTCTATGTTTGACGTAAATCATACTAGAAGTGGTTTGATTCAGCATATGCCAATATATGTTCCATATGAAAAAGATACGACAGGCCATATATTTGGAACAGACAAACCTTTATTATATTTGATTGACAAAAAGATATATATGTATTTCAATGATTTGGCTTTAACAGCTCTTTATATAAATCACGAAGAAGAACATTTTGTCGAAAATAAAGAATGTTTTTATTGGGCACCAGATTTGCCTTTACTGGCTTATGAAATGGCATATCAGTTTGCTCAACACTTTGTTAGAAACCCAGAAGAAAGAAAACTGTTGCCTGGTTTTGGTACAGTTGATAAAAAAGAAATGTCAATGTCTGAAATGATACAATTACAAAATAATATGGCCAGAGAAATTTGTTATACAACTTGGGACAATCGTTTTCAAGCAGATAAACCAAAAAGTGGTTTAGCTAGAGATAAATTTTTATGGTTTTTTATCGGAGAAAAATTTGAAAAACCAAAGCAAGCTTTTTTAAGCGGGGTTCGTTCAAAAACTGAAGGCATAAACAAAGAATTTTTAAAAGAAGAAAGACTAAGAAATGGTGAAGTTTACCATAATTTACTTTTAATTGCTAGTGATTTTTATTATGTTTGCGAATTGGAATGATTATGAAAAAAATATTAATATGTTTATTGTTGATGCAAGTTTTAATTTCGAAAGCTGAGACCGTAAATGTGGTATTATCAACTACACCTGGAGGAACACTATATAGTAACTTTCAACAGTTACAAAATTTCTTAGAAAAGAAAAATGTGACAATTTTACCAAGATTTAAAGTGGGTGCAGAAAGTCTTATCGCAGCTGAAGATGCTAGCAAAAGTAAACCTGACGGTTCAACAATTTGGCTGACGACAGTTGGCGGTTTAAGTAATGCAAAAAATAATAACTTTGAATTTGAATATGTTACAATGATTGACCAACCTAATTTTGTTCTGGTTGCAAATCCCAAATTAAATATTCACAACTACAATGACTTTTTATCTAATTTAAAATCTGATAAATCTTATTCTTTTTCATACACTTCAAAAGGCCATTTATTTTCCATAAAGCAACTACTTAATAATGTTCATCCCAAAACAGAATCTCTAATGGTTCCATATAAAGGGGTACCAAATCTGCTCATAGATTTAATTGGTGGTGTAACCGATTTTTCAATATTACCCTACAGTGTCGTAAAAGATTATATTAAAGATGAAAAATTGGTTTTGATATCTTCAACCACCACTTTGTCTGATTATCCAAATATTGTGGTTTTTGAAAAATTATACAAAAATTGGTTGGACTTAAATGGGTTTGCTGTTGTTTTACCAAAAGGGACACCAAAACAGATTGTTTTAAAATGGCAAAATTACATAAAAGAGTTTGAGGAAGATCAAGAAACTAAAAAATTCTTTATGGAAAATTATTTTACTGTTACCACTTTTGGTGATAAATATTTGAAAGACAGAGTTGAAAGAGTGTATGAAAAATGACTATGAAATTTACACACGAAAAGTTGAATGATGTTCTACCGGAAATGAAGGCCTTGTTGGACGATCATTATGAAGAACTCACACTAAACAAAGACAAAGTAAAACTAAATCCTATTTGGGACACATATCTTAAACTTGAAAACAACAATGAATTCTATTTGTTGACTGCTCGTGATGATGGTGTGTTGGTGGGTTATTCGGCTTTCTTTATGAAGCCACACATACACTATGCAGATGTAATTGTTGCATCCAATGATGTGTTGTACCTGAAAAAAGAATATCGTTTGGGTATGACTGGTGTTAAGTTACTGAAATTCTCCGAACAAAAGATGAAAGAGTTTGGTGCAACCAAAGTAACATGGCACGTTAAAGAATCAAACGACTTCAGACCCATTCTACATAGAATGGGTTATATGGACGAAGATATCATTGTAGGTAAAATTTTATGTTAACAAAACAACAGGTTGATTTTCTAAATCAAATGGAGTATACTCCACTTTGGCCTAATTGGTTTTATAGTTACATAGATATTCCTAATCTTGAACCACTACGTGAGGAATTACGTGCATTTGTAAATAATCCGGATAAAAAATCTTTTGCTACCAATTCGTCATACATTAATGTTATGGCTGAGTATGTTTTTCCACAGTGTCCTTTATTGAAAAAGTATCTGGTTAGTGTTGGGCTGGAGAAAAAATTCCATAGACTTTTGATTTCTAGAAAAATTGTATTGAGTGAAGTTGGTAATGTTCATGTTGACACATACAGTCCTGAGTTTACACGACACTCAATAAATATTGGAATACAAGACTACGAAGACTCTTTTACTCGATGGTTTAAAACAGACCAAAGAAAACTAAACGATGTTGCAAACCGTGGATGGGATCCAATATCAAATTTTGCTTGGATACCATTAGAAGAAGCAACAGAAATAAAAAGACTTCAATGGTCTAATAGACCAACATTAGTCAATACAACAATACTTCATCAAGGATATTCTGAAAAAGAGAGTAGAGTTATTGTCGGACTAAGATTTAAACCCGAATTGACCGAAAGTGACATTAAAAGACTTGGTGTGAACCGTCCTCACGTACAAGAAGATTGATATGGAAGCCAAAGACTTATTTGCAAAATGTTGTTTTAGTGAAAAACAACTCGAAACAATGAAACAAATTTACTATAAACATTTTGCACCTTTGATGCCTGATTTTTATCAAGGTAAAGCCATCATTGCAAACTGGCGCAAAGATGATGTTGATTGGGAAATGAATAAAAATATGGACAAAAACCATTTTAATAAAGGTTTTGTCGCTGAAGATTGTTTAGAGGATCCACTTTGGAATGAATTTGCCGATTTATTACCATACATGTCCAGATCAGCTTCAATAACAAAATTGCCGGCAGGTAAACATATGTTACCTCATGTCGATAGGAAGTGGCGTTCTCAAGCACTTTATTTTCCTATTGAAGGTTGTTCTGAGCTATGTATATCTGAATACTATAACTTACCAAAAATAAAAACAGAAAACAATATGGTGTTTGATATTTTTCCTGATGCACAGCATACATATTCTGTTTATGGTAATGCGTATCTAACAAATGTACACGAATGGCATGGAGTAAGAAACACAAGTAGTGTAGAAAGAATTGCTGTTGGTTGGGATTTTAGAACACCTGAAATGTCTTATCAAGATTGTAAAGATGTACTTAAAAAGTTGGGGTACTTAGATGAGTAATTATTACCACGAACTAAAAATTGATGTAACAAATGCATTAAGAAAAGACTGGGTATTTCCTAAACCCAATGGTCAAAAATATAAAAACGGAGTGTGGGAATTCCCTTTAGTTGATGTTATGGATCCTGATTGGATCAAATATGTCGAAAGTCTTGGAATAAAACTGGCTGTTGACATAATGTTGTTCTACAAACCGGTATTTTTTAACATGTTGATCGATGTTGCTCATATTGATGTTATAAACGGTGATGAAAATGAATTTAGGCATTCTAGTTTAAACATCATAGTTGGTGGTGAAGATTCTGATATGCGTTGGTATGAAATGCCAGAAAATTTAGGAGGCATGTCTTACACCCCAGCAAACACACCTTATCTGCAATGGCCAGTAAAAAAGATGGTTGAAGTTGAAAGAAAATATATAAAACAAAATTGTGTAACGTTGGTGAGAACGGACATTCCACATTCAATAACAGTTCATACAAAAGACCGTTGGTGTTTTGCAATGACACCGTATAAAAATCCTGAATGGAACGAAGTAGTCAAGTTGATACAAGAAAAGAATTTACTGGTGGACTAATGTTTAAGTATTTTGCAAAGCTAAATGGTAATTTTGAATTCAATAGTGATATCGAAAAAATTCGTGACGTAACAACTTTTGGTGCAACAGATACCCACCAAAAATTTAAAGGTATAAATTATTCACGAGTTAAGTTACTTGAAATGGAAGATGTTTATAAAGTTATACCAAAAGGAAAAAAGAAATTTTTCTTTTTGAATTTGATGAGAATCAATTCAAAAGTACCAACGCATACCGATAGTACAATTAAAACTTGTATTAACTTCTATATAAAAACTGAAAATTGTGTCACATATTTTCACGAACCTAAAGTAGAAAATCCAAGAAAGTTTCAAATATCAAATCAGACCGATGGATACATTTTTCATCCACTAGATTTACAGATAGTAAAAGAATTTAATGCAAAACCAACAGAAGCTTGGGTCTTAAACGTCAAAGAACCGCATAGTGTTGTGCCTTTATCTGGTATAGAAGAACGAGTTGCACTCAGCCTACAAACAAAAGATTTTACGTTTGATGAAGTGTGTGAAATGCTTAAGGAAACCGGATACTTATAAATACCATAATGTGGCTTGACTTTTTGTTAAACCTGATATATAATATGAGATATGGTTGTATGAAGCAACTTGAAAAATGTTCTGGAAGCGGGTTCGACTCCCGCCAGGTCCACCATAAAACACATTAGCTCTACGGAGCCCCAGTTATCGTTCTAGACGTGGGATAACGGAATAGTGTGTTTTATAATGGGCCTGCCATGGTTTCGACAGGGCAAAGAGTATAGAAGTGGACAACTAGACACAGATAGTCTATAAAAGTAAACTAAGTAAATGTAAATGATTCAAAATTCGCATTGGCTGCCTAATTAACGGCACCTAGGGTTTCGGTTGGTTTCCTCGTAACAGAATAACCAACCACTTTAAGGATAAAAATGCAGTACTGGAAAATTGTTGAAGCTGGCGACTATAAAGTTTATGGCCAAAAAATCTTAGAGCTGCACAGAAAGAAACCGGAGTTCTTTCGACACATAAATCTTTTCTGGAATCCAGTAAAGACAGACAGACTAAAAGAAGTTTTGGATAACATACCAGAATTTCAAGGTGTGATAGAAAAATTTGGGCCAATAAAACAGATGGCGGTCTTGACATTAGGTACTGATAGTAGTACACTACATATAGACCACACAGATGATTTAAATAACGGTGTTCAGGCAAGGTTAAATATACCATTGTTGAACTGTGAAGGTTCTTCAACCGCATTTTTTGAAATGGACGAAAAAACATTTCAGATGCATGAATCAACACCATCCGGCGCAAAATATTGGCCTACGAGTCTTAGGAACAGTTTGGAACCAATCACAGAGATTGAACTGATACAACCAACAATTCTAAGAACATCAAGTCCACATACAATTTTTTGTAGGACTTGCCAATACCCTAGAATATCGCTTACAATATCGTTTGTAAATGATGTTGTAAACTTTTTATGAATTAGGTTTTGTTTGATTTCCTACCCAAGAATAATCAATCACTTTATTTAAATAAAAGGAGTTTTTTATGAAGAAAATTTTAGTAGCTGCTGCAGCAGTATTGTCTTTGTCAGCATTCGCTGCTGATGTATCTGTTGACCAAGTTCGTGACTATTCAGTTGCGAAAGACGGTGTTCGTGTTGGTACACAAGTGTTTGGCATTAACGTTGCCGCAACACATATCGGCAACGAATACAACCGTGTGTCAGTTGGTAAAGATTTTGAATTGACCAGAGTTGGTCCTGTTGCTTTGTCAGCAGGCGGTGCAGCTGTCTATCAAAAGACAGAAGTTGCAGGTGTTGATAATGGTTATGGTTTGACTGTTGGTGCGAAAGCAACTTATGCAATTACAAAATCTGTTGACGCCGTTATCGGTACAGAGCGTTTCTATGGCCAAAATCGCATCAGCGGTTTCAATGGCAACACTGGTATGATCGGTGTTAACGTTAAGTTCTGATAGTTTTCTAAGTTTCTAAAAACTTATCAAAAACGGACTTCGGTCCGTTTTATCATTTTTAAGGAGAAGTAATGAAGAAGTTCATTCTAATTACATTATTCGCCCTGATGCCGGTTATGTCGCATAACGAACAATTATCTGAGGTTCAGAAGGTATCAGCAGAGATAGCACGCCAAATTCAATGCATGGCACAAAATTTATACTACGAAGCCGCAAGAGAACCATATGAAGGTAAGCTGGCCGTAGCACAAGTGACAATGAATCGGACAAGAGACCCCGAATTTCCAAAAACTGTGTGTGATGTGGTCTATCAGAAGACCAATACCACTTATCAATTCAGTTGGGTCGGAGAAAAACACACTCAAGCAATCAATAAATATGAATGGGAAGAATCCATGATGGTTGCTAAGAGAGCCTTGACGGAACAATACGTACACGATAAACTCTATCATGTACGAGCAATGTACTATCACGCCGACTATGTGCATCCAGGTTGGAGAAAACAGCAAGTTGCACAAATTGGAAGGCACATATTTTACAAATGACCGAATACACAATATCCGAAAAATGTGGCATGATATTTTTAACTCGTGAAGAAAGAATACCATCAGGTGACTTGACACTCAACCTTTCTAAGAGTATAATCTTAGAAAAGGATGAATTATCTACATTATTGAAAGTGATAAGCGATTATGCCAACAAAACAGGAAGTGAAAGAGTTTAGTGACCTTATAGAGAAACTAAACGGAGAGCTTAGGACCGGTTATATGGATGCAATTACGCACCATTGTGAAGAAACTGGTCTTGAGATTGAAGTTGCAGCCACTCTAATCACACCGTCACTCAAATCTAAGATTAGAGAAGAAGCACAAGAAATCAATTTGCTGAAGAAAACATCCAAATTGCCGCTATGACAGACACTACAGGTTTTGATGCATACTCCTTGTACAATGCACTGAAACTACATTTTACCGGCTCTTACGACTTCATCAAGTACAACGGTAAAACCAGTGTATCTCGTACAAATTTCTCTACACGCCGAGACAAATACCACTTCTACAAGTTGTCTCGCAAATATGACATTGACGAATTAAAAAATTTCTATATTGCCAACTTTATTGTTGATGATGGTTCGTGGGCGGGTGATTTACTCACACCACAGGCTGAAGAACGATACAAAAACTGGCAAAAAAGAAACCAGAGCTTGACATACCAGTTCGAACAGGATATAATCTATCTATTCAACAAGTATGATCTGAATGACATTCTTTCTGTGGTAGATGACCATTACCCAAGGTTACTACACGAATTGATGCAATCAGAGATTATGATTGAAACTGTTATTGTAATGGATGACTTGATGAATTTCTTACCAATGTGGCAACGTAAAATCAAAGATGATATTATTTGGCCACGATGGGAAATGAAAATCGCCAAGTATAGACCGTTTGTACATTACGACAAACAAAAACTGAAAAGTATTCTAAAGGAAATGGTAAAAGAACATGCAGAAGCCTAAAATCAAATGTATCTACTTGGATATGGATGGCGTTATTGCTGATTTTGAAAAACGTTACATGGAACTGTATAACATTCATCCACGTGAAGCGGAGAAGAAATCTCAGTTCAATCATTTCTTTGATAATTTTATTAATACTAATCAGTTTGCAACACTCGACAAGATGCGTGGTGCTGATGAAGGTCTTGATTACTTACGCAAGGCTTCAGCACCAACACAGATTCTCTCCTCAACTGCCAATGAGGAAAGATACGATGCCATTTCCAAACAGAAAATGATTTGGTTACAGACCCATGGCATCACCTTTAATCCCATTTTTGTTCCTGGTAAAAAACACAAATGGAAGTATGCGACTCCCGATTCAATCATTATCGATGATACCAAAAGTGTTATTGACGATTGGCGTGAGGCAGGTGGTATTGGCATTTGGCACAAAGACTGGCCAACCACTTTGGCAATCTTGCATATGTATGTGTAAGAAACGCCTAAATACTATTATATAATGAAAACTGTGACATACAAAACATATACCGTAACACTCCGTTTATAAAGGAAAAATCATGAGTTCATTTGCAAATCTCAAAAAACAAGCCGGTCATTTAGACAAAATGAAAAAGGCTGTTGAAAGTATGAGCCAAAACGCTGGCTCTGACAAGCCTGATAACTTTTGGAAACCAGAAGTTGACAAAGCAGGCAACGGCATGGCAACCATCCGTTTTCTACCATCCTCTCCAGGTGACGGTGAAGATTCTCTACCATGGGTAAAGATTTTCTCTCACGGCTTTCAAGGTCCTGGTGGTTGGTTAATCGATAACTGTCTCACCACTAAGAACGAACAATGTCCTGTTTGTGAACACAACAGCCGCTTGTGGAATTCTGGTGACAAAGAAGATAAAGCACTCGTAAGCAAACAAAAACGTAAACTCAACTACGTTTCTAACGTCTACATCGTTAGCGATCCAAAACATCCAGAAAATGAAGGCAAAGTATTCTTGTTCCGTTATGGCAAGAAAATCTTTGACAAATTGACTGAAGCGATGAATCCCGCTTTTGAAGATGAAACACCAATCAATCCATTTGATTTGTGGAAAGGTGCTAACTTCAAGTTGAAGATTCGTAAAGTTGATGGCTATCAAAACTATGATAAGTCCGAATTCGAATCACCATCTGCTTTGTTGGATGATGACAGTGAATTGGAAAAGATTTGGAAGTCTGAATACACCTTGAAAGACTTGTTGCAAGACAAAGAGTTCAAGACATACGACCAATTGAAAGATCGCTTGGAAAAAGTTCTTGGTGAATCTACAGCACCTGCTCGTGCAACTGTTGCAGAAGAACCAAAAGCAGAAGTTAAGGTTGCAAAACCAAAAGCAGAAGCTAAAGAACCAGCTCCATGGGATGATGATGATTCAGCTTATTTCGATAAGTTGGCTCAGATGGATGACTAAAACCTAAAACGCTCCTTTCTCTCGCCAATATGGTTTTGCCCCGCCTAGTGCGGGGTTTTTCATTTATACAGCTACGCTTACTCTATTCAATGCAAGCATAACAGTATCATTTTGCATACGAGCAGGTATTGGTCTTGTATCATTAATTGATTGTTTACCGCCAATCACCTTGTTATCATTTTGGTTGATTATGGTTGTTCCCTGTTCTTCTGTGTCATCTTCTTCCATTTTTTCTAGATTGATATGGAAATTCTTAATAGATTTTTCAACATCTGTAACAGCACTAGATATTTCATTTTTCAAAGTATTTACCGTAGAATCTTTTGAAGCACCTTCTTTTGCTTTATCTAATTCTTTACCTATGAATGTTTTTATGTTGGCGCTTATTTCTTTTTCTTCTTTGGCGGCTTCACGACCAGCCAAGGTTGAAAGTGCCAATAAATTATATTGCAATACATTCAGTTCTTCACCATTAGAATCGGTTATTCTAGGTATTTTTAAACCATTTCCAGCTTTGAAACCTGGTGCATAATCATATGGTTTATCTGAAACATGATATCCTTTTGACTCCAATATTGGTCTGATATATTCGTCAAAATATATGTTTTGTTTTCCTTGAATATCACCCATTTTTTCGAGATATTCATTTTGAATTTTTTGCATGTTTTCACGGTACTCATCGTTTTCACCAACAAGTCTTCTTTTTGGTAAATATTCTTTTTCATAATCAGATATCTTTTTATCTCTTTCTTTAGCTGCAGCAATTGCTTGGTCTCTTGGACCGCCAGGTCGATCTGAAGTAAATGCAGCTGATTGTAATTCGTCAGTGCCTTCTTCGATTGCTTTGTAACTGACTACTCCGCCTACTACTGCCGCACCTATGCCCAAACCGGCAAGAACTCTAGCTCCTAACAATCTAGAAGCTCCTTGTAATCCTTTTTTTAGAACATCATATGTCAATTCACCAATAAATCCAACAACTTTTAAAATAGCATCAGCTACTTTAGACAAAATAGTTTTTGCCGTTCCTTTTAGTAGAAAAGAAACGATTGGTTCTACCAAATTAAATAAAGAACCCATTATACCCTCAATGATTCTTGTGGCCATAGTTTCTAATGGACTAATTACTTTCTTGAACATTCCAATCAAGAAACCAATAGCTGGAATAACAGTCAAAGCAAGGCCTTTTATTGTACCAATAATTTTCTTGAATGTTTTGCCGACTGTTTCTAAGAAGTTTTCTTGTTTCTTTTCTTCTTTTGGTTTATCTTCAACTTTACCACCTTTTAGTTTTTCGATTTCTTCAACTAATTTTTTGTGGCGTCTTTCGTTTTCTTCTTGTTGTTCTTTCTGGAAGTTTTCATCTAGTTCACGTTGTAGTTTTTGGCGTTCATAGTCTTTCAACATGAAGTTGTATATCTTGGCCAGAATGTCGGCCGATGAATCACCCACTTCTAGATTTCTTACTTGACCTGGACCAATTTTGGTGCGTTTGGATTTGTCTTTTCTTCCGTAACCACCATAGTATTCAATGTTTTCATCACTTGCACCAAATGCACGAGCCACACGAGTAAAGATACCTCTGTTACCTTGTTTTTTGGAACCTGGTGTCAAAGCACTAACCAAACGCAAAGGATTAAAAAATCTACCAATGCGGGTTACTTTTGATTGTAATTTTTCTGATATGGAACGACCAATAGATTTGAAGATGCCTTCACCTTCTTCCAAATTTTTTTCATTGATGAGGTCTATTAGACTTTTTCTTTTTATCTGGTCTGCTTTTCTATAATCCATTTTCGTCCTCAACGAGTCTGATTAAATTGTTTTTCGAATAGTGCCGGTTGGTCATCAACCAAACTATGGCCTATCAAAGTGTTGTTGTCGCCTTGTTTGACAATACTTGTATTATTATTTACAATTACGTTTGATGATCTTCTTGGCTTATATTTCTTCATCAACTCAGGTAATTCTTTATTCATCGTAACTGCTTCCATAGCAACATCATTGTCATATACGGTGGTGCCAAATTGTGTTCCACCATAAATCTTACCTGTTTTGGCTAACTTATCTCTGTAAGCAATATTATGACCTGGTTTTTTATATGCATTAGGATCAGCCGCAGAAAAATCTGTTTGATCTTTTCTAACATGTGGTAACAAATTAATTGCACCACCCAACATTGATTGTCTTTCTTTTTCAGAAGGACCTTTCAAATATTTGGGAGAAGGACCAGTTGATTTTTTGGTTATTGGATCATATGTACCTGTGACAGCTTCAAACTGTTGTGGTGCTTCCAAAACTTTTTTTATTGAGCCGGTACCGCCGCCAGCTTTTCGAGCACGGTTAAGAATCGAACCCATAACAGCAGCTTGTTCTTTTTGATTTGTTGTTGATTCTGCTGCTGTTGCACGAAGTAGTTGGTCCCATTCTTGGTCACTGATTTTACCACCAAAATATTCTTCAGCACTTTCTTTTGCGGACAATTCATCTTCTGAGAATATTTGTTTATCGAATGTATAATCACCACGAGAAGTATCAATGATTCCGGTAATATTTTTGATTATGTCTTTTACATCACTGGAAAAAGTTTGCAACGTACCTTTCATCTCGGATGCAAAAGCTTTTTCAACAGTAGACAAACCCACACCTGCAGCAAGACCAAGTAGAGCATACTTCAATAGGTTTGATTTCTTTTTCTTAGTTTGAGGTTTTTCTTTAGCTTTTTTACCTTTACCTTCAAAAGCATCAATTAAATCTTGTAGTTCGCCGTCACGTTCTTTATCAATATCTTTTCTTTTCTTGTTATATTCACGATATTTTTTTTGGTCTTCATCATGTTGTTGTTTTTGCAAATTCAACATCTTACCGAGAATATCAGCTTCAGAATCACCCTTTCTCAAATCTAGTACTGTATTGGGTGTTACAGTAGAAATTTCTGGGTCTTTATCCTTCTTCTTGGATTTTTTTGTTGATTTCTTTTGTTGTTCTGCCTTTGCTGGTTGCTGTGGTTTTGGTGTACCAGTTGAATTGGCAAGAATTTTAGAAATAATAGGCATCGTAACAAATGCCTGATAACCAGGTGAATTGGCCAACTCCATGGCCATCTTTTCTAGTTTTTCTTTAGATTGTTCTTTAGCGACTTCTTTTACTCGCTTCATTTGACTTCTGGTCAAGTCTACACCACCCTCGGACAATATTGTGGCGAGGTCTCCGTCTTTGAGTAGTACCTCAAAGATTTCTTTAGGAAGCATTTGTTGGGGCTCATGTTTGATCCCCAATTTTTTGGCTAATTCTTCTGCCGCCGGTGTAAGTTGATATTTTGTTGCCATTATCGTTTCTTATTCATTGAAGCTTGTTTTTGTTTTATCTTCTCATTTTCTTCTTCAATGTATTGTGCCAACATGGTAACGTAGATATCACGTTCCCAAGGCAACATATTTTCAAGTTCAGTAAGACTATACTTATGGTGTTGTATCAATGCAAAGTTAGTCTTATAATAATTTTTTAAGTTATCATAACGAAATATTACCCGAAAAAACTTTCAAGTCCCTCCATGTTGATTACATGTTCAAAGCCACATTTTGGACATTTTGTTTCAAGTTTCTTAGTCAATCTAGGAAGGTCATCAAAGAATTCTTCCAGTTTTCTGAATTGTTCTTGATTCAAAGATTCCAAAAATTGTGTCAGTTCTTCTTTAGCTGTTTCGTTTGCATAGTAATACTGTTGGCCATCAAAGATGTATTCAATACTATCGGTCATAATCTCAAATGCAATATCAACCGAATTGTCTTTGTCTTTCAACTTTTGAACAACTGAAAACTCAGGATACTTCATCTTCATACTGATAGTTGGTGTCAGTTGAACTAAGTTTTTCTTACCAATTTCACCTTCAACTTTAATATCCAACAAATTAAAAGATGTTTCTAACGTGCCATTACATTGAGTGCCATTCACTTCGTTGGTGCAAGTGTATTTGTTTTCAACAATTTCACCTACGGAACGAGCTCTCAACTGCAAGAAATAATATTCAACGTCAATTACAGGCAAAGATTCAATGTCAACATCTGGTGTCAAAGTACAATTAACCAAAACTTGTTTGATGTTTCGTTCAATCGTTTCAGAATCATTCGCTTCAATCGCCATCATCAAGTTCTTTTGTTCTTTCACCAAGAACGGTCTATAAGTCACTTTCTTTTGTGACAGAGGTAAAATCACATCATAGGTTGGCGTATCAATTTTTGGCAAAGCCATAGTATATCTCCTTCAATTCATTGAGTAACAGAGTTAATAATTTGTGTTTTAAGGTTGTTAATAGTGGTAGCAACAGAGTTCGATTGCCAGTTAGTGTATGCAAATACCACAACCAACTTGTGTGGGTTTTCGTTTGACCAGTCCAAATCCAGTTGGTTTACAGATATCGGAAACGCATCATTCAACGTTACAGAGTATGAAATTTGATTTGAAACGTCATACTGGTTGACCACAATCGTTGATATGTAATTAGCTGGGTAGTTGAAGTTATATGTGGTAGATGGGTTTATTGCTTCAAGCCAAGATTCAAAGAATGTCTTTTCTGACATGTCATCAGACACAATAAAAGACATTGTTGATTCGTTATACGTTGTTTGATAAGGAATCTTTCTAGATGGTGCAGAACCAAATCTTCTTTCGGTTGTAGCCAGTGTTCTACCAGGAATATCGGCAGTCTCGCATCTATAGTTAATCTGGCGGCTAGTTTTTACAAACGGCAAAAGGACTAGAGGTACATTAATCTGTACATCAAATCTAGATGCTCTTGCAACATCGGTATTAAAACTACCTAAAAAATCGTTAATCGTCCCCGCCATTATTCATTCCTTTTATTTGGTCTAATGACTCTTGCCAAACTTGTTGTGGTTTTGCACCTTTAAACTGGTACATTGGTAAAAATACTGCCGTTTCCCATTCATTTGGCTGTACGGTAAGTATCTTTGAGTTCAAATGACTATACAAATACTTCTTAACACAGGGTTTGAACTCACGGAAACGTCTGGTTGCAGCCAGGATATCATAAGTCACACGCATCTTCAGAATGTTGTCATCTTTCATGATCGCAAAGTCCATGAGTTTATCCATCAATACCACTCTATGTCGAATTGGTAAGTAATGTAGATTCAAACCCAAGAAACCATCAGGGTACTTTTCTAGTACCAAAACAAGTGGAAACTTGTCATAGTACGGTAAAGTATCTTTATGTTTCGGATCATAATAAAAGCAATACAGACCACCATTCGTAAAGTGATTTACTTGACGTTGTTTTTCTGCCTTCACTCCACGTGCAATTTGGCTTGGATTGCGAATTTCCGCAATCTTTTGTAAGAACCATTTGTATGATTCAGCCGATCTTGCCTGTATCTGTGAACCAGAGAACTGACTTGCTAATTGTGTTAATTTTGATGCCATCAACTATTTATCACAAGCCTAGGTGCTCTTCTGTGATGATTTGAAAGTCCCAGCCACGATCTAAACAGTATTCTTGTGCTGACTTCCATTTGGATTGATTGACGCCCCATGTCATAACTTCTTGAATGAATCTACGAGTTTTTCTTGTTGGTTGAGCTGGCGGTACTGTCTGATACTTGGGTTTAACTTCAATCATCACCGTCTTCATGCCCTTATTTGTTCTCATCTTTACGAGAAAGTCTGGAAAGTATCGGTGCCATTTACCATCAACTGGAGACTTATACGGCACAATTAATTCTTCAGATGCCCATGAAATTATGTCAGGATTACGGTCGAACCAATCCATACACCGAGCTTCCCAGCTTGAGCGATAGATGATGTTTGTAGGGTCTCCAACGTATTTCGTTGGATTTTTAGGGGTAAATCTTCCAGAATATGCCATAAATACTATGTATGTCACTTTTTCAAATTCCAAATGGCAGCAGTTAACATTTCTCCGTTAAATATTAACGGTATATCTCCTCAAAACCTATTAACAGACTTATTTTCACCGCTTCAAGGTCAAGATAAGAACTATATTTACCCATTGGATTTGGCCGCAAATCCAACTTTTTCGCACGCCGTTCAATTTACTATATTTGACTATACGACAAATTTAGCAGAAAGTGTTGGTACAGCTGGTTCTACAGCACAAACTCTGCTTCAACAAGGCGCAGCGGCTATTCAAAAATTAGCTACTCCTGGTGGCGCATCTGCAGCTGTTGATAACGTATTCTCTGCGGCCAAAAACATAACACCTTCACAGTTAGCAGGTTTGACTGGAAAAGTAATTCAAGATGTTGCACAGTTAGATACGGCTTCAAACTATCAAATACAAAAAGGTGCATCTCAAGCGACAGTATCTTTGTATATGCCAGATAGTTTACAAACAAGTTTCGATTCAAACTATACTGCTGTCAGTATGACAGAAACATTTGGTTTGGCTGGTTATTTGTCTAGTGCATATGCGGACAAAAATTTTATGAACAAATTAGCTTCAGGTGATATCGCTAACTTGTTTAATACTCCTGAAGCAAGATTCGCAGCTGCAAAAGCTTTGGGTATTGCATCTGGTAAAGTTGGTGGCAATGCAGATGCTGCACAAGCAATAGCACAACAAGCGTTGAAAGTAGTTCCAAACCCACAAATGCAATTGATTTATCAGGGTATCGGTCTAAGAGAATTTCAATTAGACTTTATCTTCACACCAATTTCAACGCAAGAAGCTCAAGCAGTACAGAACATCATCGACACTTTCAGTTATTATTCTTTACCCGATTATGATCCGAATACAAAACAATATTTGGTGCCTCCACAAATTTTTAACATCAAGTTTGCGTTTACTGGTAATCCAGGTATCTTGAGTTCAATCTCAAACGTGTTTACTAATACACTTTCCACATACCTTGGTTCTACCGCAGCTTCTGCGTTAGTGAACGGATCAGGTACAAACGCAATCAATGATGCCGTTGGTGCAAACGGAAATGCAAAAATATACAAGGTTGGTGACTGTGTGTTGAAGAATGTTGCAATTGATTATGCACCGAACGGTTGGGCAACTTACAACGATGGATTCCCAATTCAAACTAGAATGACCCTTCAGTTCCAAGAAATGGATATTGTCACAAAATCAAGATATTCTGAATGGACAGGATTCAAATCATGAGATATTTTAGTACATTACCACAAGTAACTATAGCTGATCCAAAAGGCAATCTAACTGTTGCAACAAATTTGATCGCAAGAAATTACCTACTTTCTTCTTTGCAAAATAACATTAACTTGATGTACAAGTACGATGTAAAAGATGGTGATACACCAGAAAATATTGCACACCGTTATTATGATAGTGTTGACAGATTTTGGATTGTGTTGTTTGCAAACAATATTTTTGATCCACAATGGCAATGGCCATTGACAAATAAACAGTTTCAAGATTATGTTTTGAACAAATATTCTGCTGCGGCTAACTCAACAACACCTTCTGTTGTCTTGGCTTACATGCAAAGCACACCACATCACTGGGAACAAGATACAATCACGTTCAATTCGCAAGACCAACAAAAACAGACAATTACAAATCAAATTACACAGAATACATATTTGAATTCTACAAATCAAAATGTAACTTTGCAACTTCCAAGTGGCGTTTCTGTAACCAAACAAACAAATTACAGACAAGTTAGCATTTACGATTATGAAGTTGCTCAGAATGAATCTAACCGAAGAATCAATATTATTAATAGTTTGTATATTAACCAAATTGAATCACAATTTCAGGATTTGATGCTAAAAAATGTCAAACATTAAGTTTTCAACCGACTATAACTTAGTAGATGTAGTTCTATACAGTGCAACAGGTAAAATATCCTTAAAACCACAACTGGTTGAATTGAACCTGTTTGAAGATTTGTTTGCCGGAACATTAACTGGCCAGTTGGTTATGTCTGATGGTGTTGGTATTATCAACGGTGCTTCTTTAAATGGTACAGAATATATAAAAATTACCTTAGACAAGCCTTCAACAGAAGGTGTTGAATTCTCAAGAACATTTAGAATATTTTCTATAACAAACCGTTCTTTCAGTAAGAACAATACGTTTGAAAATTACACAATCAACTTTTGTTCTGATGAGTTTCTTTTATCTGAACAATATAGAATCTGTAAGTCATACAAACAACAAAAAATTTCAGATATCGTAACAGATATATTGACAAATTTCTTGGGTGTTGGTAACTCAGATACCAAAGTGATTAGTGTAGAAGATACGACCTTTACTTACGATTTTATATTACCAAACAAAAAAATATTTGAGACTATCAATTGGCTTTCAACTTATGCAACGCCAAGCCAAAGTGGTTATAGTGGTACCGGAAATAATATGAACGGTGCTGATATGATTTTCTTTGAGAACAATGATGGCATATTCTTTGCATCATTAGGCACACTTTTCAAACAAACTCCTGTATTCAAATACACTTTTGCACCAAAAAACGTAGTTCCTGGTGATATCAACCAAGAATACTATAATATACTTAACTTTGAAGTATTGGAAAGCTTTGACACATTGAAAGCTTTGATGAACGGTACTTTTGCAAACCGTCTAATAACTATTGATCCTGTGTTAAGAAAGAAATATGTTACAGATTTTAGTTATGATGTGTTGGCTCAACAATACGATACGATGAATCCAGCACCTGTTACTAACAACTATAAGAACAGGTTTGGTCAAGCAATGTACGAATCGCCTGAATTAAATTTAAACGGAACAGAAGCTGGTGTATTGAGAATGGCACCATCAAATTACAATCAAATTAATCAGTCAAGTTATTTGAAACAGTTACCCGATACAGTTGCACCTGATATCAACGCAGAGAATTACATACCCAATCGTGTTGGTCAGTTGGCTTTATCACAATACCAGAGAGTTAGAATAACAGTTCCTGGTAATCCAGAAATATTTGTTGGTATGACGATTGATCTTGATGTTGCCGGTGTCGGTATCACAACAAAAGATAAACAAAGAACGTCAGATAATCAGTTGTCTGGTACATATCTTGTGAGTGCAGTCCGTCATGTGTTGAACAACACCACATATATATCAGTAGTAGAATTATGTAAGGGTAGTAACGCACAACCTCTTGCGGGTGTTAATGATTATGATCCAACATGGGTCGAGCTTGTTACAGGCAGTCAAACAGTAAGTAGTTAATATGGAAATCAATAATTTTTTCGGCAACAAAAACATGGTTTTTTGGGTTGGCACGATTGTCAACCGAGCTGATCCTTTGGCTATTGGTAGATGCCAAGTGAGAATCTTTGGTTATCATACAGACAATAAAATGCTTTTGCCTGATGAAGATTTGCCTTGGGCACTTGCGATGTATCCAGTTAATGCATCAAATACTTTTTCTAAACCTAGAATTGGTGAATGGGTAATGGGCTTCTTTATGGACGGTGAATCAGCACAGATGCCTATTATGATGGGTATTATCTCTGGTCTAGCAGAAGATCAAACTTTGCAAGGATAAGATATGACAGATACCGTAGAAGTTGTATTTCCAACACCACCACAATTAGAAATAATAAAACAAGCTATATTAAGCGCAATTACTTCTAATACAACAACACCTCCAGTTGTATCTTCTAAACCAGTAGAACCGGTTCATACGGAAGACAAACCACAACCAAAAGGTCCGTCAAGTGTTCCTGTTTTGGCTAGAGGTCTTGCGGCAAACTCAGATACTGCAATACATGCATCAAATAAAACCATAAGACATGCGTGTGATAGTAGTACATATGTTGGCATGGCAGTATTTCAAGCAGGTGCATTTGCAGGTCAAGTGGTTAACGCCATACGCACAGCAGTAAGAGCAATACTTAAAGCTCTTGGTTTATCTCCAAGTTCTACAGGTCTTGCAAACTATTTGGAAAAAATAGCACATGAAGTTGCAGACATTGCAAAACTTATTTCAAAAATTGCAAAAACCATACAACAAGTTATTGCATACATAAATGCATTGAAGTCTCTTTTGGCTTTGATTTTGAATTTACCCGCAGAACTTCTTGCATATTTTAAAGACTGTATCAATACAATAAAAAAACAACTCGTATCTGGTTATAAGAGTGCATTTGTATCTGACGGCACAACACCTTCTGATGCAGAAGTTGATAATCTTGGTAAAGCAATTTCTGATGTACAAACAAGTTTAACACAATTTAACACAGCTGTTAAATCTGCGGCAACAGCAAGTGCGGGATTAGCTTTTTCTTTAATAACACCAACACAAATAAATTCAGGTAATACACAAGCTCAAGCCGCAGCAACTCAAGCGGTCTTTGCCGCTGCAGGTTATTCTACATCATCAAACAGTTTTTCGAAACCTTAACATGGCACAAATACAAGAACCACCATCAGCCTATGCGGCACAGTATCCACATAATAATGTAACGCAAACAGAATCAGGCCACTTCCAAGAGTTTGACGATACTCCTGGTGCTGAACGTATACGTACACAACACCGTGCGGGAACTTTTGTTGAATGGCAACCTGATGGTACCGAAGTACATCGTATTGAGGGAAGTGGTTATAGAATTGTAGCCAAAGACGATAACGTTATCATTGAGGGTAAATGCAATATCAATATTGTTGGTAATGCAGAAGTAACCATTCAAGGTGATGCAATAACAAACATTCAAGGCAATCAAAGAACGGTAATTGAAAAAGACTGTGATGTAGTTGTTAAGGGAGACTACACACTTACAACATCTGGTGATATGTACTTTCAACCAGCAAGTGCATCATCTGCTATGTTTGTTCAGGCTGGTGACAGACTTGTTTTGAACACCGATTTAACTGTACACGGTAAATTTCTTGCCGATGATATTTCTTCTACTGGTGCAGTAACAGCAGGCACAGGTATTCACGCAGGTGTTCCTGGTTCTGTAAACCCTGTTGCAGGTATCTCAACACTAGGTGGTGTTAACGTTGGTATTCCTGGTCCAACAATTCCTGGAACAGTTACTGCCACAGTCTTAGTAACTGCACCGGCAATCATTGGTTCTACTGTTGTATTTGGTGGTGTTCTAATGGATCCGGAAGGTGGTGCACCATTGATTCGTTCTATTTACGATGCACACATTCACCCAACACCAAAAGGTCCAAGTGGTCCTCCAACAATTTTGATGCCCTAAGGAATAGATTATGTCACTAACAAGTAGATTAGGTTTAAACTTTGACACCACACGATTTGGTAACGCAAAGAACCTATCTTCAACTGCCGCAAATACACTCAACCTAATATCAAACAGTTCAGGTGGTGCAATACCTGGTTGGCAACAAAATGACTTGGCTCAAGGAAGTCCAGTCAGAAGCAATTACTTTCAAAATCCAACAACAAACTATTTGAATCAAATCTCAACCGCAGCCAACACACTAATGATGGTTGCAAATACGATTGGTGATTCAAATACATCAAGTGCAGTTGCAAACTTACTTATTGAAATTGCAAGCTTTCAATCACACACAGATAATATCTCTGGTGTTGCAACCGTAACAGACCAAACATATCCATCATTCCAATCTGCTCAGAACATGGGTCAGTTGAACATGATGACGTTATCAAAGTCTGATGGTGTAAACGATACGACGCCAATTCTTGGTTCTTACACCAGTTTGTTCATAAACGATCTATTAAGTTCAAACGCAAACACTATTTTATATTTTGCAAACGAATATGCAAATTCAATTACATCCGTAGCTAACAATATAAGCGGTGGTTACGATTACTCAACAAATATTGCAAACACAGAAGTTGCAAACATAGATAGTTATCTTGCAAATACAACAATTTTGTTGATGACCAGAAGAACTGGCGACTGGTCATACTATCAAAATTCTGTACAATTAGCCAAAGACGTTGGATTCTTATCACAGTTCAATAACTTGGGTGGTACTGCAACATATCTTGTTACCAATCTTGTTGGTACACAAAGATTGACTTCAAATATCGCAAGTACAATAGGAACGACTGTTGGAGCTACTGGAATCATGACACCAGGCACAAACAGTTCTGGTGGTACTGTTACAACTACTGGTCCAATTACTGTATTAGGAACAATCACAACAGGTACATGGCAAGGCAGTACAGTTGCAACGGGTTACGGTGGTACAGGCCTAACTTCATTTACTTTAAATGGTGCTGTGTATGCCACATCAGCAAACACACTAACAACAGGAACACTACCTGTTGCTTCAGGTGGTACGGGTACAAGATTGTCAACAGGTTCTGGTTCAGTTGTTTTGAACACAGCTCCGTTATTGACAAACGTAACGATGAACGGAAATACTGTTGTTATTAATATTTTTTCAACAATCATAACATCACAGTATTTGACTGCAAGTAATATTGTAGCAAGTAATATAACGGCATCTAACCTTGTTATTTTGAATGTAACTTCTGGCACTATAGTACCATCAAACACCTCAACTTACAACTTAGGTTCTGCATCAAATCGTTGGGCTAACATTTACACCAGTGACTTGCAATTAAGTAACGAAGCCAAAGGTCCAAATGATGTTGATGGAACAACAGGCAACTGGACTATACAAGAAGGTGAAAACGATTTGTTCATCATCAATAACAAGACAGGTAAGAAGTATAAGTTCTCGTTGGAGGAACTGTAATGTCTGTTATTGTTGGCAATGGAACCATAGATGCTGGAAGTAGTTATTTCAGAATTACAGATAACTCGGCCAACGTTATTTTTGAACAAGGCGTTTCAAGTAATAATATTGGTTATGCACTACAAAAGGGTATACCAGGTTTTGTAGCTGCGCCAGCAACTGATCCAGGCTCATGGGTCGGTTACAACGGTTGGACAAAAGTATCTTCTTATTTCAACAATACCGCATATAATAACGGAAATTGTTATGATACAACGGCCACTAGATTTAACGTGCCTATAAGTGGTCCTTATCTTTTTATCTATACCGCTTACGTTTATAGCAGTAGTTATTCGCATTTTTGTTTTGCGGTAAATGGCGACACAGGTGCAAGAAGGGGTGGAAACACTTTTTACAGAATCAGAGGTTATGGTATGTTGTCAAATTATGAACAAGATGCACAAATTGAAGAAGTGATTAATTGTGTGGCAGGAGATTACGTTGAACCCTATGGTTACGGCTCAGGAAGTAATTATTATCCGTGGGAAAGCGCTTTCATGGGCGTATATGTGGGGTAACTATGCCAATTGACGTAAACGGAACAAGTATATCTGGTGGAACATCAGTTACTGCAACAGACAGTAACGGAAACATCATATTCAATCAAAATTCAAACGGTCAAGTAACAAAGCCACAAAATAGTTCTGGTTCAACACTTATTCCTTTGTTTTCCGCCGGAATGAGTGGTTCTACTTGGAGCCAATATGTTAGTTCAGGTAGTTGGGGTAAAATACCATATAACTATGGTGGTGGATCAGGTTACTTGAATGTAAACGGTTGTTACGATTTAACCAATTCAAGATTTACTGCACCATGGACTGGATTCTATCTTTTCAAGTCACATTGTTACATTTACGGAAATGATGGTGGTGGTAGTTGGTATTGCCATCCAATGTATTGGGTAAACGGTTCGTCAAATTTAAGAAGAGCTGGTGGAACACTTTACAGAATTAGACAATATGGTTTGTATGCAAGTTATGGCCAAGATACGGATATTTCTGAGTTGATTTATTTGACTGCTGGTGATTATGTTGAAGTTTACTGGTATTCAAATGGAAATATGCAATCTTATGATCCTTACTGTTATTTTAGTGGTTGTTACATGGGGTACTAAATGCCAATAGATATCAACGGATCAGTAATACAAACCAGCAATGCTGCAATACAAATTATCACAAACTCAGTTTTGGGTTTGGATACGTCTTCGTTGGGTTTTATGATTCAACCAACAAGACCTTTCTTTGTTGCAATTGATAACTATGCAGGATGGCACGCTTATCCATCTAACGATTGGGTAACAATGATTTTTAACCAAAATCTATACGACAACACTAACAGTTACAACAACGTAAACGGTCGATTTACTGCACCTGTGACAGGAAGTTATCATTTTCAAGCTTCTACATATAGTTACAAAGGCTCGAGCGATCAATCCAGTTACGTACATCCAATCTTTAGGGTGAATGACAGTTATACGTTAAAACAAGCTAGTCAAACAACACCATACAGACTAAGATTGAGAACTTGGTATGCAGGTGGATATACCGGAGACACTCAAATTAACGAGATATTATATTTGAAAGCCGGTGATTATGTAAATCTACATCATTACTCTAGCCAACAAAACTATTGGTACGGAACACAATCTTTTTTTAGTGGTTTTTTTATAGGATAAAGAAAAATGGCAAATACAACAATTACAATGGAATTTACAGAATTAGATTGGAAATGCTTGCGTTACTTTGCAGCGAATCCTGACGAATGGGCAAAAAACTTTGTCCGAGCAAGAATTTATGCTGCAAAACAAGAAATCTATCAATCCGAAGTTAAACGAATGACTGCGGATCCTAGTATTAAAACAATTCCAGCAGATGTCGATACGGTTGTTGAACAAGCGCAGATTAGGTTTGCAGACGAACAACCTCAGTTACCTGATATGAGACCACCTGGAGGATAATTTCAAAATTCGAAATTTTTCGTCCGGGGCTCCAAAAATGCCGGACGCAATCCAAGAGTTCCGGTAGCGAATTTAATTCCGAGCATGATAAATACTAGATGGCAAACATTCAACACAACTATTCCGACCTAGACCTAAGATTCACACCCAATCCCGTGACCGGAGATGTATCTTTCAGTTACGATGACCAAGCTGTGATTAGGTCTATCAGAAATCTCATATCAACTAAGAGATATGAGAGACTATGGCAGCCACTAATTGATTGTGGAGTCGATTCATTATTGTTTGAACCTTTGACAACACTTACTGCATCACTTTTACAAGATGAAATTACTCGCGTCATAACCAACTTTGAACCTCGTGCAAAAGTTGCACAGGTAAATGTAACTGTAATTCCTGAGAGAAATGCATATTCTGTCAATATGGTTTTTTATATCAACAATAGTCTAACACCAACTGCCATAAACGTAATACTACAAAGGGCTAGATAATGGCATCTAATACGAACACTCAGCTTACCAGTCTCGATTTTGGTACAATAAAACAGAATTTTATCAATTACTTGCAAAGTCAAAGTCAATTTTCTGACTATAATTTTTCTGGTTCTGGTCTTTCTGTTCTTTTGGACGTACTTGCATACAACACACAATATAATGCGTTCTACTTGAACATGGTGGCCAATGAAATGTTCATGGACACTGCTTTGCAACGTTCATCTGTGGTTTCTCATGCAAAATTGTTGGGTTACACTCCAAAATCAGCAGTTGCACCAACAGCTTATGTGAATATTGTCACAAACACATCAAGTTCTTCAGTAACATTACCGGCTTTTACAAATTTCATGTCTGAGTCTGTGAATGGTGCAAACTATAACTTTGTAAGTATTAATCCAGTTACTGTTGCTGCAAATAATGGTCAAGCTGTATTCAATAGTGTTGAGTTGAAACAAGGTATTCCTGTAAATTACTCATTTAACGTAGACTCTACAACAAATCCAACATATACATTCCAGTTGCCAGATAATGATATTGATACCTCTACTTTGTTGGTACAAGTTCAACAATCAAGTTCAAATTCTTCTTATACAACTTACACCGGTTCAACAAACTATTTGACACTAGACGGCACATCGACTGTTTATTTCTTGCAAGAAAGTTTGAACGGAAACTATGAAATTTCTTTTGGTGACGGTGTTCTAGGTAAAAAATTGGCTGATGGTAATATTGTCAATGTGTTTTACTTGATTACACAAGGCACTTCTGGTGCAGGTGCAAACAATTTTGTTCTAACAGATTCTGTTTCTGGATTTGGAACAACAGTCATCTATGGTTCTGTGGCAGCAACAACTGGCGGTGAAAAAGAATCTATCAGTTCTATCAAATACACAGCACCTAAAGCCTATGCTGCACAGAATCGTGCGGTTACAAACGATGACTACATCACTTTGATTCAACAAAACAATGCAGGTTTTTCATTCGATGCAGTTAACGTTTGGGGTGGCCAAGAAAATGATCCGCCAGTTTATGGCCAAGTTTTTGTTTGTTTAAAACCTACCGGCACATACAAATTAACAGAAGTACAAAAACAATCCATCATTAAGAACGTTATTCAACCAATTTCAATGATGACTGTTAGCCCAAATATTGTTGATCCTGATTACAACTATATTCAGGTCAACTCAAACGTTCTATATGATCCAAAGAAAACAAACTATACTGCAAGTCAAATTTCACAAATCGTATCTGCTTCAATTCAACAATTTGCAACAAGAACATTGAATACTTTTAATAGTACATTTACTGCGGCTGATTTGATTTCTTCTATTCAAAATGCAGATGCTTCTATTGTTACTAACGATACAAAAATTAGAATTCAGAAAAAATTCTATCCTATATTCAATACACCAACAACATACTCATTCTCATTCAACACACCACTACAAAGAGGTATTTTGTTGAGTGGTGTTGGTAGTTCTCCTGCTATACAAATTCAAGACCCACAAGATGCAACACAAACTTTGGATGGTGTTTACGTTGAAGAAACACCAAGTAGTACCGCAGGTGTGTCTTCAATTCAGTTGTTGAATCCTGGTTATTCTTATACGCAGACACCAACAGTAACAATTCTTGGTGATGGCACAGGCGCTACAGCCGAAGCAACACTTGTTGCTGGAGTTATAACAGGAATTACAGTTACAAATCCTGGTGTAGGTTACACACAAGCTACTGTTGTTATCACAAACGCAACAGGCGACAATTTAGGTTATGGTGGTTCTGCTGTTGCGGTTCTAGAAGGACAGTATGGTACACTAAGAACATACTACTATAACTCAAACAATGTAAAAACAATATTAAATACCAATGCAGGTACAATCGACTATAACAACGGTATTGTTACACTAAAAAACTTTACACCCGTAAATGTTGATAGTGCTTTAGGTGAATTGACAATCTCTGCTGTACCAGCTTCAACAATTATCAATTCTTCATTGAATAAAATTTTGACTATCGATCCATTTGATTCAAATGCAATTCTAGTTAACGTAACAGCCAAGACATGATACCAAATAACAAAACGTCAATTTTAATTCCGTCACAGTTACCTGAATTCATTTCTGAAGATGTTAACTATGGTAATTTTGTTGCCTTTCTTAAGGCATATTACGAATGGATGGAAAATTCAGGAACCATCACCAATATTAATATTGTAAATGGTGGTCTAGGTTACTCAAATGTGTCGGTAAATATTGTTGGTGATGGTTCTGGTGCAACCGCACAGGCTTCACTATCAAGTAAAGGCATAATCAACGAAATTATCATAACTTCTTATGGTAGTGGTTACACTTATGCAAACGTTGTCATAAATGGTACATCTATTATTCCAGCAACAGCTACTGCGGTCATCAAAAATGGCCCAATCAATGATAGTAAACAACTTTTAAATTACATGGATGTGGATCAAACCACAAACCAGTTTTTAGATTATTTTATCAACGATTTCTTACCATACTTTCCTTCAGACGCTCTTTCAAGCAAACAAAAAGCTTTGAAGATTGCAAAACAGTTGTACAAATCTAAAGGTACTCCTGCTTCATATGAATTTTTGTTTAGAGTACTATACAATTCAAGTTTTGATTATTACAATACTGGTGACTTGGCACTTAAAGCTTCTGCGGGTAACTGGTATGTTCCAAAAAGCTTGGCTATTTTATCAACCGATGTAAGATTTTTACAGACAAAAAACTATCAAGTATTTGGTGAAACATCAAAGTCTTTTGCTACAATTGAAAATGCTGTATTAGGCACAGACAAAATAGAATTATTCATCTCAAATATTGAACGTCTGTTTCAATCTGGTGAATATGTTCGAATTGTTGATTCTAATGGTACAGATGTTATAATTGACGGATCAAATCTAAGATCGAGAATTATCGGTCAGATTAGTAGTATCAATGTCAATTCAAAGTATAAAGGATTGAATTATAAGAGTGGTAATCCAGTAATTATCTATGGTGGTTTAAGTAATCAAGTTGCAAATCCGGTTGGTGCAAGTGCTGTTGTTGGCGACACCACAGCGGGTGGTCTTTCACATATTTCACTATTAAGTGGTGGCCAAGGTTATAATTTAACTAGAACATCAGAACCTTCAACGCAACTTATTTTCATACCAAACGGTCCTACTGCTGGAGTTATTCAACCCACAGCTCAAGTGGTTGCAGTAGATACTGGTAATGGTTTTACAGTTAATAATATTCCGACAGATACGATTGGTTATAAACTACAAAAAACACTAAACGCAAATAATTTTTATTTTGCAAATGGTACAGTTATAACAATTGACTCAGCAAACTCTTTTGCTGTTGGTGAAACTGTATATCAAGGTAATATTTCTAACCCTACATTCTTCGGAACAGTAAACTACTATACCGCAAATACTAATATTATTAAAGTTAGTTCTGTTGGACCTTTCGTTAATTCTTCTATCAATGTTGGTGGATTACTAACAGGTGAAACTTCTGGTGCATCAGCAAACGCTTTGTCAATCTACACAGCAAATTTAAATTCAAGAATGGAAGATGTATTCAATACAACTTCATTCACTGGTTATCCAATATCGAGTGTATTCTTATCTTCTTCAGGAAGTAACATTACAGTTCTACCAACACTACAAGCACAATCACAATATGCAACGGATAATCCTGCAACATATGGTGTAATAAGTAACTTAGGTATTTTAGGTCCTGTTATCATTGCTAATGGCGGAACAGGTTACAGAGTTAACGATACTGTTGTTTTTAGTGGCGGTTCTGGTTATGGTGCAAATGCAACCGTTACACAAGTTGGAAGTAACGGTGCAATTACATCTATAACATATAACTCTGTTAATGGTTTACCAACCGGCGGTGTTGGTTATAATAACTCTCTGCCAGCTTTAACAGTTGTTTCTGCAAATAACTTGGCATCAAATGCGAGTCTGTATGTAAACGGAACTATGGGTACAGGTGCAACGTTTAATGAAATATCAAGTCAAATTGGTCAAATTCTGAATATCAATCTTTTAAATTACGGTGCAGACTATGTTACTGCGCCAAGTGTTTCTTTGAAAGTGCAAGATATTGCAGTTACCGGTATAACTTCTTCAACAATACCAAAACCATTTGATACTGTTTATCAAGGTGCATCACAAAATGCTTCCTCTTATGTAGCTACAGTATATCAAGTTACACAATTAGGACCAACAAACTCCAATCCATTAAACACAATCTATAGAGTGAGAGTGTTTAATTATTCTAATGATCCTAATCCTTCATTACCATTAGTAAGTTCAACAACAGGTTATAACTATACACCTATTGGTTATGCATACGATTCGACATGGAATAACCAAGGTTTCATAGACTACGGTGATGGCACTGCACAGGCAACCGCACAGTTCTTAAACGGTCTTGTGTTTGGTGCAGGACAATATCTGTCAAGTTCCGGTCAGTTAAGTTCATATGATGTGTTGCAAAGCCAAGATTACAACTCATACACTTATAAGATTACGACTGAAAAAGAAATTTCAAAATACCGTTCAATTCTTTTGAATTTGTTGCATCCATCCGGCACACAATTGCTAGGTAGATACAGCACAACAAAACTAAGTTTAGATAATTTTGTACAACAAAACGCATTGAAGAAAGCATATAACTTGTATCACTATACAGGTGCCGCAGCCTCAAACGTTTCTATGACAACATCTTTGTCACAAACTTGGTCTAATACTGTTGTGTTCAATAACTTACCAACAGGAACAAATATTGCAGGCTTTATCTTTGCAAATTCAAGTACGATTGCAATTCAAACTTCAAACGGACCAAACGTTGTTTCTCTGGTAACTTCAGTTGACTATGCAAACAATAAAGTATCAATACAAGACAAGACTTTCTTGACTTATGCAAATACATTCTATGTAAACTATACCGCAAATTCAAACACGGTTACAGTATTGTCTCCAACTGGTCTTTATAACTATGATGACCAGTACGGTTACAATTATTCTCCAGAAAGAAATGATTGGGCTGCACCTAGTTCAACCGTTATGCCATTAAACACGTTGTTGTTTGCTGGAGATACTGTTTACCTGGATCAAAACCACGCTGTGACCGTATCAACCATAGATTACACAAATGGAATAATCTATCTAAATACAACAGCAAACGTAAATATTTCAAACTCACCTATTACCATCGTAAGAAACTTTGTGGCTGGTGGTTCCGTTTCTAATGCAAACCAAGTTAAGATTTACGGACCTTCTGGACTACAATACTTCCCACAACTAACTGATGAGGCTGGTGACAACTTTATAACCGAAGACGGACAATTCATTCTACTAGGATAAAAAAATGAGTTCAATTAAGATTTCACAACTGCCACAATTACCATCGATTGCGGCAAACACATCAAACACTTTATTCCTGGGTGTAGATATTCCATCTGGGGTGACAGGTAAGTTTACTGCAACTACATTGGCTCAACAACTGTACTCAAACAATTCATTGACCGTTGGTAACAATCAGATTTTGTTCTCCAATACTGTATCTCAGTTCTCAGGATATGATCCAACATTCTTGCAAATTAACATGCAGAACTTCAATTCAAATGGTTCTGGTGATTTTATTGTGACGGGTGACAAAGGTACAAACTCAAATAACTACATTGACATGGGTTTGAATGGCTCTAACTTCCAAACAAACTATACAGTAGGATCAGCATTTTTACCTAACGATGGTTATCTTTACGTCAATGGACCAGGACAAAACTACGTTGGTAACTTGATTCTTGGTACAACAACATCAGGTACAAGAATCAATTTTGTTGTTGGTGGTGCAAACACAACCAATATTGTTGCATACATGGACGCAACAGGTATTCATTCACCAAGTATTGATGCAGAGATTGCTGCAAACACCACATACGTTCTTGCAACAGCTAACGCAGAAATTGGTGTAGTTAATTCTAACGTGGCTAACGTTTATGTTTATTCTCAATCTGCATATGGATTGGCAAACACATTAAACGGTACAGTTACAAACTTAACGGGTAACGTTAGTGTTCTACAAACAGCAGTTGCTGCAAATGCAAACTCACTTTCTTCTTTGACAGTATATACACAATCTGCATACGCATCACTTAATACTCTGTCTCTTGCATCTAATACCGCAAACTTAACTGGATTTATACAAGCAGCTTACAACACCGCTAACGGTGCATTAGCAAATACCTCAGGTACAATTTTTGGTGGTGACTTACAAATCACTGGTAACATTACACCTACAACAACAAACACATCTTATCTTGGTACACCATCTAACAGATTCCGTAGACTATACTTAACCGCTAACGCATTCCACATCTTAGATTATACAACTCAACTTGATACATCACTTACTGTTTCTGGTGGCACATTACAAGTTAACGGTGCATCTGCGTTTGCTTTGAGTAACGGTCTACAAATTAGTGCAAACGGACAGATTCTTGCTAACAACATCAACATTACAGGTAACTTGTCCGTAAATAACGTATTCTCCGTAAGTGTTCCAACACAAACACTATCAATGAACGGCAGCATCAGTATGTCCGGTTCGTTGTATATGAACAACAATACTTTCTTGGCAAATACTGCGGCTGTTAAGATTATTGGTTCAACAAACTTTGCATCTGAAACACCATCGAATGATGGTTATATGTTGCAAATTACAGGTAAAGATAACGTACCCGCCAGAGTTGTTATCGATTCTGCTTCTGTGACAGGTAATGCTTATAGTTTGCTTGCTGGTAGAGCTTCTAGGGGTTCTGCAAATACACCATCAGCTTCACAATCAGGTGATGTGTTGATGCGTATTTCTGGTAACGGTTATGGTACCACAAATTATGCACAATATGGTGTTGCAAGAATTGATTTTGTTGCAGCTGAAAACTTCTCAGACACCAACAAAGGTACAATCATCAATATTGGTCTAACACCTGTAGGTACAAATACAGTTGTTACCATGGCATCAATCACAAGTAACAACTTTACTGTAAATGCCAACTTAATTCCAACTTCAACCAACACAGTCAACCTAGGTTCTGCAACAAACCGTTGGGGTGATTTATGGCTTGCTGGTAATTCAATCAACATGTTGGATACTGTAACAGGCAATAACATTTTGATTACGATTGCAAACGGCCAGTTGTTGTTTGGTAACACACAAGCGTTCATTCAAGGCAACACAACAATCTATGCAAACGGTTCAATCGTTGCACCTAATGTAATTGTTACAGGTTCATTTACTGCAAACAGCGGTACAACATACTTTTCAAACACTTATCATACAGCCAACTCAACACTGACTTTCTTAAGTCTACCTTCAAACAACGGTATCTTGGCCATTGGTTCTGCAAACGTACTGTACGAAACTGCAAACATTACAGTCAACGATTCTACAGGAACGGTTACCGCAAAAGCAATTACACTTTCTGGTAACAACGTACCATATCAGTATTCTGGTACATGGTCACCATCCGTATTCTTTGCGGGTGGTTCTGGTACATACACAACCCAAGGCGGTTCATTCATTAAAATCGGTAACATGGTCACCGCAACATTTAACATCGTTGCAATTTCTGTGGGTACGGGTGCGGCCGCATTGAGTTTGTCTGGATTGCCTCCAGTAGCCAACGTTGCAAACACAGTATCAGGTTCAGTATTAGTTTCTGGTGTTGGTGGTTCTGTAAGTTCATCAGTGATTTCTCCACAAGGTTCAATTCAACCTGGTGCCACCTCTGTACCTATCTACACATCATACACAGTTTCTGGTTTCGGTGGTAGTGTAACGTATCGTCAAGTTACAGGCGCAGACTTAGGTGGTTCTTTCCAAATTTCTGGAACAATAACTTATATCTCAGCGTAATAAATAAATCATGTCAAACCAAACTTTACTTACCACATACGCAAAGTTGAATTCTGTTTTACAGACATACTACTCTTTGACAGCAACAATTCCTGCTTTGCAAACTCCAACCGTACCTGTTACAACTGTGTATGCGTTTTTGAGTCAGGCTTCTTCTTGGGCAAATACTACTCCTGTACCAACACAGGACATTTATTCAATCAAACAAGCTCAAAAGAATATGTTTGTTGCAAAGAAGATAAATTCTTCTGACGTTTCACTTGTTGCTCAACGTATTGATTGGGTTTCTGGTACAACATATGCACAGTATTCAGATACAGTAGATATGTTTGCAACTGATGTTGCTGGAAACTTGTTGAATAATTTTTATGTTAAGAACAGTTACGACCAAGTGTTCAAATGTCTATCTAATGCAGGTAATTCACCGTCAACAGTAGAACCTTTCTTCCAACCAGGTCAGTACAACACATTCAATATCTTTGAAGGAGCTGACGGATACAAATGGAAATTTATCTACACTATCGATATTGGTAGTAAGATTAAATTTATGGACTCAAACTGGATTCCAGTACCCATCGGATTTAATGTACCGAATTCATTACAAACGTCAGAAGGTTCTGGTGGTATTGAAGTTATTCAAATCACAAACGGTGGTTCCCAATTCTCAAACAGTAACGTAATCTCCGTTATAATTACAGGTGACGGTTCAGGTGCAGCTGCACAAGTAGTTTCTATAAACCCTTCAGGTAGTATTGTGGACATTCAGGTGACCAATCCTGGTTCAAATTACACGACAGCCAATGTATCTTTTTCTTCCGCATCAGGAACTGGTGCGACTGCTTTAGCACCTACCAGTCCAGCTGGTGGCCACGGATTCGATCCTGTTTCTGAATTGGGATGCCATAACGTTATGATTAGTTGCGAGTTTGACCAGAATGAACAACTGAATAACATCAATTATGTACCAACAAGTATCAACTACTACCAGATGGGACTAATTGTATCTCCAACTGACGCAAGTAACTATCCGACAAGTTCGAACGGAACAATTTTCAAAACTACAACAGACATATTAGTTTCTCAAGGTGCAGGAGCTTACCAGTTTGGTGAATATGTTTATCAATCAACTGACGGAACATTTGCAACAGCCTTAACTTCTGGTTGGTATGGCACAGTTTTAAACTTTGATAATGTAAATAACATAATTAACGTCATAAATACAACAGGATCATATACAGTCGGTTCACAAATTTACGGCCAAAGTTCCACCACCACAAGAACACTACTAACTGTGACAAAACCAAATTTCGATCAGTTCTCGGGTTATGTTATGTACATACAAAACCTAGACGGTGTAACCAGAAGTGCAGACGGAATAGAACAATTCAAAATTGTATTAGGCCATTAAAGGAATAAAATGTCAGAAAATTTTAACGCAAAACCATACTATGATGACTTTGACCCATCAAAGAATTTTCATCGTGTTCTTTTCAAACCAGGTTATGCCGTTCAAGCTCGTGAATTAACACAAGCACAAACCATTTTGCAAAATCAAATTTCAAATTTTGCAGATAACATTTTCACACAAAACACTCCTGTTTCTGGTGGTAAAGTCACAACAAACTTGACATGTTATTACCTTAAACTAATTAGTACTTACGGTACAGGTAAAGTTACAGCTGCAAGTTTTTTAAATGCTGACGGCACAGGTCGTTATATCACAGATGCTGCAACAGGTACAATCGTTGCAAAAGTTATTGCAGCCATTGAAGCCACTACAGGTGATCCTCCTACACTGATCGTTCAATACCTTTCTGGTATTCATTTCACAGATAACATCACAATCAAAACAAACGACACTGGAACAACAGAGTTTGCTACAACAGTTGGTGTGGCTGGCGGTACAACATGTACTGGTCTTTCTGCAACTGCTTCCATCTCTAGTGGTGTGTTCTACGTTGTCAACGGTTATTCTAAGACTGCTGTTGGTACAAACTATTCAATTGGTAACTTTGTTCAAGTTAACCCACAGACAATTGTTATAAGCAAATATTCAAATAATCCTTCACTTAGAATTGGCCTAACAATTGACGAAGAAATTATTGATTACACTTCAGATAGTTCTCTTTTGGATCCTGCAATTGGTGCTTCAAACTATCAAGCTCCAGGTGCAGACCGTTATCAAATTAATTTGAACTTAACATATCTTCCATTAACAATTGGTAACGATTCTAACTTTATTGAGTTGGTTCGTGTTATTAATGGCCAAGTTGTATCGCAAGTTGACGGTACAGTATATTCTACCATCGATGATTACTTCGCAAAACGTGATTATGAAACGAACGGCGACTATATTGTTGCACCTTTCACATTCACACCATCGGCCAACAGTATTAATTCAAACCAATACAATTTAAGTATTAGTCAAGGTACCGCATACGTACACGGTTACAGAATTGAAAATCAATCTCCCTTGACTTTGGTTAGTGATCGTGCAAGAACAACACAAACAGTAAACAATAATGATGTTGTTATGAATTACGGTTCTTATTACTATGTGGACGGCATGAAGAACTTCTTCAACGTGTCTAATATGCCACAGGTTAATTTACACTGCGTTCAAGCCAACAACATTGTAACAGGTTCAAGTAACGGTTACAACTCATCAGTTATTGGTACAGCTTTCATTCGTGATTTGATTTACGTAAGTGATAGTGGCGCACCAAACACCTTCGTGTATAAAGCATATGTTTCTGATATTAACTTAAACGCTTTTTCATCAAACGTTGCATTTGCTGTTGGTAATATCACAGTTACATTGTATGATCCATTGAACAAATTGTCTCTAATTGCAAACGCATATTACGGAATGACAATGACAATTACATCAGGTACAAGTGCTGGTGACGTTAGAAATATTATCTACTACAACGCAACATCATTTGAAGTTGATAAACCATTTACACAAACTCCAGATTCAACATCTGTAGTAACAATTACACCTTCAGTATCTTCAGTTGAATCTATTGTACTTCCTGGTGCAAACTATACTGTGGCCGCAAGTGTTAACATTAATCAACAGTACGGTAAATACGGACAGATTTTCTTAGGTAATGCTATTCTAGAAAATCCAGGTACACCAGAAATGATTTTCCAAATTGGTAATGCTTATGTTGCGAATACATCTGGTGCAACATATCAATCAGTAAAAACATTTAGTCCAGGTTCAACTGGTACTTCAGGTACATTTAACATCTTGGCAGGTTCTTCTTTGGCGTTTGTTGGTACAGCCAACCAAGCGCAAGCAGCATCTATCATCAAACAATACTACACAGTCATCGATGCTGGTACAGGAAACATCTTAGACTATACTGTTTCCGGTGCGTCTGTATCTCTAGACTCAACAAAACAAACACTAACATTTACTAATGCTGCATATGCAAACAAAACAGTTTATGTTATTGCAGCTGTAACAGTCACAAACGGTGACATTACACCTATTTTGAAATACAAAAACTTGGTGATTGGTTCAAACACAACTGTTACAACTTCACCAACAACAGTAAATGCAAACGCAGCTGTTGACTTGCAGATGGGACAAACAATTATTCAAAACGTAGCAACAGGCACAGGTAAAATTTCTCTGTATGTTGCTGACGTTAAGAACGTTGTGAAAATTTATGACACTGGTTCTCCTTCTATTCAACCAGTTACAGCCGGTCTATCTACATACACAGATGTGACCAGCCAATACATCTTTAACAACGGTCAAAAAGATAACTACTACGATCACGCAAGTATCCAAGTTCTTCCAGGTGGTAACCCTGCAGCAGGTAACTTGTTAGTCATCTACAACTACTACTCACACATTAACGGTACTACAAACTTGGGTACTGGTACTGCATCTGACGGTTACTTTGCAGTTGGTTCATATTTGAATTCATCTAACCCAGATCAATTACAAAATATTCCTACTTACTTGGCTTCAGATGGTATTACATACAAGTTGGCTGACTGTATCGACTTTAGACCATCTAGAGTTAACGCAAACGCAACACTAAGTTTTGAATTTGCGGGTTCTGGTGCATTGATGCCAACAGACTTGTCAACATTCATCAGCAATTATTCATACTACTTGGGTCGTAAAGACTTGTTGGTTCTAAGTAAAGACAAATCATTTCAAATTGTTGAAGGTACACCTTCACTTAATCCAATTTACCCAACACAACCAACAGGTTCATTGTTATTAACTAACTTGACACTCGATCCATATACATCATATGTTCCTGGTGAAGCACCAATTGGTAAACGTTCAAACTTGTCTGTAAATCCAGTATCACATAATCGCTGGGCTAAATCTGACATTTCAGACCTACAGACTCGTGTTAACAACTTAGAGTACTATGCTTCTTTGAGTGTTCTAGAACAAAATGCACAGTCATTACAAATTCCTGATGCAAACGGATTGAACCGTTTCAAAAACGGTATCTTGGTTGACGACTTCAGTTCATACGGAACAGCAGACACTTTCAATCCAGACTTTACTGCAAACTTGAACATAAGAAAAAAATCTTTGAGTCCAGTTACAGTTGTTGATAACTTCCAATTACAAAACCCAATCGTACATGCTTCGTTGGGTACACTATCAAACACAAACACATTTGCCGTTTCTAGTCTTGGTGGTACAGGTACAAACATTTTTACTCTACCATATACAACCGCAAACGTTGCAGTTCAACCTCTTGCAAGTAACACAGTAAGTTTGAACCCATTTGGTGTTTCTGTATATCAAGGTTCTGCAAGCTTGTTCCCACCAATGGACAATTGGGTTGATAACGCACAAGCACCTGCATTGTTGATTACCGATCCAAATATGCAAGTGTTCCAACAAGCCGCTGGTGTTAACTTAACAAACAACGGCGATTTTGCAACTATTCCCGGTACACAATACTCAACCACATCTTCAGTATCTGTATCTAACCACGGCGATCCTAACGTTAACAGTCCTTTTGGTTCTGTTGTAGGTTACACAGCAACAACTACAGCTACTTACGGTAGTCAATTACAGAATGTAAATACAACTGTTGGTATGAAGGCTGTGAATTCAACCTTGAATATTAACAATGGTTATTTGACAAACATTTCTATGTTGCCATACATTCGCCAACAACAAATTGGTTTCTATACACAAGGTTTGTTGGTGAATACGCCTGTGTCTGTATGGTTTGATAATCAAAACGTAGACCAATACATCACAATGCCAAATACTATTGAATTGACTGGTGTATCTGGTACATTCAATCAAGGTGACGTTGTTGGTTTCTATCAAGCCAATACATTCTACCCAACAGCTCGTGTAGAAGGTACATACGTATATCCATATTCAACGAACGTTCGTTTGTATGTTTCTGATGTACTTGGTGCACCTTTGTACACAACTACAAATACAGTACAAAACGGTATCTTTAACTCAAGTGGCATTTATATTGGTTCAACCGCATCTGGTTCTATCAACACAGGTATTTCTAGAATCAGTTCTCATGGGCAAGTTACTGGTGTTGGTGGTGGTTACACGATCAATGGTCAAACAGTACAAATTTATGCTGTTCAAGACCCATCAAACTGGTCAACATTTATGAACCAGTATGCTGTTTGGGGTGACTTGAATAGAACTGCTTCATACACAGGTTCGTTTACTGTGATACCAACAATTGCCGGCACATACAAATATACATATGCTAGTACTGGTGGTAGTACTGGTTCAGGCAATACAACAATTTACGCAAATAATACAACACTTGTTTCAACTACAACACCTAACTATACTGCACCGACAGCAGGTTCTTTTGCAATTACTTCCGCTCAATTAAAATCTCCTTTGACATTGAGCTGGTCGGTAACTGGTGGCAACGGAACTCCAGCAGGAACTGCCGGTTTGGCTCTCGTTGTTGTTGATCCTACAGGTAATACTGTGTTTACTTCAACACACCCACCTGCATTACCATACATCAACACATCTTCTGAGTTGTTGATGCCACAAGGTGGCGCATACTTTAGTGGTGTTACTGCACTTTCATTGGATCAAAAAGCAACCGGTAATACATCAACATATTATCAAGGTGCTAAGATTCAAATCACATCAACATATGTTTACTCATACACAACAAGTACTGCAACATATGTTCCACCACCTCCACCAAGTGGTGGTGGCGGCGGTAAGATCATCTGTAACAAACTTGCACAGATGGGTTACTTTGACCATGCAATGAACGAAGCTGACCAAAGATTTGGTGCTCAGTTGCGTGACAAAGATAATGATGCGTATCGTGGTTATATTCGTTGGGCACAAACAGTTGTTGACTTAATGGATGGGCAAGGTTCAGAAAAACTACGTAAAGTTATTTTGTTCTGGGAAAAAGATGCACAACGTAGAATAGAAATACAAAAGAATATCGTTTCTTATTATATGGATATGTTAGCACGTCCATGGGCAGAAGAAATGGCCTTCAGAATGAAAGCAAAAGGTTATACTGAATCTAATCCAGCAGGCAGAATGATTATGAATATTGGTTTGCCATTGTGCCGTAAGATTGGTAAGGTCCAACGTAACACCAAGTTGCCATTGGCGGCTAAGATTTTGACGATTTGGGGTACAGTAACTGTATTATTGGTAGGTGTTCTTGCAATCTCTGGTACAAACCTCGTTTTGAACAAGATTAAAAACTTGTTCAAAAGAGAACCAAAAACATCACAATAAATAGCTGATATCGAATAGGATTCTAAATGTCATATAATTATACAACAAGTCCAACACAAATCTTATCACAGACAATCACACAAACCGCAAACGTGGTTACGTATGATCCTGTGAATAAGATTGTTTTCTTAGATAAACCAGTTAACGTGTCTTTAGGATATAACTCGGTTGTTGGTCAAGTAACCTCACAATATAGCTTTATTGGTAACTCCGTAAACGTTAGCCAAGCTATACAGAATGGCGGATTACCTAAACTATCAACTGATGAATCCGGTAAATTTATTGGTATTTTCAATGTGCCACCTGGAAAATTTCAAACAGGCACAAGAATTTTCCGTGTAGATAATAGAACAGTTGCAACCGATCCAACAAGCGCAACATGTTATGCAGAAGCTTCATTTACAGCATCTGGTCTTTCTACTGCTTCTCAGAAATTAGATTTTGCTCCATCTGTAGATTCATCATCACAGACATTTACATCAGTTTCTGCAACACCAAGTCAGTTGATTAGTACAATTACGACATATACACCATATGATCCTATTGCACAAAGCTTTATTTTTGATAAGAAGAACTATCCCAACGGCGTATTCTTAAACTCAATCAAAATTTTCTTTGCTAAAAAACCATTGTCAGGAAACTTCCCTGTTAAACTCTCTATTGTTCCAACATTGAATGGTACTCCTTCAGGTTCGGCTCTTGCTTATTCAACAGTTACATTAAGTGGTGACCAGATTCTCACATCTTCTGCGCCTCACTTTTTGGATCCAACAACATACACCGAGTTTATGTTCCAAGCTCCTGTATATGTTCAACCTGGTGTGTTGTATGCGTTCTTGTTACAAGCAAATTCACCAGACTATCAAGTTTATTTTGCACAACAAAATCAATTGGCAGTTCCTTCAACAGCAAGGGCTCTACCTACAGATTCTTTACCGACAAAGACCACAAAAATTGGTAACGCACCATATGTTGGTGCTTTGTTTGAGTCACAAAACTCTATCACATGGACAGCCGATCAAACTAAAGACTTGATGTTTGTTATCGATCAATGTGTATTTGATACAACAAAACAACCACAGATTCAGTTCAATGTGTTGCAAGGTCTACCATTCAGAAAAATGGGTAGAAATGATATTATGCACACAATTAATCCTGCACTTGTCTCTAATATGTACGGAAACTTTGGTAGTATGACAGGTTTGGCTGCAAACAATGGTGCAACACAGATTTCAAAATCAATTCGTACTGATGCAATCAATTTAACAACCACAGACTTTGTGCCAACAGGCGCATCTATTGGTTACCAATACAGTGCAACACTTGCAAGTTCTGGTGCAGCTGACGGTCCATACAATGTAACACCTGGTAAACACGGTTCACCTACACCTGATAATATTTTCATGGGTGACGGCCAAGGTGAACGTCTATTGGTTTCAAATTCAAATACATCATTTACTATGACAGCAACCATGTTATCAAATGATGCGAATGTGTCTCCAATCATATCAGATGATGGTGTTTCTCTATACAACCTTCGTTATATGATTAATAACATGGGATTGAGTAACGCTGTTATTGCATTAGTCAACGGAGGTTCAGGTTACTTGAGTAACAGTAACGGTGTAATCACATCTGGTACAAGTAACGCATCTATTGTTGTTTCTGCACCTGACGATACAGTTAACGGTTCACAAGCTCAACTTGCTGCTAACGTTGTACTAGGCACAATTAATAGCGTATACGTTGTTAATCCTGGTGCAGGTTACTTGACCTCACCAACAGTTACTATCACCGGTGCAAATACTGTAACAGCAAACGTTACAGTAACAGGTGAAAGTTCTCCACACGGTGGCAACTCATGGTGTAGATACTTCACTAAGAAAGTTGTATTGGCTGCAGGACAAGATTCTGGTGACCTTCGTGTGTACTATACTGCATACAAACCAACAGGAACACAAGTATATGTGTACTACAAACTGTTGAGTTCTAACGACACACAAAAATTTGATGATGGTTCATGGCAGTTGATGACACAGGTATCTCCTGTGGCTTACTCGACAGACCGTAATAACTATATCGAATTTGAGTGTGCTCCAGGTAATTGGGCTGTAGGTGGCGGAACTGCTTACAACAAGATTTCATACACAAGCAACAACGGCAGTACATACAACACGTTTATCCAGTTTGCAATTAAAATTGTATTAGCTACAAGCGACAACACCGATCCTCCAATATTGACCGATATTCGTGCATTGGCGTTGCCACAAGGAACAGGTATCTAATATGTTAGTTAAGGTTAATAATACAAATTTTGTGAGAGATACAAACTCAATGGCATTATTGAACACAGATCAAAATGCTAGAAACGAGTATTATAATAAAGTTCGTCAGGCACAACTACAAAAACAAGAAATAAATACCGTTAAAGAAGAAGTGCAAAACATAAAGTCTGATGTAACTGAAATCAAACAGTTACTAAAGAAACTATTAGAAGGTTCAAATGGCTCAACCAACGTTTAATCCAGCTGCTCAATTTAGTTTATTGACAAACGCCAATACCTTTCAGGATTGGTTGACTACGACCAACTCTTTGGTACAACAAAACAACGACTTGGCAGCCAATAACTTTTACAAAAATACTGGTACTCTTTATCTAAATGATTCCACTCTGGCTTTGTCTACAAACAGTTCAGTTACATTGGGTGGTACAACAACTATTAATAGTGCAGTCGTTACAACACTTAGAACAACCGGTAACTTTATCGTAAGCGGAAATACATTATATCAATCAAACAACTTCTTATTGAATTCTAGTTCCGGAACCAACATAACTGGTTCTTTTGGCGTATACAGACCACAATCATCATCGAATTCTGCGATTAGATGGAATGAATCTGGACAATATTGGGATATTCTTGACGTAAATAACTCAATACCAGGAACACAGTATTCACAAATTTTGACAGCCAACTTGGTCAGCAGTTCTCTGTTGTCCACATCGACTACAACACTTGCAAGTTCAAATACTGTCAACGCATTATTCTCTCTAGTATCAACCACTTCTGCAAACGCATCAAACTCTTTTACTGGCACGACAGGTACTGCAAAGCCAATCAATGGTGCAGTAACTTTACTGAGCAATAACGGTATTAGTATTGTTGGTTCTGGCAATACAATCTACTTTAATACACAACAAGACCTAAGAAATACTGCAAGTCCTATTTTTGCATCAATTAGTTTAACATCACCTTTGTCTTTGAGTCAAGGTGGTACTGGTGCAAATACTGCGGCAGGGGCTTTAAATGCCATTCTTCCACAGTCTGGCCAAATCTCCGGTTACGCACTATCAACAAACGGTGCAGGCACATATTATTGGGGTCCAGGGGGTAGCGGAAATAATAGCAACGGCAATACAATCATAACACGCCGTACTTATTATACAGCAACTGGCGGTCAAACCATATTTACTGGAACCTCACCATACGTACAAAACTCGGGTCAATTGCGTGTTTATATTAACGGTGTAAGAAACTATGCAACAGAATATACCGAAACTTCTACAACATCATTCACATTGAATTCCGGTGCAACAGCCGGTGATACAATTATGGCGGAAGTTGATGCTTATACTTCGGCTATTTTTGCAAATACTATTCCTTATACTGTTAACCAACAAATCAGCACACAATATACCACAATACAATCCGCTATTGATGGTACACTTGTCTATGCCAATGCGGCATATACTTTGGCTAACACAACAGCCAACACGGTTACTACAACACTAGCGACAAATAGTAATGCACAATTTAAAACGCTTGGTATTGGTACAACCGGTGATTCTGCAAACACTGGTAGTATTCGTGCAACAGGTGATATTACAGCGTTCTATTCTGACGACAACCTAAAAAATAGATTGGGAACAATCGATAACGCACTTGATAAACTATGCAGTTTGACTGGTTTCTTCTACGAACCAAACGAAAAAGCTATTGAATTGGGTTATCCATTACAGAGACATGTTGGTGTTTCTGCACAAGACACACAAAAAGTTTTGCCGGAGATTGTTAAACCTGCACCTATCTCCGACCGTTATCTGACAGTTCAATATGATAAGTTTGCACCGTTGATTATTGAGGCGATTAAAGAGTTGAGAGCTGAAGTTGAAGAATTAAAAGGACAAATTAAATGACAACAAAAGTTACCGACTCATCATTGACCACCACAGGTGTCTCTGCTGGAACATATGGATCAGCATCAAATACACATTTAATTTCTGTTAACTCAGCAGGTAGAGTTACCTCAATTACAAACGTTGTAATTTCCATTGCAAATACACAAATTTCTGGTGTAGTTAATACCTCAGCTAACTTATTGACCGCCAATGGTTTTTCTATTTCCGAATCCGCTGGAAAACTTTACTTTAAATATGGTAATACTGCGTTAGCATCTCTAGATCAACGTGGTAATTTAGTTGTGGCAAATACGGTTACTACCGGAACACCATAATCTGACATAAAAACGAGATTATAAATACCATTATGGCAGCAACATACTTAGACCTTTTCATTGAGCAGGGAACAGATTACAACAACCAGATTGCGTTGGATGACACCAATGGTGCAGCCTACAATCTAGTTGGGTTCTCCGTATCTTCTGCCGCAAAGACTTCGTATTACACTGCAAATACGGCTTTCGTTTTTACTGCATCGATTCCCGATCCAGTTAATGGTATTATTCAATTGAGCGCCAACTCCGCAACAACAGCAAACGTTTCGGCTTCTAAAAAGTTGGTATATGATGTGATTGTTACAGACCCAAATGGTCTAAAAAGTCGTGTCTTGGAAGGACAAATTTATGTCACTCCAGGTGTAACTGGTATAACACTCACATCATAAAGTAGAACAATGTCAAACAATTACAATAATAGAAATGGTGTAAATAAGGCTAGAGTTAACAGTTCTACCGTTTTTACTGGTTCTACCGCTGTTAATCAAGTCGTTCAAGACATTTTTAATGTTGCGAATACATCTGCAAATACAGCGAACACTGCCTACAACTTTGCAAATAGTGTTTATGGAGCTGCAAACGCAGCCATGGCAAGCGCCAACTCGGCGGTTGCAAACTCCGTAACTGCATTAGTATACGCAAATGCGGCTTTCGCACAAGCAAACACAGACGCTACGAACATAGTTATTACCGGTAACTATGCAAATGCAGCCTTCACAGAGGCAAATTCTGCATCCGTATATGCTAATGCAGCATTCCAATACGCCAACGCAGCCGAATCTTATGCAAACTCCGCATTTATTGCGGCTAATGCAGCCTTTGTTGCAGCTAATTCAGATGCAACAGCAAGAATTGTTGTGGGTAATTATGCTAACGCAGCTTACCTACAGGCAAACGTTGCAACACAAGAAGCAGTCACATCTGGTGTATACGCTAACTCAGCTTATGCACAATCAAACGTTGCAACTCAAGAGGCGATTACATCTGGTGTATATGCAAACGCAGCATATACAACCGCAAACACGGCCGTACAAGAAGCAGTTACAGCTGGTGTATATGCAAACGCAGCCTTTGCATTAGCCAACTCTGCATTTGGTGGTGAAACTTCTGCTGGTTCATACGCAAACTCTGCATTTACCTTAGCAAACACCGATGCCAATAACATCGTAATTGTTGGTAACTACGCTAACGCTGCATATGCGTTTGCTAACACCATCAATACAACTTCTTACGCAATTAATGCGTTACAAAATACAAACATTACATCTGCGGCAACTTATGCTAACGCTGCATATTCTGCACAAAATACAACAGGTGTATATGCAAACAGTGCATACATTCAAGCCAATGCGGCATTTGGTGTATCTAATTCTGCAAGTTCTTATGCTAACGGTGCATTTGCAGCTGCGAATAATGCATACCAACTAGGTGGTGTGGTTGTTGGTGGTTATGCAAACTCTGCTTACCTACAAGCAAACGCAGCCTATAATGCACAAAACACTACAGGCATCTTTGCAAACGGTGCATATCAATTTGCTAACTCCGCTGGCGTATATGCTAACGGTGCGTTCACACAGGCTAACACAAAGGTAAGTAAGTCTGGTGATACCATGACTGGTACCTTGAATATTGCAACAGGTTCTGGCCTATCACTTAATACTTCTGGTCCTATCATCGTTGGTGGTGATATAACCATTACTGGTAACTTGAACCTATCAGGTTCTGCAAACCACTACTCTGCAAACTCGTTGTCCGTAACTGATCCGATGATCTATATGGCAACAAATAACTCAGGTGATGCAGTTGATATTGGTTTTATTGGTCACTTTGTAGGCACCGGCAACACAGGATTCTCACACTACCAACACACAGGTTTGGTTCGTGACGTTAATGACCGTAAATGGAAACTGTTTTCAAACGTTGTATCAGAACCAACAGCAACAGTTTTATTTGATGCAAACACCTCTTACGACACATTAAAAGTTGGTGTCATCGAAGCTGGTGCAGCAAACGTAAACAACTACGATTTATTCACATACATTGGTAACGCATATCAATCCGGTAACGTTGCTGGTGTGTATGCCAATGCGGCATTCCTTGCACAAAATACTACTGGTGTTTACGCAAACACTGGTCTACAGTATGCAAACTCTGCTGGTGTTTATGCTAACGCAGCCTTTAGTGAAGCAAACGTAATCTTTGCACTTGCAAACGTACACTCAAACAACATTACGATTGTTGGTAACTACGCTAACGCTGCGTTCACAGAAGCTAATTCAGGTTCTGTATATGCTAATGCCGCTTTTGCTTTTGCAAACACTATCAATACATCGTCATCTGCAATCAATGCAGTACAAAATACAAACATAGGTATCGTTGGTACATATGCAAACGGTGCGTACCAAGCTGCAAACTCAGCAGGTTCTTATGCAAACGCAGCTTTTGCTTTGGCAAATACTGCATTTACTGGTGAATCTAGTGCAGGTGTGTTTGCAAACGGTGCTTATCAATACGCAAACTCAGCTGCGGTTTACGCAAATGCGGCTTTCGCACAAGCAAATACCGATGCAAATAACATTGTAATCGTTGGCAACTATGCAAATGCGGCATTTACCGAAGCCAACTCCGCAGCAGTATATGCTAATGCGGCCTTTGCAATCGCTAACGCAGCTTTTGGTGGTGAAACTTCTGCTGGTGTTTACGCTAACGCAGCTTTCGCATTAGCCAATACTGATGCAAACAATATTGTTATCGTAGGAAACTATGCTAACGCAGCTTTTGCTTTGGCAAATAGTGCATTTGGTGGAGAAACCAGTGCAGGTATCTACGCTAACGCTGCATTTATTACTGCAAACTCAGCTGGTGTGTACGCAAACGGTGCATTGGCAGTTGCAAATAACTCATCCAACGTTGCAAACCTTGCGATTGTAACAAGTAATGCAGCGTTCATTGCATCAAATACTGCAAACAGTTTCATCAATAGTGGTGGTACAATCAAGGGTCCAGTGAACCTTGGTGCAGTTGGATTGCCTACAGCAAACGTAAGTTCAGTACAAACATGGGCAAACACAGTCAACCAAGCCAACAGAATTGATTCTTTCCTAACATCTGCATATAGAACCGCAGCATACGATGTTCAGTTGATTAATGGTTCTGGTTATCAAATGTCTAAGTTGATGTTGGTTCAACTTGAAACTGATGCGTTTGTAACAGAATTTGGTTCAATTTATTCTTACGCACCATCAGGTAATTTCTCTGCAAACGTTGTTTCTGGTACAGTGAACTTGAACTTCACTCCTACATATTCTAACACATATGTTATTCTGACCAGAACTGCTATGCCAAACACAGGTATCAGTTCAATAATTACTTTGGGCCAGTCTTACGATTTGAATTCTTCAACTCTAGGAACCATCGACCTGAATACAATTGTCAACCCACTTGTAGACTTGAACTTTTAATAAATAGAAGAATAAAAGGAAGAAAAAGATGGCAACAATCTTACAACACCGCAGAGGTAATACCGCACAAACGGCTACATTTACCGGTAACGCTGGTGAAATTTTCATTAATACAGATACCAACCAAGTGGTGGTTCAAGACGGCGTAACACAAGGTGGTTGGCCAATTCCAGTTTCATCAGGTTACACACCAGGTGGTTTGTTGATAGCTAACGCAGCAGGTGTATTGCAAAACACATCTCCTGTTCAATTGGTTTCTGCAAACAATACTCTTTTGGCCAACTCTAATTTAACAATTACCGGCAACTTGAGTGTTCTTGGTACAACAACTACAGTCAACCAAGAAATTATTAACACCACAGAAATTATTGCAGGTCAATTAACTGCTAACTCTGGTGCATCAAGTACAAGCACAACAACCGGTGCTCTATTAGTTACTGGTGGTGCAGGTGTAACAGGTAATTTAAACGCTGGCGGTACTGTATCATCAAACTCTGTAGCAGCAAATACTGTGGCTGTAACATCAGGTATTACAATCAACTCTGTACCGGTTTTAACTCAGACTCAGGCTATTTTGTATAGTCTAATCTTAGGATAAATAACCATATAAATAAGAATGTAATCCCTGCAACAACAAGGTTTATAAATAAAACATGAAACAATTAATTCAATTTACCCCCGTATTTACTCCTGGTAACGCAGGGTTGGGGACGTTAGATTTTACTGCTTATCCTGGTTTTACATTGAGTAAGCTGTACGCTGTTATTAACTTAACACAAAACAGTCCTCTTTATATTCCAGGTACACCACAGTATGGATTCGCAGGTTTCGCAAATAACGCATCTATCATTCAATTAAGTGCAAACACAAGTACGTTTGCAACTACTGATAAGTTAGAAGTGTTTTTCGAAACAACGCCAGGTCAATGGACACCAGACGGTTCCGGAAACATGGCGGCTGAGAGTGGCGGACAATTGCAAAAACTTCAAGAAACAGCTGACCAAATGTTAGTTGAACTTAAAGTACACACACAATTGTTGGCACAAGGTCTAACAATAAATATGACCGCTGACGATGTTCAATCATTCAGAGACGACATCAATAGATTAGAAAATCAACCTTCAACTTACTAAAACTAAGGAGTTTTTAAATGTTAATTCAAGGACAAGTTGGACCATCATCCGCTCAATCAATTCAACCAGGTACACCAATGGCAGTTCGTCAAGGTCAACTTGGTGATGTAGTTGTTTCCGAGTTGCATGGCCGCTATTACGAACAAGCTTACCGTAAAAACCTATTCTCCGGTGCTATCTCCGGTGCAACAGGTGTTACAGCAACTGCATTGGGTATTACCACTGCTACTGCTTACACTGGCTTGGTAATTTACAATCCACCATCATCACCAGTTAACTTGGTGTTGCAAAAAGTTGCGTATTCATTCCCAATCGCACCTTCAGCAGCTACTGTAGTTTCTCTTGGTACTGGTGTTTCTCAATTGTTGCCAGTTTCTACAACTGCTGTTACAGCACGTAACAACTATGTAACTGCTGCTGCACCAGTTGGTCAGTTGTACTCAACTGCTACATTCGGTATCACTACATCTAACCCTGTTTCAACAACACCTCAATACACATTGGGTTGGATTGGTACTATGGCTGCAACTGGTACAGGTCAATCTACTCAAGGTATCGTTGACTTGGAAGGTTCTATCATCGTTCCTCCAACAGGTTTCGCATGTATCTACTTGTCAACAGCCGCACAAACTTCAGGTTTCTTCGGTTCGTTCGCTTGGGAAGAAGTTCCAGTTTAATATTAATTTAAACTAAATAATGGCAGAGTTGGTGAAAACCTTCTCTGCCTTTTTTTTAATCTAACAAGAGGAAAATGAATCTTGTCTAATAAGAATTTTGTCGTTAGAAACGGCATTACCGTTGGTTCATGGAATTTGGTCAATGAACAAGGTAACGTAAACGCCAACACACTAACGCTTTCATCTGGCTTCCCTACTCTGAACGTAGGTACTCTTACAGCCAACACAATCACAGTTAGTTACTATGGCAACATCACTGCCAATACAGTAACAGCCAACTCCTTTGGCAACGTAACTGCAAACTCATATTCTTATGCGGATGGTACAGGTCCAGGTTTCAACTATTTGTTAGATGATATATCAGTATATTTCAACGGAACCGATACGACTTTTAACCTATCTTCATACGGTGTTGCTTTGACGCCAAACAATCCTTTGCAATTGGATATTAAAGTAGGTAATCTTCCTGTCTTTCCTCTGGTGAATACAACAGATTATTTCAATCTTGCTATGTTTGATGTTTCAATTCAAAAAGCACTCTTTACCGGCTATACAATTAGCGGTAGCACAATTACATTCTCTAGTCCACCTGCGGCTGGTATGAATTTCTACGGTGTAATGCGTACAAACAATGACAAATTGCCTGCGTTTACTACAAAGTATACACCATTCAGTCCACTAAATATGATGTTCAGTTATTAATATAAAGGAAAAACCATGGCACGTAGAGTCATTTTAGACACACAATATACGTTCTCTCCATCAACAAAGACAATCACGATTCCTAGAATCGTTCCAAAAGAACGTCTGATGTTGATTACCAACGTCACATCAAACAGAGTCATCTATAACTTTAGTGACCCTACTTTGACAGCAACAAGCTTGTCATACACACAAGCAACAAACAACACACCAGCATCTACTGTTATTGTGTTGAACTATAACACTGCATCGATGAACACAACTGACCAGTTGCAAATCACTATCGATGAAGCTTATGAAGTTATTCAACCAGACGAATCATTTACCGACCCAGTTGGTAAAATGCGTATGTCTACACCACAGTCATTGATCGATACTGACTTTGAATATGGTCTACAACCAACCAAGTGGGAAACACTATTGTTGGTGAATAACCGTCCTTCTTTCTACTACTTGGCAGCAAACAACTTTGCGGTTTCTAACGTTACTATTGCTACTGGTAGCCAGACAGTTACAGTTAACACATATCCTAACTTGCCTCCACCAACAGGTACACCAGTTCAAATTCAAGATACCTTGTTCTTTGGTGCAAACGGTCCATTTATTGTTGAAGCTAACAACACATCTTCTCCAAACTATACATTCCAGTATACTGCAAAATATCCATTCGTTGGTACTGCACCAAGCACAATTTACAACCCATCGTTGACTTTGGCTTTCACTGGTAACTTTTATTCTAACTCTGCGTTTAACCTGACTGCACAACCTACAATTTCAGGTAACACAATGACATTCTATACAACTGAGCCACACGGTTTGCAAGTTGGTGATGAAGTTGTTTTGGCTAACGCTACTGCATCAGGTACTAACTCACCTAACACAGCATTCCAAGTTGCTACAGTTGCTAACTCTAACGTGTTCTCTGTTATCATTACAGCTAACTCAGTTGGTATTGGTACCCTGACAAACAGTTCATTGTATATTCGTCCAGACGGTCAAGTTATTCACCGTGCATTTGACGGTGGTGTACAATTCGTTTCTGGTAACCAAGCGCACAACTTGCAAACAATTCGTCAAACTCGTAGATATTTCCGTTACCAATCTGGTAAAGGTATGCAAATGTCTACTGGTACAATCATGAAACCAGGTTTCTTTGTTGATGACGTATCTGCAAACGTTAACGGTGCTGGTGCAAACAACATTACTGTTACAACTAAATTCCCTCACTATGTAACTACAGGTTTGCCAATCACTGTTACTGGTGCTGACCAAGCTGCATACAACGGTACATTCCCTGTTGCATCTGTATTGAACCCTGTTCAGTTTACATATAACGCAAACTCTGTTCCACAACCAACAGCTACACAACCAGCATCTCCTGCTTCTAACGTTGTGAACATTACAGCTGCATCTTGGTATGGTTCAAGAAACCGTGTTGGTATGTTCGACTCACAAAACGGTGCGTTCTTTGAATTTGATGGTCAAACATTGTGGGCAGTTCGCCGTTATTCTACAACACAAATTTCTGGTGTGTTCACAGTAACCAACAACTCTGCTGTTGTTACAGGTAGTTCTATCAACGGTTTCACACAACCAAAAGTTTCTAAACAAGTGGCTCCAGGCGACTTCGTTGTTATCCGTGGTATGTCTTACCGTGTTATGGATATTCAATCAGACGCTGCGTTCACAATCTCTCCTCCATTCCGTGGCGTAACTCCAGGTGGTCCTGTTATTATCTCTAAAACAATCGACTCAAGAGTTCCACAATCTGCATGGAACATTGATAAGTTTGACGGCACAGGCCCAACAGGTTCAACATTGGACTTGACAAAAGACCAAATGTTCTATATCGACTATTCATGGTACGGTGCTGGTGCAATTCGTTATGGTATGAGAGCTACTGACGGTCGTATTCAATATGCACACAAAACATTGAACAACAACCAAAACTATTTGGCTTGGATGCGTTCTGGTAACTTGCCTGCACGTTACGAAACAAATACATTTGCTCCAGTTCTATTGTTGGCTAACAGCATCAGTTCTTCACAAACATCTATGGTTGTTGCAAACACATTGAACTCAACAGGTTCAAGTTTCCCACAACAAGGTACTTTGTTGATTGCTGACTGGGTTGGTGGTTTTGAATATGTTAACTACACATCATACACTTCTTCAAACAACTCATTCAATGGTTTGACTCGTGGTCTAGCTGGTGCAACATTAACTATGACCGCTGGCGGTACATTGTCTGCAAACGTATACACAACAGGTTCAGTTGCAACAGTTCAACCTGGTATGCAAGTATACAACCCAACAGGTCCTGGTTCAATTGCATTTGGTACATACGTATATGCGGTATATCCAAACGGCGCTGGTGCTGGTAACAACATCATTCAATTGACACAAACACCAACAGCATCGTTGACTGGTTCTCAATTGGCTTTCGCACCAATGGGTACAACTGCTACTGCACACAGTTTGACTTCTTCAAACACTGCAATTCCAGTTTACTTACACGCACCACAATTTGCACCAACAATTTCACATTGGGGTACTTCTATTGTGATGGACGGCGGTTTCCAATCTGACTTGTCATTGCAATTCGTTAACGGTGAAGCACAACAAACAGTTTACCCTGGTCAAACTGTGGCTCTACAATCAGTTCGTGTATCTCCATCAGTTGATTCTGGTTTGACTGGTACATTAGGTCAACGTGAAGTTATTAACCGTATGCAGTTAGTTCCACAAGCTGCTGAAGTAGTTGCGAACGGTAACTTCTTGATTACTGTTGTTCTAAACGGTCAATTGACTGCCAACGGTGGTACACTAGGTACATGGACTAAATTGGCAAACGGTACTTCATCACTTGCACAAGTTGCAGACCATGCAGGTAACGTTTCGATTTCTGGTGGCGAAACAATTTACGGTTTCTATGCAGTTAACTCTGCTGGTGCTAACAACTTCTCTGTTATCACTGCTGACTTGACAAAAATCCGTGATATTGGTAACTCTATCTTGGGTGGCGGTATTTCTGCTAACTCTAACGTTAGCTTCTACCCAGATGGTCCAGACGTTTTGACAATCGTTGCACAGAACCAAGGTGCTGCACCTGCTAACGTTGCATCACGTATCTCTTGGACAGAGGCGCAAGCATAATGTTGAACAAGATATTTCTTGAACAGGATGGGTTGGTTGTCGGTGGCAACCAACTTACCACTCAAGGTGGTAGTGTCAGCGTAGGTAACAATATCTACGTTGGTGCTAATACTGTTACCAGTAACTTGACGGTTACTGGTACGTTCAACTATCCAAAAGCTAATACTTCGTTGCCGGCTTTTAGTGCGTTTGGAAATGCTTTAGTGTCTGCACCTAACACCACCAACACACAAATCGCATACAATCAAGTTGAATTTGATACCAACAGTTGTTTTAACCCAACAAACCAATGGTTGTATGTCAACGGCATATACACACCACCTTGGTCTTTTGCTCCAAATATTCCTGGTTATTATCAAATTAATGCAACTATTTTTGGAACACAAAGTGGTACTTCTAACGCTTTTATACAGGCCGTTTTGTATAAACAAAACGCAAGTTACAAATATGCAATAACACCTTTTGGTGGTGCCGGTATAACAGTAACAGTAAGTACAGTTGTTTTTATGAATGGTATATCTGATTATTTGTCTGTTTATGGTTATCAAAACACTGGCGGTGCATTGAATATTGGTTCTAGTACAATCCAACAAAGCTTTAATGGATGCTTCTTAAGACCGGCATAATCTGGTATGCCCGAATAAATAGATAGAAGGGGATACAAGATGGCCACAATAACAACAAGAGAAGAATTCAAAACATATTGCCTACGTAGATTAGGATTCCCTACAATTCAAATCAACGTAGATGATGACCAAATTGAAGATCGTATTGACGATGCAATCCAGTACTGGCAAGATTATCACTTTGATGGTACTCAGAAGGTTTACTGGATTCATAACATCACACAAACTGATATTGACAACAAATACCTAGACGCTACACAGGCGGTGGATAGTTCCAACAACTCTTTGTATATTCTAGGTGTTTCTAGAATTTTTCCACTCTCAGACTCACAAGCCTCAGTCAATATGTTTGACTTGAGATATCAACTACGTCTGAACGAATTGTATGACTTTACATCCGCATCATACATTAACTACACACTAACACAACAACACTTACGTTCACTGGAACTTATGTTCACGGGTGAAGTTCCTATTCGTTTCAATCGTTTGCAACAAAGATTGTACATCGATTGGGCTTGGGGTATGGAAGTTCTTCCTGGTCAGGTTGCAATCTCTGAATGTTATGCAGCTATTAACCCAGACACATACAATTATGTTTGGAACGACCGTTGGTTGAAAGAATATACAACAGCTTTGATTAAGAGAACATGGGGTAATAACCTTAAAAAGTTCCAAGGTATTCAGTTACCTGGTGGTGTTGTTCTTGATGGTGCAACCATTTACAAAGAAGCCGCAGAAGAAATTGAACGTCTAGAAAAAGAAATGGAAATGAACTACGGTGCGCCGCTAGAATGGTTCATGAACTAAGATGGCAACTAATCATTATTTTAACCTGTATAACAATAAAGCCGAACAAAATCTTGTAGAAGATTTGATGGTCGAAGCTATTCAACAATATGGCTTCGATGGTTATTATTTGTATAATGATAACGACCAAGCACGTGATCTATTGTACGGTGATGATCCGTTGAAAAGATTTACATCAGCTTATGCAGTTGAATTGTATCTTTCCAATGCAACAGGTTTTGATGGTGAACAAGAATTTTTTTCTAAATTTGGTCTAGAGATTCGTAACTCGTTGTCAGTTATGTTGGCTAAGAGAACCTTTTCTCTACGCATACCGCAAAACCTGTTACAGCGTCCTCGTGAAGGTGATTTGATTTATATTCCTTTTACTGGTTCTTCTGGTAAAGGTGAACTGTACGAAATCAAATTTGTTCAAGGTAACAAAGACATGTTTATGTTGGGTAGAAAGAACCCATACTTCTACGAATTGCACCTAGAACTATTCAAATATTCACAAGAATTTGTGGATACAGGTGTGGAAAGTATCGACAACGTGGCACAATCATCTTATAACATCGTATTGCAATTGGATCCAAACAGAGCCAATGGCGATTTTGTCAATCGTGAAGTTGTATATCAAAGTGCAGATGCAACATATGCAAATGCCACATCAACTGGCATCGTTACAATCTGGGATTACCCTTCTTCTTCATTGACAATCACAAATGTTGTAGGACAATTTACATCAGGTAACGTATATGGCCAGACAAGTGGTGCTTCTTGGAGTTTGTTATCATTTGATCCAACAAATATCGCAGACAACTATATGCCATACGATAACAAGTATATCGAAGATTCTGCAAACAATGTTGTTGACATTTCAGAAATTAATCCATTTGGAAACATAGGTAACATATAATGTCAATGACTCCAGATTACACCTCAACCAACCAGTTTACAAGTTCAATCAGAGCTATAACTCTTGGCTTTGGTAATTTGTTTAACAGAATTCAAATCACTCGTTACAACGATGATGGTACAGAGAACATGAGATTCTTGGTGCCTATTCAGTATGCAAACAAAGAAAAATATCTATCACGTTTGCAGGGTGATCCTAATCTAGACCGTAGTGTACAAAATACATTACCAGCTATGTCATTTGAAATGACTGGATTGGAATATGATGCGTCAAGAAAACAATTAACAAATCAAAGAAATTTTACTAACACCGGTTCAGGTGTTAAATCATATTACAATCCAGTTCCCTACAATTTTGATTTTCAACTTTACATTTACACAAGAAATGAAGAAGACGGTGTTCAGGTTATTGAACGTATTCTTCCGTTCTTTACACCAGACTACACAATCAAAGTGAATGTTCTTCCTGATGTAGGAATTGTAAGAGAAATTCCTATCGTATTGACAGGAACAAACTACGAAACTGGTTATGAAGGTGACTTCAAATCAGAAACAAGAACAATCATTTGGACTTTAAATTTTACCGTCAAAGGTTATTTGTTTGTGGCTCCTTCTGGTCCAGCAAACTTGATTACAACATCAATCACAAATATTATTCAAAACACATCACAGAACGATACAGTAGTGTTTAACATGACAACTCCTGGTACTGGAGTGTATCAAATTGGTGAATTGGTATATCAAGGATATTCTGTTGGTACGGCCGTTGCAACAGGCATAGTTCAAAGCTTTGCAAACGGCAGTTTGTATTTAACAAACTTAACAGGAAATTTTGTCACTGGCAGTCCAATTGTTGGAAATAACAGTGCGGCTAGTTATGAGTTTTCTTCATATAGTATATTGGGTCCAGTACCTACCACACTATCTACTGTTGGAGTTATTCCTAATCCAAATACTGCTGCTGCAAATAGTCTATATACATTTACCACTTTTATACAAGAAGGTAATGGTGCACCTGTGGTTGTCACAGGCAATTCAAACAACCAAATTGTATTTGCACCGGCTGGACCTCCACCGTTTATATTTAACGAATACGATTTAATGCAATGACAAAACAATTACAGTTTAGAAGATATGCAAACACGGCTCTAGCAAACCTAACAGGTTTGGAAGGTGAGCTGATGGTTGATTTAACAAACAAAACGTTAACTGTACATGATGGTATAACATCAGGTGGTTCACGTTTGGCTACAGAATCGTTTGTTCAAGGATTAACTTCGACAAGTTCATATGGTAATTCGAATGTAGCTGGATATCTTCCTGTGTATGGTGGCGTTATAAATGTAAGTACCATTCTTGTTGGTGGTAATACAACTGATACACCTAGAGTAACTTTTGCAAAAAATCAAGCAATAACAGGGGACGTTTACGATCCCAATCTTTCAAATGTTAGTCTTATCACAGTCAGCGCAAATTCTTTGAATGACATTAATGGTTTCGAAGCACAAGAAGGTCCTTACGCTCAAGTACAAATTTATACCGATGGTAATATTTACTTTTATACAGCTACAAGTGGTAGTGCGCCATACTGGACAATGAACAAATATGGTGAATTTGTTTTACCAAATTCTTCAAAAATAACAGACGTACCTGACGGCGCATACGCTAATGGTCTAATCATTACTGTTAATAGTAACCAAACAAAATTTGATACCGGTGGTAGAACACATTTTCCAAATGATTTAGTTATCAATTATGGTGGTATCACATTCCCTGATACAACATATCAATATTCCGCATTTACCGGTTATGCGACAGATAATACCGCAAGAACATTATCACAGTCTGCATATAATCAAGCCAATGCCGCTTTCACACAAGCAAACAACTCTGGATCAGGAATAGCCAATGCGGCCTTTATACAAGCCAATGCGGCTTTTGCACAAGCAAACATATCAGTTGGTGTAGATTCAACACAAAATACCAATATTCAACTTGCATGGAATACCGCTAATGCGGCTTTTGCACAAGCAAATACGGATGCATTGTTGAGTTATGCAAACATAATATTTACTCAAGCAAATGCGGCTTTTGTGGAAGCAAACATTGCAGCCACAATTATACCACAAAACGCACAATCAGCAAACTATGTATTAGCAAATACGGATGCAGGTAAACACCTATATTATACCAATGGTTCTGTGGTAAACTTATATCTTCCTTGGACTTCTAATACCACTTTTGCAAATGGTACAACAATTACAATCATTTCACACACCTCATCAAACGTCTCAATAACACCAAATACTGGTGTGTCGATGTATCTTGCAGGCAATACAACAAGTGCATCACGAAATGTTACAACATATGGTATGGCAACATTGATTATGACAGCTGCAAATACCTGGTACATCAACGGAACTGGAGTTGTCTAATGTTGTCTGCAATGATGGTGATGAATAATAATTTGATTTCTTTAAGTACAAGTACATTAGTTACAGGAAACGTAGTATATTTACTTGATATGGCAAATTATGTATCAGGCAATACTTGGCCAGATACAAGCGGTAACGCAAGAAACTTTACATTCTATACAGGTAATGGCACAACTGTTCCATGGACTACGACTGCTAACGTAGTCAATTTAGGAACTAGCACAGCATATTTTCATGCAAACAATCAAAATTGGGCTAAAGCACCTAGTGCATTTATGAACGCTAGTGTGAGTTATACTAAAGGTGCCGTGATTCGAGGTAAGGGTACAACAGGTGCACCAATGGGTGCAGGATACTTACAGTGTTCCGCTGAGGCAAGAGATACTACTTGGTTTAACAACGGCCAAAATATTTTCTGTGCAGGTAATCACACATCTTCGGCCTACACCGATGTGTCACAAACCACCGGAACAGAAAGTGCTAATACTTGGTATTATGTTAGTGTGACATTTAATCCATCAAGTGGTTGGACATTATATGTAAACGGAAGTCCTGTTGGTAATAGTGCAACAACTGCGGTGGGACCATCAGCAACTACTCCGGTTATCGGTGCAACACAAACTATTCCAGGTTTCAACGGTGATATTGCAGCTGCACATGCATACAGTAGAGCTTTGTCTGCGGCTGAACATGCACAAAACGCCACATATTGGTTAACTAGATATAACGGATCAACGCCTACATAATACTATGAATACATTCGACAAAAATATGGAACAACTTTTTGATGTATCTGCAACACCAGTAGTTCAAAAAGCAGAAAGACTACCTGTAATACCGGTAGATGACGAGCCTGACCTAAAACAGGACTTGACAGATGCATATGAACAAACTAAATCTAACTTACAAGATTTGATTGACCAAGGTAAAGATGCTATGGAAGAAATCTTACAGATTGCCAAAGCAGGTCAACACCCAAGAGCATTTGAAGTATACGGAACACTATTGAAAAACGTGGTTGATGCAAACAAAGAATTACTAGCCGTGCAAAAACAAATGCGTGAAATGGATGGCAAGAAAAAAGAAGTCAACAATACGAATATTGATAAAGCGGTATTCATTGGCTCAACCGATGAACTTGCAAAGATGTTGAAGAATGAGTCTAAAAACTAATTATCGTGATAACCCTAAGCTCAAAAGAGCCGGGGTACCTATACAGTATTCTAAAGAACAAGTTGATGAGTACATAAGATGTGCTCGTGATCCTGTATACTTTGCTAGATATATCACCATTATCTCTTTGGATCAGGGTTACGTACCTTTTGAGATGTATGATTTTCAAGAGGACATGATTAATACATTTAAAGATAACCGTTTTGTTATCGTTAAGTGTCCTCGTCAGGTTGGTAAAACCACCACAGCTGTTGCATATCTCCTTTGGACTATTCTATTCAAAGATGCACAGAAGGTTGCTATTCTGGCTAACAAAGGTAAAACTTCACAAGATATTCTTGGTAAACTTCAGTTGGCATACGAAAACTTGCCTATCTGGTTGCAACAAGGTGTCATTGAATGGAACAAACGTTCTGTTGAATTAGAAAACGGTTCAATCATTATTGCAGACTCAACATCAAGTTCTGCGGCTCGTTCTGGTGCATACAACATTGTGTTCTTGGACGAATTTGCTTTCGTTCCTTCTAACATCGCATACGACTTTATCACTTCAGTTTATCCGGTTATTACATCTGGTACACAAACCAAGATTTTGATTGTGTCTACACCGAACGGTATGAACCTGTTCTATAAGATGTGGATGGATGCGGTTGAGAAACGTAGTAACTATGTGCCGTTTGAGATTCACTGGTCACAAGTTCCTGGTCGTGATGAGGCTTGGAAAGAAGAAACAATCCGAAATACATCTGAACGTCAGTTTGAACAAGAGTTTAACACCACGTTCTTAGGTTCTACAAACACCTTGATTTCTGGTATGAAACTGCAACAGATTTCATATAAGAATCCTATTGCAGAACATGATCTACTCAGAATCTACGAACAACCAATCAAAGAAGACGGTGAAACACAAGTCAAAGACCACCTGTATGCAATCACAGTTGACGTTTCTGAAGGAAAAGGACTGGACTGTTCAGCCTTCTCTGTCTTTGATATTTCTACTCTACCATACAAACAGGTTGCATCCTATAAGTCATCATCTGTTTCTCCAATTCTATTCCCAACCATAATTTACAATGCGGCTAAATACTACAACGATGCATATGTATTGGTTGAAATCAATAACACACCACAGATTGCAGATACTCTACACGCAGAACTAGAGTACGAAAATCTATGGAAAGTTTTCACAGGTAATAAAAAGCCGCAGCAACTATCTGCTGGCTTTGCAAGAGGTATTCAGTTAGGCGTCAAAATGTCACCGCAGGTGAAACGCATTGGATGTTCTAACTTGAAAACATTGGTTGAAGGTGACAAACTCATCATTAATGACTTTGATACTTATTCAGAGTTGACAACATTTGTAGCCAAAAAGAACTCTTTTGCTGCTGAAGAAGAAGCAACTGATGACTTGGCTATGTGTTTGGTTATGTTTGCTTGGGTAACTACCCAAAAATATTTTAAAGAAATCGTAAACCATGATCTGAGAAAACAGGTCCAATTGGAAAGTATCAACCAAGTTGATGAAATTACTCCCCCAGCACCGGTTGTGGACAACGGAATGGATCATCCTTTCGAAGTTATGGGTGGTGATGTATGGGAAAAAGCTGATTCCAACGCACCTTATGCAGAGTGGTTCAAAGAAATGATGAGATAATTCTAAATCCATCGTTTGATAAATAGTTTTATGGTATTTGCTACCTAAAAACATAATAATCAAGGAGAAAAAAATGGCATTTCAACTCTCTCCAGGAGTAAATGTAACTGAAGTTGACTTAACAACGATTGTTCCTTCAGTTTCAACTACTGCTGGTGCCTTTGCGACATACACACCTTGGGGCCCAGCGCAAAAAATCATCACCGTAACAGACGAAAACTACTTAGTAAACAACTTTGCACCACAAGGTCCTGACGCAAACTCTGCAACAGGCTTCTTTACTGCAACAAGTTTCTTGTCTTATGGTAATAATTTGCAATTTGTACGTTCTGTTGGTGCAAACGCACACAACGCATCTGCAAACTCCCAAGCTGTAGTAACAAACAGTAACAAAGATACTTTCCAAGCAAACAACTATATTGCAAACGGCAACTCCAACTTGTTTGGTGCTTTCATTGCAAAATATCCAGGTGCTTTGGGTAACTCATTGCAAGTTGATACATTCGACTCAGCTAACTCACAATTGTTCTCAATTTCAACATTCACTTCCGGTGGCGTAACTCGCAACTGGAGTTCTATCGTTAACTCTGTTCCAGGCACTTCTACATACGTAGCAAACGCTGGCGGTGCAAACGATGAGTTCCACATTGTAGTTACAGACGCTGGTGGTTTGTTCACTGGTACAAAAGGTACTGTGTTGGAAACTTTTTCATGGGTGTCTAAAGCTGTCGATGCAGAAATTAACAACAACACAAACTATTGGAAACAAGTATTGTTTAACCAATCACAATACGTTTTTGGTGTTGATGCAGTAGACTATGCAGATTGCGCTTCAACATGGGGCAAAATTGCTGCTAACACAACATTTGCAAGAACTGCAACAGCTAACACTTCTACACCACTTTCTGGTGGTACTGACGATGTTGGTTCAGATTCTAACCTACAAACATCATATTCTCTATTCGCAAATAAAGAATCAATTGATATTTCGTTGGTTTTGACTGGTGCAGCTGACACACAATTACAACAATACATTATTGACAACCTAGTTTCAACTCGTCTAGATTGCGTGGCGTTCATTTCTCCACCACAATCTTCTGTTGTTAACCAATCTGGTTCAGAAGCAGCTAACATCACAACATGGTTGGGTAGTTTGGCACGTTCTTCTACATACGTTGTTGCCGACTCTGGTTGGAAATATATGTACGACAAGTACAATCAAACATACCGTTGGATTCCATTGAACGGTGACGTTGCAGGTCTATGTGTATACACAGACTCAGTACGTGACCCATGGTACTCTCCAGCAGGTTTCAACCGTGGTGCAGTTAAGAACGTTGTTCGTTTGGCATGGAACCCATCCAAAACATATCGTGACCAATTGTATGCACAAGGCGTTAACCCAGTTGTTTCTTTCCCTGGCCAGGGTACCATACTATTCGGTGACAAAACCTTGACAGTTAAACCATCTGCATTTGACCACATCAACGTTCGCAGATTGTTTATTGTTCTAGAAAAAACAATTGCTAAAGCTTCACAATATTCATTGTTTGAATTTAACGATTCATTTACACAAGCACAGTTTGTTTCTCTTGTAACTCCGTTCTTGCGTGACGTTCAAGGTCGCCGTGGTATCACAAGCTTCAAAGTTGTTTGCGATTCAACAAACAATACTCCTGCGGTTGTAAATGCAAACCAATTTGTTGGTGACATTTACATTCAGCCAGCACGTTCAACAAATTACATTCAATTGAACTTTGTCGCAGTTGGAACTGGAGTTGACTTCAATACAATCGTTGGAACAACTCAATAAATAATACGACAAGGAGAAAAAAATGGCTTTTACAATCTCTGATTTCAGATCAAACTTGGTAGGGGACGGCGCACGTCCTAACCTGTTTTCTGTAACATTAGTATTTCCAACAATTGCAACAAATGGTAACGCAGCCGGTCAGAAAACTACTTTCATGGCTAAAGCTGCACAACTACCAGGTTCTACTATCGGCCAAGTACCATTGTACTACTTTGGCCGCGAAATCAAATTTGCAGGTAACAGAACTTTCACAGACTGGACATTGCAAATCATTAACGATGAAGATTTCATTGTTCGTAATGCCCTAGAGTCTTGGATGAACTCTATAAATAGTAATGAAGGTAACGTTCGCTCAGGCGCTGCGTTGAATCCTTCTAACTATGCAGTAGATGCTATCGTTACACAATACGGCAAAACTGGTAATGTATTGAAATCTTACACATTTGTTGGCTTGTTCCCAGTAGATGTTGCACCAATTGATTTGGATTGGGGTTCTAACGATGCTATCGAAGAATATTCCACAACATTTGCTTTCCAATACTGGACTTCAAATACTACAACTTGATATTTTTATGGGGGACTTGTTCCCCCTATGCGTTTTTGAATTGAAATAGGACTAATATGGCATCACAATTTAATAAATTTTCTTTGTTTGGTTTTACAATCTCTCGTGAGAAAAACGAGGGTGATGGTAAAATAGAACAATCTTTTAGCCCACCGTCTAATGATGACGGTGCGCTTACCATTACGTCTGCCGCTTATTATGGTACCTATGTTGACTTAGACGGTACAGCTAAAAACGAAGTCGAGTTGATTTCTCGATACCGTGAAATGGCAATGCAGCCAGAAATCGAATCTGCAATCGATGATATTATCAACGAAGCAATCTGCCATGACGATGACGGTAAATCAATTCAAATTGTTCTGGATGATCTAAACGTTCCAGACAAAATTAAGAAGGCTATCAAAGGCGAGTTTCAAACAATTTTGAAATTGCTGAACTACGGTAATATGGCACAAGATGTTTTCCGTAGATTCTACGTTGACGGAAGACTTTACTACCACATCATCATTAACCGTGATGACCCAACACAAGGTATTAGAGAGTTACGTTATATTGATCCACGCAAACTACGTAAAGTACGTGAAGTTAAAAAGAAAAAAGACGAACGTACCGGCGTAGATATCATGAATGTTATCAATGAATACTACATTTTCAATGACAAGGTTACTACTGGTTCTTCTAGTAGTTTTGGTCCTGTTGGGGTCCGTATTACGACTGATTCTATTATTTCTGTCGTTAGTGGTCTTATGGATTCTCGTAGAGCTGTGGTTCTATCATATCTGCATAAAGCTATTAAACCGTTAAACCAGTTGCGTATGATTGAAGATGCGACAGTTATCTATCGTATCTCTCGTGCGCCAGAACGCCGTATTTTCTACATTGACGTTGGTAACTTACCAAAATTAAAAGCAGAACAATACCTACGTGACATTATGGTTAAGTACAAGAACAAACTTGTATATGATGCTAACACAGGTGAAGTACGTGATGACCGTAAATTCATGTCCATGATGGAAGACTTCTGGTTGCCACGTAGAGAAGGCGGTAAAGGTACAGAAATTACCACACTACCTGGAGGACAGAACCTGGGTGAGCTGGAAGACGTTAAGTACTTTGAGAAGAAACTGTATAAAGCATTAAACGTTCCTGTCTCCAGATTGAATCCTGAGAACTCTGGTTTCTCTATGGGTCGTGTATCAGAAATTACTCGTGACGAATTGAAGTTCACTAAGTTTGTGGACCGTCTACGTACTAAGTTCTCTGACTTGTTTGATAGAGCTCTAAAGACACAATGTGTGTTGAAAGGCATCTGTACAGCAGAAGAATGGGATGAGTTCAAAGAACACATTCACTACGACTTTATTAAAGACAACAATTTTGCAGAATTAAAAGATGCAGAATTAATGAAAGAACGTTTGTCTTTGTTGGGTGCGGTTGACCCTTATGTTGGTCGTTATTACTCACAAGCTTGGATTCAACGTCATGTTCTACGTATGAACGATGATGACATTTCAGCAATGACTTCTGAAATGGAAGAAGAAAAAGCTTTGGGTATTGGTTTGCCAGTTGGTGTTTCCAATGCGGCAATGCAACAACAAATGGTTGGCGATATTCAAACACAACAACAAATGCAACAAAATCAAGCCGATGATGATGAACAAGTGAAAGAGTCGTCACCAGGTATCATAAGTAGAATCAGACAGGTTCTATAAATATTTTAATTTGGAGAACAAAATGACAGACTTAACAAGACAAATTATTGACTACTCAGCAAGAGACGAAGGTGCTGGAGCTCGTGAAGCTTTCTATGCAGCTTTGCATGACAGAGTTATGAATCACATCGAATCACAAAAACAAGTGATTGCAAAAACATTGATTCAGCCTGAAGAAGAAGTTGTTACTGCTGAACCAGAAACCACATCAGCGGAATAAATAGGATAAAAAATGGCCAATAAATACACATATCAAGTATTGAGAGATACACAAACAGATGCTGTTATTAAATTAACTGGCACGTTTGATGGTTCTTCTCAAGAAGCAAACAGTTCTCGTATCCAAGCAAATTCATTAACAAATGCTTTGGCTACTAACGGTTATTTGGTTGCTAACTCACAAGGCGGTGCAGCTAACACAGCGTTATCTTATTATGATTTGCAAATTACTGGCGTTAAAGCTTTTGTTAACTTTACAACAACTGGTACAGGTTCTGTTGAAATGTTCTGGTCTGGTGCAGGGTCAAACTATGCTCAACAGTATGCGAACGCTGCAACCATTTTCCACTTTAACAGCAACTCAGATTACGGTAACGGTGAACAAGTTCCATCTATTCTGAACAACTCAGGATTGGGTGTTTCATCTAACGCAGGCGTTGGTGACATTGGTGTTGCAACATCTGGTGCCGTTGCTAACTCTGCATACACATTGATTATCTCTTTGCGTAAGAATAACCAAATGTATAACCGTGGTCAATTGAACGATCCAGCAGCGTTCAACTACGGCTCATATGCATTGAAACCATAATAAAAGAAAGGCAATGAGAAAATGAAACTCATTAAAGAAGTCGTTGAAGACGTAAAATATTTGGTCGAAGAAAAAGACGGCAAAAAATCTTTGTATATCGAGGGTCCTTTTCTCGTGGCCGAAGCCGTTAATCGTAACGGTCGTAAGTATCTACGTGAAACAATGGAAAAAGAAGTACAACGTTACACACAAGAATACATTAATAAAAATCGTGCTTTCGGTGAACTGGGACACCCAGACACTCCAACACTTAACCTAGACCGTGTATCACATTTAAATGTGTCACTTCGTCAAGAAGGTAACGTTTGGGTCGGTAAAGCAAAAATTCTTGAAACTCCAATGGGTAACATTGCAAGAAACCTAATCGAAGGTGGCGGCCAACTTGGTGTGTCTTCTCGTGGTATGGGTTCTCTAAAAGCAATCAACGGTGTTAACATTGTTCAAGATGACTTTCATCTAGCCACAGCGGCAGATATCGTAGCAGACCCTTCTGCGCCTGGTGCTTTTGTACAGGGAATTATGGAAGGAAAAGAATGGATGTTGGTAGACGGCATTTGGACAGAAATGAATTTGGATCAAGCAAAGAAACAAATTCGTGAAGCATCACAAAAAGACATTGATGCTGTCAGTCTAATGATATTCGAAAACTTCCTGAAAAAACTTTAAATATAAATATCCAATATAGAAAACAAGGAGATTTTCAAAAATGGGAAAACTAAACCTATCTGATGCCGCTAAAGCTATTTTGACTGAAGATTCAAAATCAACTTTTGACGCTAACATTGCATCTAAAAAGAGCCAACGTTCTGACGATGGTACACAAGGTAAAATGAGAGGTTCTGTTGGTAAAGACAAACTACCTACATCTGCCGTTACAGGTCAACAAGATGCAGGCGAAATTGGTCAATCACCAGAACGTGCTTTGACAGACAAACTACCTGACTATACAAAAGGTACACCTTCTGCAACACCTCCAGGTGCAACACCTCCAGTCGGTTCACAACAAGACGGTGTTGGTGCAAAAACTCTTACTGGTCAACCAGGACAAACTATGGGCCGTTCAGACATTATGACTCCAACTAAATCAGATGCAACAAACTACGAAGCCATCCGTGATCGTATCGCTGGCAAATTGGCACCACAAATGATGGCTACAAACGCTGGTGGCGTTGGTATTCAAACATACGGTGAAGATATGGATGCATTGTTCTCTGGTGAACAATTGTCTGAAGATTTCAAATCTAAAGCACAAACAATTTTCGAAGCAGCAGTTACAGCTCGTGTTAGTGAGTTGGTAGAATCTGTTGAAAACGAATTGATGGAACAGTTTGAAGAAGCTGTTGAATCTTACAAAGACGATTTGGCAACTAAAGTTGACGACTACCTAAACTACTTCACAGAAGAATGGTATAACGACAACCAAATCGCAATTGAAAAAGGTCTACGTCAAGAAATCGTAGAAGAATTCATCACAGAATTGCGTGATGTATTCATCAAACACCACATTGATATTCCAACTGACAAAGTTGATGTTGTTGAAGAATTGGTTGCTAAAGTAGAAGAACTAGAAAGCTCTTTGAACGAACAAATCACATCAGCAGTTCAGTTGAAAAAAGAACTAAATGAACACAAAAAAGTAGAGGCTGTACACGCAGTTTGTGAAGGCCTAACTCAAACTCAAGTGGAAAAATTGAAGTCACTCGCAGAGGGTGTGGAATTTACCACAGAAGAAGAATTTGCACAGAAACTAGAAACTTTGAAAGAATCATATTTCAAAGCAGAAGTTAAAGTTGCTGATGCAGAATCTTTGAATGAAGAAGTTGTTGTAGAAGATGATTCTACACCTAAGAAAAAATCTAGTATTGATCCTATGATGGAACAATATGCAAAAACAATTTCACAAACCCTCAAAGGATAAATAAATTTTATCAATAAGATACTAACATAAGGAGAAACTATAATGTATCTAACAGAAGACCTTCAACAAAAATGGGCTCCAGTTTTGGACCACCCAGAACTTGAGTCTATCAAAGACCCATACAAACGTGCTGTTACAACATTGGTTCTAGAAAACCAACAAACAGCTTTGCGTCAAGACGCTCGTATGTTGAACGAAGTTGCAGATGGTGGCCCAACCAACGCAACAGGTTCAGCAGTACAAAACTTTGACCCAATCTTGATCTCTTTGGTTCGCCGTGCATTGCCTAACTTGATCGCTTACGATATCGCTGGCGTTCAACCAATGACAGGACCAACAGGTTTGATTTTCGCAATGCGTGCTCGTTACGCTAACCAAACAGGTTCTGAAGCATTCTTCAACGAAGCTAACACAATCTTCTCTGGTAACACATCTGCTAACGCACCTTACAACAACTACGGTTTCCAAGGTACTGTTTCTTCAGATACTTCAAACAACGCAATTGCAAACGAAACTGCTAACGCCTTCACAACTGGTGTTGGTATGCCTACAGCTCTTGCTGAATACTTGGGTTCTGACAACAACACAGCTTTCCAACAAATGGCATTCTCTATCGAGAAAGTTACTGTTACTGCTCAAAGCCGTGCATTGAAAGCAGAATACTCACTTGAACTTGCTCAAGACTTGAAAGCTATCCACGGTTTGGATGCAGAAACAGAATTGTCTAACATTCTGTCTACAGAAATCTTGGCTGAAATCAACCGTGAAGTTATCCGTACAGTGTACACTTCTGCTGTTCCAGGTGCTCAATACGGTACTACAACAGCTGGTTACTTCGACTTGGACACAGACTCTAACGGTCGTTGGTCTGTTGAACGTTTCAAAGGTTTGATTTTCCAAATCGAACGTGATGCTAACGTTATTGCAAAACAAACTCGTAGAGGTAAAGGTAACGTTCTGATCGTTTCTTCAGACGTTGCATCTGCTATGGCTATGGCTGGCGTGTTGTCATATACACCTGCTCTATCTGCTGACCTACAAGTTGACGATACAGGTAACACATTCGCTGGTATGTTGCACGGTCGTATCAAAGTATACATCGACCCATACTTCGGTGGTTACACATCTAACCAAGAATTGGTAACAGTTGGTTACAAAGGTTCTTCACCTTATGACGCTGGTTTGTTCTACTGCCCATACGTTCCTCTACAAATGGTTCGTGCAGTTGACCAGTTCACATTCCAACCAAAAATTGGTTTCAAGACTCGTTATGGCATGGTTGCAAACCCATTTGCACAAGGCTTGACACAAGGCAACGGTATTATCAACGCACGTTCAAACGTGTACTACCGTATCTTTGGTGTGAAAAACTTGATGTAATCAAGAAACCCGCGCAAGAAGGGTATTTAAAAGGGACCTTCGGGTCCCTTTTTTTTGCTTCCTAAATATTGAATAAGGAGAATTGAATGTCAGCATTAGACAGAACACCAGAAAATACTGGTTATTTACAGCCGTCAAAGTTTCTTTTGTCGTTCAGTAGAATACCAGATACACAATATTTTTGCCAGTCTGTGGATTTACCTGGTATTAGTACAGGTAATGCCACTCTGAACACTCCTTTTCTAGACATACCTTTGGCAAGCACAAAGATTGCATACAACCCATTGAGAATTACGTTTAACGTGAATGGTGACTTGAGTTCTTGGATGAATCTGCACCAATGGATGCGTTCTTTTGCGGCTCCAACAGGGTTTAGTGAACGAAACAGACTGACACAACAACAAACTATAAACACATCTAACTACTCTGATGCCACACTTATCGTGTTATCTAATTTGAACAATCCGATTGGTCGTTTTAACTTCTACAATACATTCCCAATTTCACTTTCTGACATTAAATTTGATGTTACAGAAGGCTCTGAAACTGTAATTGTTGGTGATGCATCATTCATGTTTGAATACTACGATTATGTTTCGGCATAGTTCTAACATAAGGCTTGCTTTCTAACATCGTTTATGTTATTATGTTTTTTTAGTGTTAACTTATTGATTTTATTATGGAAAATTTAGAACAGATTTTAAAATACTGGGAATCAGATTCAGATATTGACCAGACCGAGCCTGGTAAAGAACTACTGAAAATTCCAAAGTACCACAACAAATATCTCACCATTTTGACCAAGCATAAGATTGCCGTAAAGAAGGCAAACTTTGATTATCTACGTATGCGTAAGATCAAAATGGAATACTATACAGGCAAACTATCACAGGAAGAACTGGATCAATACGGTTGGGAACCGTTTCAGTTTGTACTGAAGTCTGATATGGCCAGTTATCTTGAGGCTGATGCAGACCTTATCAAGTTACTGGAAAAGAAAGTGTACCATGAAGAATGTGTATCAGTCATTGAATCTATTATGAATGAACTGAAACAACGTACATGGCAACTAAGAGATTTTATTTCTTGGGAGAAATTTATAGGTGGACAATAATTTATTTTCAGTTTCAGTACACACATTAAACCTACTTTCGTTTATATTAGGAATGTTGTTTGCCTCAACAATGTTTAGAGCTAAAGCATTGTTTTATGTGGTTTTATATCTTGTGTGTCTGTCACTATATTACTATTTAAGAAGTGAAGGCTATGTCTGATATCATATTAAGTAAAGATAATCAAGTATACGCCAAGGTCGAGTGTGAACGACATGTGGCGAAAGAATTATCAGAGTACTTCACATTCTTTGTCCCTGGTCATCAATTCGTTCCTGCGTTCAGGAATCGTATATGGGACGGCAAGATTAGACTGTTCAATTTAACAACAAGTCAAATTTATCTTGGTCTACTAGATTACATTTTAGAATTTGCAAAAGACCGTGGTTACACAGTCGATACAGGTAACACCGATGTTGAGTCGGAGTTCTCGATGTATCACGCAAAGAAGTTTGCAGAAGAATTAAATTTACATTCTAAAGGTAAAAAACTGGATGTGCATGAACACCAGTTGAGTGCGTTCGTTGATGCTATGCAATCACACAGAAGATTGTTGTTGTCTCCAACGTCATCAGGTAAGTCCTTAATCATCTATATGATTATACGTCAACTGTTAGACTATCAAGGCTTGAAAGGACTGATTATTGTTCCTACAACATCTTTGGTTGAACAGTTATACTCTGACTTTGCAGACTACTCATCTAACAACGACTTTGATGTACCAGAGAATGTGCATCGAATTTATCAAGGCAAAGAAAAATCAACAAACAAAGCTGTAACCATTTCTACGTGGCAGTCTTTGTATAAGATGGACAAAGAATACTTCGCACAGTTTGATTTTGTGATTGGTGATGAAGCGCATCTATTTAAAGCACAATCTTTGACCACCATATTAACTTCTTGTATCAACACCAAGTATCGTATTGGCCTAACAGGTACTTTAGACGGCACCAAGACACACAAACTTGTTCTTGAGGGTCTGTTTGGTCCTGTGAAACAAGTTATCACCACAAGAGAACTGATTGACACCAACAAGGTTGCAGATTTTGAAATCAAATGCTTACTATTGAAGTATGATAATGAAATTTGCGAGTTGGCCAGAGATTATACATACCAGGAAGAAATTGAATTTCTTATTTCAAACGAGAACAGAAACAAATTTATTCGTAATCTTGCGGTATCTTTAAACAAAAATACACTGATTCTGTATCAAATGGTTGAAAAACATGGACAAATCCTTTATAATATGATAAAGGACACTAAGAATCTTGGCAATAGAAAAGTGTTTTTTGTTCATGGTGATGTTGATGTAACCGAAAGAGAAGATATTAGACGAATAGTGGAGGAAGAAAACGATGCAATCATTGTGGCTTCATATGGTACTTTTAGTACTGGGATTAATATTCGCAATTTACATAACATCATATTTGCTTCACCTTCTAAGTCTCGTGTTCGGAATCTCCAATCTATCGGCCGAGGACTCAGAAAAGGAGAAGGAAAAGACAGAGCTACCCTCTACGATATCGCAGACGACCTCAGACACAAAAAACACTTAAACTTTACTTTGAAACACTTCATTGAAAGAACTGATATCTATAACCAAGAAAAGTTTCCATATAGAATCTATAAAATAGGAGTTAAGAAATGAACAATATTAAAATTGTAAGACTTAAGAATGGAGACGATTTGGTGGGAAGTGTAAACACAGAATATGGTATCTGCATCTCTGAACCAATGTTGGTACATATCAACTTTAGAAACAACGAACCTCAAGGTGTATTGCAACTTGCACATTGGTTGCCAATTCAACTGATTAAAAAGAATGAGGCTATGTTACATCCAGATTCGGTCCTTACCATGTTGGAACCGGAAGATGAATTTAAGGAATATTATATTAATGCTGTACAAAAAATTAAATCCTTAATGGAAGCTAAAAATGATTTGGACCAATTAAATGACCAAGAAATTATGGAGATTATGGAATCCATGAAATTAAATAATAATCAAGTGGTCCATTAATATAATTTTATTATAGGGAACACCGAGACTGTATCACTTGTCAAGCCTTTTGTCAACAACTTTTTATGGTATATTTGAAATGAGTAAAACTAAACATTATATAAACAACGCCGATTTCTTGAAGGCACTTACAGATTACAAAGAGAAATGTAAGATTGCCAGTGAATCGAATAAACCTACACCCGAAATACCAAATTATATTGGTGAATGTTGGATGAAGATTGCAGAAGGCTTGTCACACAAACCAAACTTCATAAACTACCCACATAGGGAAGACATGATAGGTGATGGTATCGAAAACTGTCTTATGTACTTCAATAACTTTGATCCAGCAAAATCAAAGAACCCATTTGCATACTTCACACAGATTATCTACTACGCATTTCTCCGTAGAATTGGCAAAGAAAAGAAACAACTATACGTCAAATACAAAGCCACAGAACAGTTTGGTATTTTAGATGAATATGAAATGATGGATTCTGATGGTAATACCATGCAGTTCCAGTTGTACGATAATATTGCCGACTTCATTGAGACATTTGAAGAAACGAAAAACAAGAAAAAGAAACCGGCAAAGAAGCCCAAGGGTATTGAAAATTTTTTGGATTAGTAGTACAATGTGCAAAAACTGCACAATCGAAAAATGAAAATAGCCTTAATTACAGATCAGCACTTTGGTGCTCGCAACGATTCACCACAGATTCTTGACTACTACGAGAAGTTTTATCTCGACATATTTTTTCCCACATTAGAGAGGGAAAATATTGACACGGTATTAATTCTTGGTGATACGTTTGACCGTAGAAAGTATGTCAACTTCTTTACGTTGAAACGTGCCAAACAGATGTTCTTTGACCGACTTCATGTGTTAGGTATCAAAGTACACATGTTGGCTGGTAACCATGACACATACTTTAAGAACACCAATTCGGTGAATTCTGTTAAACTATTGTTACAAGAGTATGATAACATCAATGTTATTCACCATCCAAAAACAATCTATTTGGGTGCCAAAAGATATCCTGTTTGCATGATGCCATGGATTTGTCCTGAAAATTATCAAGACTCAATGGACACATTAAAAGACACTGAAGCTAGTATTTGTTGTGGGCATTTTGAGATTGCTGGGTTCGCAATGTATCGTGGTATGCAATCGGAAGAAGGACTAGATCGTGCTTTGTTCAACAAGTTCACTCATACTTTTAGTGGTCATTATCACCACAAGTCTAACGCTAGTGACATATATTATTTGGGTAACCCCTATGAACTTACTTGGCAGGACTACAATGATGACCGTGGGTTTCATATTTTCGATTTGGATAGCCATAGTCTTGAATTCATTCAGAATACTAACAGGATGTTTCATAGGATAATCTACGATGATAAAGTGGAATCTATCCAAGAAATTACCAATAAAGACCTAAGCAAACATACCAACACATACGTTAAAGTTGTGGTAGTTAACAAAACTAATCCATATCTGTTTGACCGCATGATTGAGAATCTTTACCAGGTTAATCCTGTGGACATTACCATTGTTGAGGACTTTACAGACTTGACAGAAGGTGTAGAAGATGATACAATCGACCAAGCTGAAGATACTTTGACTATTCTAAACAAGTTTGTGGACTCTGTTGAGAATGAAAATATAGACAACAGTACATTGAAAAAAATATTGAAAGAACTCTACGTAGAGGCATTGAGTCAAGATAAAGTATGATTTTATTTGAAACAGTTCGTTGGAAAAATATTCTTTCCACCGGCAACTCGTTCACCGAAATTCGGCTGGACAAGTCACCGAACACATTGATTATTGGTCATAATGGTGCAGGCAAGTCCACCATTCTTGACGCTTTGTGCTTTGGTCTTTTCGGTAAACCGTTTCGTAAAATTAACAAACCAAACCTTCTGAACTCTATCAACAATCAAAAAGGTTTGGTTGAAGTTGAGTTCACTATTGGTAAAAAGAAATATAAAGTTGCTCGTGGTATTAAACCAAATGTGTTTGAAATCCATTGTGACGGTATTTTGCTGAATCAAGATGCAGCCGCAAAAGACTACCAAGAAGTGTTAGAGAAACAAATTCTCAAGTTGAATTACAAGTCTTTCACGCAGGTTGTTATTCTTGGTTCAGCTTCTTTTGTTCCGTTCATGCAATTATCACCTGCTGATCGTAGAGCAATCATCGAAGACCTTTTAGACATTCAAATCTTTTCTACGATGAATGGTATTCTAAAAGAAAAATACTCATTGAACAAAGAGAACCTGACTAAGATCAAGTACGATATTAGTTTGGCACAAGAAAAGATTAATCTTCAATTGCAAAATATTGAAGAACATCGTAAGAACAATCAGGCTGAGATTGACCGTAAACAGGAAGAAATTGAAGAATCAAAGACACAGGTTGCCAAGATTACTCGTGATGTAAACCTAATACAGAAACACATCGATGCAATGCAGTCTAGGGTTGCAGATAAGAGTAAGTTTGAAACTAAGTCTAAAGAGTTTTTACAACTTGAATCTAAGCTGGAAACAAGATTAAAAAGATTGAAGAAGGACGAAACATTTTATCATGAGAATGACAACTGCCCAACGTGCAAGCAGAGCATCCCAAGCGAATTCAAATCTTCTCAGTTGGAAAGAATTGTCGATGTTAAGAGTGAGGTTGAAACTGCGTTGTCGAAGGTTGAAAGCCACATTAGTAAGTTATCCTCTCAGTTACAGACTATTCAGGAAACTCTCCAGAAGATTACAGCTCATCAACAAGAGGTGATGAAACACAACACAAACATCAATGCAATTAACAAGTACATTAGTAAGTTGTTGAAAGAAATTGGTGAGTTGAATACCAAGTCACAGAACTCGGAAGATGACAACGAGAAGTTGAATCAACTGAAAGCTGAATTGGTTGCAAGCAGAAAAGAATATGAAACTCTATTGAAAGAAAAACAATACATGGAGTTTGCAGGCACATTGTTGAAAGATGGTGGTATCAAAACCAGAATCATTAAACAATACCTGCCTATAATGAACAAACTCATTAACAAGTATTTGAAGGCAATGGACTTCTTTGTTAACTTTAATATCGATGAGAACTTTGATGAAACAATTAAGAGCCGCCATCGTGACGAGTTTTCTTACGCTAATTTTTCCGAAGGAGAAAAGATGCGTATTGACCTTGCATTATTATTTACATGGCGCCAAATTGCCAAGTTGAAGAATAGTGTAAGTACCAACCTACTGATTCTAGACGAAGTATTTGATTCAAGCCTAGATACTGTAGGTACAGAAGAATTTTTGAAATTGATTCATGAAATGGGACATGATACCAATGTCTTTGTGATTTCTCACAAAGGCGACCAGCTATTTGACAAATTCAGATCGGTAATACGATTTGAGAAGAAAAACAACTTCAGTCAAGTGGTCAAATAATCCCTGTAAACCCCGTGTGAATAAACCCACACAACCCTTAAAAAGGAAATTTGAAATGCAAACTATCGTTACAATTAAACTCAATACAGAGTTCACAGATGCAAACTTGGAAACAGCAAAAGCTTTCTTACGTGCCGAAGCTTTTCCGCAATTCTACACAAACGAAGAATTCGAATCATTGGAGTTCCATGGACTTCAATTGATCGAAGAACATCTAATCATTCGTGATGGTTATGGAAGTTCTCAATCAGTTCGTGCTGAAGGTAAGAATGAAAAGTATGACGAACTGAGATATGATATCTTAGAAAACGGATTCCGTCTATACGAAAAGCCTATCTTTCTCCGTCCTTGTCCAGATCATCCAGGAAAATTCTTGTTGGTTGATGGTCGTACAAAAGACAAAATTCTACACGAAAAGAAAGTTAAGAACCGTATCTGTGCTGTCATTGATATTGATGAATCTGAAGCAGACGTTTTTGGTAATCGAACAAACGCAGGCGAAGATCGTCCACCAGCTGGTCTACTAAAAGAAATCGACATTCTATCTCTTGCACAGAGAATGATCGACCAAGGTACTCTAGAATTAGAAGTTGAAGCAATTTCAAATTTCATTGATAAGGTTTGTGGTAACAAAGGCAAGTTTTCTCCACAACGTAGAACTGCTTTGACTTATCAAATTTTTCACCAAAACAATGCCATTCAAACATCTAAACTATTGCCAGTTGCATGGTCAAATGTTTCAGAAGTAAACACATGGTTGAAAGCTCACAACTATATCGAGACAGATAAAGTTGTTTATCTTCCATATGCAGCATCATCTCCGGTGAAAGCAGTTTTTGCCGCTGCAGCTCTGGCACAACAGAAACCAAACAAAGAAGTTCGTTTGGTTGCATATGTCAGTAAATTGAACGGTCGTGATTTACAGAAGTGTTATTTGGAAGCAGTACTGAAATTTAAAAACAATTGGTACTATTACATGGAAATGTTGGGTAGCGTTTACTATTCTGGTAAATCATCTAATGAAGACCGTGTAAAGCTGTATGGTTATGTTCCATCAAATATCGAAACAGTATGCGATAACATGGAAAAGTTAATTGTTATCGGTAAAACAGATCAAAACATCGATGATTCATTCTTAACAAATCAATCATTGAATAGTTATTTTGATATCGGTGAAGAAGACCTATAAGGAGAAAATTATGGTTGAAAAAGTAAATTTGGAGTTGAAGGATGTGTTGCGTGATGATGATACCATTATTATCGACACGGAAAAACAATCACAACTGGTACAACACCACATCGAGACATTCGATTTGGTTTCAGAAGATGATCCTATCTTGCGAGAAGTATTGCCTGAATTTGATTTTGATAATGCAACAATCAATCCAGCCGACTTTGCATCGTCAATGGTAGAAACCTGTATCAAAAATCGTGGTTACGGCTTGTCTGCAAATCAATGTGGATTCCGTCATCGCATGTTTGTAATGGGTGCTGGTACAGAATATGTGGCATTTTATAATCCTAAGGTTGTTAAAACTGAAGGTGAAACTCACATGGGTGAAGCATGTCTATCATTCCCGATGATGGAACTCAAGGTGACTCGTCCTAAAGAGATTTGGGTTGAATACCAAGACTTCAACGGTAACAAAAAAGAGGCACACTATGTTGGCTTAAGTGCAAGATGTTTCTTGCATGAGCTTGACCACATGGACGGAATCGTGTATACTTCACGTGCGAAACCACTTGCATTGCAAATGGCTTTGAAAAAACGTAACAAGATTAAAACACTGATTAAACGTGCTGAGAAAGCCGCAGAAAAAATTACAAAAGCCCATGGCAAAAAACATTCCTGATATTGAAGAACAGTGGAGTAACTGGAAGGATCAAAACGATCCTTCTAGTTTTACACACATTGATACCGAAAAACTTCGTGAAGATTTGATTGCAGACTTAACAATCAAGTCACAGATGGATGTTCGTGAGTATACCTTGTACCAGAAATGGTGTGAGGTACACGAAAAGTTTCCTACCAAAGAAGTTTCTGTTTTATTTGGTGATGATGAGTTTCAGCTTATAAATCCAAAACAGAAAAAAGATATTGAGTCTATCAAATCAAATCTTTGGATGCCAGAAACACCGGATGATTTTGATAAATTAAAACCTAAAATGGTTCTTTCTAATGGTCCGTTGGCAGACCGTTGGAACACACTACGCACATTCTCGTCTACAATGAAGAATAATTCTAACATTGGACGCAACCTATACTACACCGTGACAGATGAAGTCACAGGTAAGTATCTTGGTGTCATTTGTATTTCTTCTGACTTCCTAGACTTAACTCCACGTGATAAGTTTATTGGTTGGCCTAAAGAAGTGAAGACACAAGGTAACATGATTAATCACACAGCAATCGGTTCTACGATTGTTCCTTTGCAACCACTCGGTTTTAATTATATGGGTGGTAAATTGTTGGCACTTTTGTGTCTATCTGACACAGTTCAAGAAGATTGGAAAAGACAATATGGTGACATTCTTGTTGGCGTTACAACTACTTCTCTATATGGCATGGCAAAGTCCGGCGGGTTATCACAGTATGATGGTCTCGAACATTGGACTAAAATGGGATTCAGTTCGGGCTCAGTCGCTTTTGACCCTAGCCGTAATTTACTCAACACAATATACGATTGGGTAAAAGAGAATCATACACGCCATTACTTTGAATGGTGGGAAGCCAAGAAACCAAATGGCTTACCATACAAACGTGACCATAAAAATCGTACACTACACTTTGCATACAGTAAGTTGAAGATACCAAAAGAATTGGTGAAGTGTGCTCACCAACGTGGCATTTACTTTTCGCCACTATACAATAACACACCCGAATTCCTCCGTAAAGAAATTACGGAAGAATCACTGGTAAAATCATTTGATACCAGTGTTGAGGCTTTGACAAATATTTGGAAAACCAAATATGCCAAAGGCCGTATTAGGCAACTTCAAAAGAAAAATAACGTTTCATATGAAACACTTTTCTATGATGACCTAATCTATTTGTCTTGGGAAGAAACCAAGTCAAAGTATTTGCCACAAGTTGGCAGATAAGTCAAGTATGCCATTAGGATTCTTGACAAACATCATATATAATGATATGATACTGATACTTGCAATCTGCAAGATTTTTTGTTAAACTTTGTTATTAGGAGATATTATGTCTAAATTGTCCGCAAAAGCTAAAATGTTGAACTACTTGAGCAAAACAGAAGGTTACAACACCTTCTCCGTTGCACAAGGTCGTAAATTGTTCGGCGTTACAAACGTTTCTGCACGTATTGATGAACTTCGTCAAGAAGGTCATGTGATCTACACAAACACCGTTACTAAGAATGACGGCAGCAAAGCCCAAGTTTATCGTCTTGGCAAACCAACTAAAGCTCTAGTGAAAGCAGCATTGCAAGCTGGTTACTCTTTGGCAGCTTAATCTAAGGGGGCAAGTCCCCCTTTTTTCTTTACCATTACGGAGTCCAAATGGAAATTTCAATTAAAAGAGAAGACTTACAAAAGAAAAGCCTATTTGTGGCTACACCAATGTATGGTGGTATGAACCACGGTTTGTATATGAAAGCTTGCTTAGACTTGCAAGGCCTTTGTATGCAATACGGCATCAGTATCAAGTTTTCTTTCCTATTCAATGAATCTTTGATTACTCGTGCTCGTAACTATTTGGTCGATGAATTTATCCATCGTTCAGACTGTACACACATGTTGTTCTTGGACTCAGATATTAACTTCCAACCACAAGACGTTATTGCAATGTTGGCGTTGGATAAAGATGTTATCGGCGGACCATATCCAAAGAAAGCAATCAAATGGAAATCTATTCAAGCCGCTCTTAAGCGCAACCCAGATTTGCCACTAGAAGCACTTGGTCAATTGACTGGTGACTTCGTTTTCAACCCAGTTAAGGGTACAGAGAAATTCAATGTTTCAGAACCTCTTGAAGTTCTTGAAATTGGTACCGGTTTCATGATGGTTAAGCGTGAAGTGTTCCAGAAAATGGAAGAAGCTTACCCAATGATTCGTTATAAACCAGATCACGTTGGTCAAGCCAACTTTGATGGTTCACGTTATATTCATGCGTTCTTCGACACCGTGATTGATAGCAAAGATTCTATCACTGGTGGTGGTTCAGATCGTTACTTGTCAGAAGATTATATGTTCTGCCAAATGTATCGTAAGATCGGTGGACAAATTTGGTTGTGTCCATGGATGAGAACTGAACACTTGGGTACTTATCACTTCAAAGGTGATATGCCATCTATCGCAAATTACGTTGGAGAAATGTAATGATTATTGGCTTACTTGGATTTATTGGTTCAGGTAAAGGTACCGCAGGCGACCTCTTGAAAGACATGGGATTTACTCCTGTGTCTTTTGCAAAGGGTGTCAAAGATGTGGCCGCTGAAATGTTTGGTTGGCCTCGTCATTTGTTAGAAGGTGACACTCAACAGTCACGTGAATGGCGTGAAGTACCTGACGAATTCTGGTCTAAAGAATTGGGTAAGCCATTTACACCTCGACTTGCACTACAGTTGATGGGTACAGAAGTTGGTCGTGATGTATTTCATGAAGACTTTTGGGTTATCAAGTTGAAAAGATATATTGAACAAAATCCTGATACGCACTATGTTATCACTGATGTTCGTTTTCAAAATGAAATTGAATTTGTTCATTCAATGAATGGTATCACGATTGAAATTGAGCGTGGTGTAAGACCTCATTGGTATTCTATTGCAGCTACCGCAAATCATGGTGGCCACAAAGAAGAACAATACATGCTAGAACAATCTGGCATACATGAATCTGAATGGCGTTGGATTGGTGGTCAAATTGATTATACTATCCAAAACTCAGGTACTATGGAAGACTTGAAAGATAACTTGATTAGACGTATTGCTTTTTCATACGGATCAGGTATAATGAGTGAATTGAAATAAGGAGTATATTATGAAATTGTCCAGCGAAACATTGACCGTGTTGCAAAACTTTGCATCGATCAATAGTAATCTCGAATTTAAAAAGGGTAAGACCCTAAAAACTATTTCTCCAGGTAAAGGTCTTTTGGCCACAGCTACTTTGGGTGATGAGTTTGATGCCGATTTTTGTGTAGTTGATTTGAATCAGTTCTTGGTTGTTTACAACTTGAACAAAGACACAGAAATTCAATTGACAGATAAAGACATTATCTTCAAAGCAGGTCGTTCTAAAACAAATTACCGCAAAACAGAGCGTTCTAATTGTGTTCTTCCACCAGAGAAAGAATTGACATTGCCTTCTGTTGAACTTGATATTTTGATTTTGGATACAGACTTGGCTTCTATTTTGAAGTCTGCTTCTGTATTGAAGTCTACACACATCGCTGTTGAAACAAACAAAGACAACACCAAAGTCTTGTTGACCGCATGTGATCCTGCTGACGACTCTGCACACATTAACTCTATTGAGTTGGGTGAGAACACTACAGGTAAAGAATTCTCCTTTGTCTTTAGTGTTGATAACATGAAGATGATTCCAGGTGAATATAGATTGCAGTCCTCTGCAAAAGGTCTTGCATCGTTTAAAAACAACAAAGTTGATATTCAATATTTCATGGCCATGGAAAAGAAATACTCAACTTTTGAAGATAAGAAAGTAGGCGCATAATGATTTGGGTAACCGATATCGTAACTGGCAACAAAGTTGCTTTGAACCCTGAATATGTTGTTGCAGTCTTCATTGCACCAGATGGTGAGAATCAAGGCAAGACTGCGATTAATTTGATTAACGGACAAATTATTGTCAAAGAAACTGACATTGAAGTTGTGGGGATGATTGAACAATGACTAAAGTAAATACATTATTTGGTTCTTTTGATGAGAAACAATTGAAAGAGTTAAAAGGTTACGTTGATGAAATGGTGGTTCATATGAACCGCAATAAAGCTAACAATGAAGCCGTGAAAGATATTGTTAATGTTGCCAACGAAGAATTGAAAGTCCCTAAAAAGATTATCAAACGCATGGCAAAGGTTCAGTTCAACAATAACTTCCAAACAGAAGTTGCTGAATCTAAAGAGTTTGAGGCGTTGTTTGAATCCATGTTGGAAGTCAAATGAGCCTGGTGGGTCGTAGACAGTTCGCTAAGTCACTAGGTCTTATTGGCCTAGTGGCCGCTGGCGCCAAAGGTTATGCTGAGGTAAAAGAACGTATTGTCTACAAAGAAGATGAGTTACCCACCAAAGAGTTGGAAAAACAACTCGAAGGTAAACCTGTGTTGCAATTGATGGCAACATACGGTACACCAAAACCTGTACAATCTTGGAGTCAATACAATATTGTTGGTTTCGGTGAAGAATATGTAGAAGGTACCAAAAAGGAAGTGAAGGTCAATATTGTACCTGGTCCTGACGGTAAACTTTACGTCAAAGAGAATGACATTTGGCGTAAAGTCTGATACAATACATTTTTATATTATGGAGAATTTGAATGAGCGAACACATGTTGTGGGTAGAGAAGTATCGTCCACATAAAGTTGAAGATTGTATTCTTCCTGACCGTATCAAAGATACATTTCAAGAATACGTAAATCACAAACAAATTCCTAACCTATTGTTGGCTGGCACCGCAGGTGTTGGTAAAACCACCATTGCAAAAGCATTGTGTGAAGAAGTAGGTTGTGACTATCTAGTTATTAACGGTTCAGATGACCGTGGTATCGCAACCATGCAGAACCAAGTCAAGAACTATGCGACCTCAATGAGTTTGTCCGGTGGTCGTAAAGTTGTCATCATCGATGAGGCAGATAATCTAACACCAGATGCACAAAAAGCTTTGCGTGGTATTATCGAAAACGTCTCTGACAATTGTTCCTTTATCTTTACTTGTAACTTCAAGAACCGTATTCTTGATGCATTACATTCTCGTTGTGCCGTGATTGACTTTAAACCTAACGGTTCTAAAGCCAAGATGGCCACACAGTTTTTCAAACGAGTTGAAAGTATTCTTACGTCAGAAGGAGTGACATATGAGAAGGATGTCGTTGCAGCAGTTATCACGAAATATTTTCCTGATAATCGCCGTATTCTTAACGAGCTTCAGCGGTATAGTATTGGCGGCACAATTGACAAAGGTATTCTTGCATCAGTTGCCGATGTGCAGGTAGCAGACCTTGTTAAAGCTCTTTCTAGTAAAGACTTTGCATCTGCTCGTAAATGGGTTACAAACAACCTAGACAATGATCCATCACGAATCTTCCGTACTCTGTATGACGGTTTGTATGAGAAGTTGTCACCTAATTCTGTACCACAACTGGTTCTAATCCTCGCCAAATATCAGTATCAAGCTGCATTTGTGGCTGACCACGAAATCAACTTGATCGCATGTTTGACCGAAATTATGGTTGAATGTGAGTTCAAGTGATGTTAGACCTATTCAAAGAAATCATTCCGTCAATTCTTACAAAAGGTAAGTCAGTCTTTCCTGAAGATTCAGATTACAAAGACTACGTTCCTTTTGTGGTGAATCGTGCTTTGTCTTATCATATGGACTGTGTGTTGTATGTCAATGATTTGAACCAACATCCATCCATGGATAAGGATATGCAATATCATTATCTTCTAAATAGTATTAGGCCGATGAAACGTAAGTTCCAACCATGGCAGAAACCATCGGCAGATAAAGATATTGATTGCGTCAAAGAATACTTTGGTTACAATAACCAAAGAGCCAAAGAAGCCTTGGCTATTCTGACTAAAGAACAAATCGCTGAAATAAGAATAAAAACAGATAAAGGCGGAGTGAAATGAAAGATATTTCCAGTTTAATTGAAGTTACACTGAATGAGAAAGATGATTTCCTAAAAGTAAGAGAGACACTAACTCGAATTGGTGTAGCTTCCAAAAAAGATAAAACCTTGTACCAATCTTGCCACATTCTACACAAGCAAGGTAAGTACTACATCGTGCATTTCAAAGAGTTGTTTGCACTTGACGGAAAACCAACAGACATTACAGATAATGATTTGTCTCGTAGAAACGCTATTGCAAACTTGTTGCAAGACTGGGGCTTGATTGCTTTGGTAAATAAAGATTCAACCAAAACACCAGAACCAATTTTCTTGTCACAGGTGAAAATCTTGTCTCATAAAGAGAAAGGTGAATGGCAATTAGTACCGAAATATAACATCGGAAATAAGACGAAAGCTGTATAAATAATTGTATCTCAGTCCCATCGGGATGGGAAAAAGGTGCTCCACCTACCTTAGGAGCGTATTAAAACGGGTGTACGTCATCACCGCTGGAAAACGTAACCAGCACCAACGATATGCCTTCGGGGTATCAAAAATTTAACTTGCTTATTTAAGGAGAAAACTATGAACGACATGTTCAACTTCCATCGCTTCGACCCTTTCACAATCGGTTTCACCGATGTTTTTGAAGAACTTGAAAAGGCTTCAAAAAAACTACAGAAAGCGGCATTCCCTCCATACAATATCAAACAGTTGTCCGAAAACGAATACGTCATTGAAATGGCTGTTGCTGGTTTTGGTAAACAAGATATTGAAGTTACTCTAGAAGGTAACAAGCTTGTCGTTAAAGGCAACGCTAAAGAGGATGAACCAGATACTTTCATCTACAAAGGAATTGCTAACCGAAACTTCACACATGAATTCACTATTGCCGATAAGGTAGAAATTGAAAATGCCGAATTGGTAAACGGTATGTTGAAGATAGGTTTGTCTAATATGGTAAAGATGCAAGACGCCATCAAAAAGATTCCCCTATTCTCTAAAGAGTAATAAGAAAAGGGTCTTGACAGACCCTTTTTTTTCATGTATAATGGTGATATTATGAAAAAATTAGACTTTATTAAAATGCGAGTGGTTTCTTCAAGAGAAATTGTGTACACATTCAAACACTGGCCAACCCAAGAAATTGATGGTGTGGAGTTTTTGTCTGTCTGTAAACGTGAACCTTCACAAGAACTGACACAAGTATCACATTGGATGCGTAAAGATTCTTTGGAAAGAGTGAAATGATTCCACGTAAAATTGCAACCGAAGAAGATGCGAACCGGTTATACGACCATTTTCTAGAAGATATTGTTGGTCATGACCGTTATCTGAGGTTTGGTTATGCTGCATCCGATGCTAATATAATTGACTACTTAGATAAGGCCTTTGATGAATTTGGTTTCAAGAACATGTGGTTTATTGTTGAACACGAAAACGCTGGGGTTGTTGGCTCTGTTCATGTTACTTTTTATCCACTAAGCAAAGATGGTGATTATTCTGCTGAAATGGGATTCACCGTTTCACCAGAATTTCGTGGCCAAGGTCTAGGCCAAGAGTTATTCATTCGTGGTGCAACATGGGCAATGTCTAAAGGCGCAAAGACTCTATTCACTCAATGCCTATCAGATAATAAGGTAATGCAACACATCGCCAAGAAAAATGGCATGACTGTTGTAACGATTGCACAAGGTGAAAAAGAAGCCACTATTCAGGCAACAAAAGGTAAAATTCAATCCTACTTTGATGATAAGTACTTTGATAATCTTGCGTTTGTTGATAAGGCGGTATCTTTACAACAACAAATTTTTAAATCATTATTGCGCCTATAGCTCAGCTGGTTAGAGCAGCGGACTCATAATCCGTTGGTCCTAGGTTCAAGTCCTAGTGGGCGCACCATTTTTGAAGGAGTATATTATGGATATGGATGTAGCAGCAGAAGTGCTTGCAGGTAGTATTTTGACTGGGTTATCTCTTATTATTTTTGTATCTACTGTTGTAGTAATTAACAACATCATACACCGATACTGGAAGCCAATTCAGATGTTTAAGTTCTTAGAGTACCCACCATCGGTACCGGAAGAATCAAAAATTACCCAAAGTAACGACACTATCACCACGATTAAAAATAACAATTAGACTTTTGATGAAAATAGTGATATACTATCATAAGTAATTATTTGATTGCTAAACTTTATAAAGGAAAAATATGTCAGTTACAATGAAAAATCTTGAGAGTGCATTGGCAGGCGAATCAATGGCTCACATCAAGTACCGTTATTTTGCTAAGTTGGCTCGTGCAGAAGGCTTTGAAGAAGTTGCAAAACACTTCGAACACACTGCTGACCAAGAAATTCTCCATGCATGGGGTCATTTAGAGTTACTAATTGGTAAACCAACAACTAAGAAATGCTTAGAACTTGCCATTGAAGGTGAGACACATGAATTCACAACCATGTATCCTGGTTTTGTTACCGATGCACAACAAGAAGGTCATCGTGCAGTAACAGAATTCCAAGAACAGGTTGACGAGTCTCAACAACATGCGGAACAATTCAAGAAAGTTCTAGAGATGGCTGAGAAACGTTTTGCTGCATTGGCTAAAGTTGAAAAACGTCATGCAGAAGCATATCAAGTTAAACTAGGAGAAATGAAATGAGCGAAAGAATTTACGTTTGTGTAGTTTGTGGCCACCAATTGTCTGAAGCAGACTGGTTGAGTCTTCCTGATGAAGTCAACTGTCCAGAATGTGGTGTTTCTAAAAATGATTATGTGTTGATGGAATGAAAGAAAAGTTTCGTAATGCGTATATGAGGGTGGCAGAGACTTTCGCAGGATTGTCTTCTGCCAGACGACTTCATGTTGGTGCCATTATTGTCAAAGATGACCGTATCATAAGTATTGGTTATAACGGAATGCCATCCGGTTGGAACAATAATTGCGAGTTTGAATTCACTAATGAACAAACAAAAATAACAGAACTGGTAACTAAAGCTGAGGTTTTACATGCTGAAACAAATGCGATTGCAAAGTTGGCTAAATCGACCGAATCTGGTGATGGCGCTACTATGTTCGTTACCCACGCTCCTTGTTTGGACTGTGCCAAGTTGGTATATCAGAGTGGCATCAGTAACGTGTTCTATCGTGATGCTTACCGGAATGATAGTGGAATTTTATTCCTTGAAAAAGCCGGAGTTAAGGTAGAGCAGATTCGATAAATAGGTCGAGGACAACTCCTTGGAGAAACTGATGCAACTAAGTATCATAAAATGTCCCGATAAAGAAAGATTTCGTCCTTTTGTGAAGCGTGCAACACACTTCTTTGCAGAAGAACTAATGACTAAAAATATGTTGGAAAACATACACTTAACCATCAAGTTTGATAAATCACTTGAGGTTTGTGGATACGCATCTGTTGAGGAATACACATACTCTGGTAAAGCCAGAGAATTTTTGGTAGAAGTAAATCCAAATATCGGTGCAAGAGAAATCTTGGAAACCATTGCACATGAAATGGTGCATGTCAAACAGTATGCTTACAGTGAAACCAACGAACGCCTAACCAGATGGAAAGGTGAATATATATCTGATGATGTAGATTACTACAGTCAACCGTGGGAAATTGAAGCTTATGGTATGGCAGTAGGCCTACTTAACAAATTTGTGGTGAAAGAAAAATTGTGGGAAGTCTTTGAAGGTATTGCCAATCCAGACTCTCCAATTGAAAAGATACCTTTAGGATGGAAACGTTATGCAGAAGATTGTGTTAGTGACAGGAGGATTTGATCCTCTACATTCAGGTCACATTCAATATTTTAAAGAAGCCGCAAAACTCGGCGACTTATTGATTGTTGGTTTGAATAGTGATGCATGGTTAGAACGCAAAAAAGGTCGTGCGTTTATGCCTTTGAATGAACGCAAAACAATCATAGAACACCTTTCAATCCTTGATGCAGTTATCACATATAACGATGATGACAATTCAAGCAGAGCTGCAATTTTAAAAGTAAGAGAAATCTGGCCAGATGCAAGAATTATTTTTGCAAACGGTGGTGATAGAACACAATCAAATATTCCAGAAATGGATGTTGTAGATGACAACCTTGAATTTGTTTTTGGTGTAGGTGGTGAGAATAAGAAAAATTCTTCTTCATGGATTCTAAAAGAATGGAAAGCACCAAAGACTGACAGAGCTTGGGGTTACTATCGTGTTCTACATGAAGTACCTGGAATGAAAGTCAAAGAGTTGACTGTAGAACCTGGCAAATCTTTGAGTATGCAAAGACATTCACATCGTGCTGAGTATTGGATCGTTAGTGAAGGTTGTTGTGTTGTGAATAGTATGATGAATGGTGGTTATGCATTACCTCCTCTGTTGTTAAACAAACACGATGAATACAAAGTGCCTGTAGGTTCATGGCACCAACTAACTAATCCATTCGATCATCCTTGCAAGATTGTAGAGATACAATATGGTCTTGAATGTGATGAAGAAGATATCGAAAGAAAATAATTTAATAAATATACCAAAATAGTTGTTGCCAAGGCTCAAAAGTTCCTATATAATACAAACATTGAAAAATTTTTAGAAAGAAAATTCGTGTCTCTCATATCCCATAAACCCTTTTCGTTGCAACCAGAGTATCGCACAGTTACAAATAATTGTGGTGATAGCTCATGGGCGATTCAAAAAGGTGGGTTTTGTGTAGAGGGATGGGACGAATAACAAAGTTCTAAAAAAGATACCAAACGCAAAACCCTAGTCAGAGAAATCTACTAGGGTTTTTTGTTTGTTGTTTTGAAACAACAAGTGTATTGACAAGAATCTCGGTTCTGATACAATACACACATGTTCTTTAAAAATTTGTAGAGTCAAAAAATTGTTCCCTGTTCGCCTAGTGGTCTAAGGCACCGGTCTTTGAAATCGGTATCATTGGTTCGAATCCAATACGGGGTGCCATATAAAAACACATTACTCTGCTGTCTTTTACGGTGGAGAGGATTGTCTATTACGGTCCGTTAGTGTGTTTCTATATGGAAGCGTGGTCGAGTCTGGTTTATGGCAGCAGTCTTGAAAACTGCCGGCTCAGGAATGGGTCCGTGAGTTCGAATCTCACCGCTTCCACCAAACAACGGTGAGTTGGATGAGCGGTTTAAATCGGCAACCTGCTAAGTTGTTGTGTGTAGAAATATGCACCGTGGGTTCAAATCCCACACTCACCACCAAATGCCTCGGTGGCTTGGTAGTCAGAGAGTCCTTATAAGACTTTTAGCGCCAGATTAGCGTTCTTGAGAAGGTTCGATTCCTTCCCGAGGTACCAAATGAAAGTGAGATTATGTGGAAAGTTTATTTGAGTGATCGTGATTGTTTTTTCAAAACATTGGATGAAGCAATGAAGTTTGCAACCAATGAAACAAACGAATTTGTAACCATCACCGATGGAACCACGGAAATTGTGGGTAAGTTTGGTGTTGATGCAGTAGAAAACAAAGTTCTACCGGATGGTGGAACATACGATTGGACTATGAGGCGTGATGAAACACACCGTAGTTCAAGGAAAAAGTTAGTGTAGGCATGACCCGAATGGCTAGGGACTGGATTGCAAACTCAGTATATGCAGGTTCGACTCCTGTTGCCTACTCCAAGTTGTAAAAAAACAACAAGACGGTTGACAAACTATCTGGTTGTGATACAATACATTCATGTTTTGAGAAATCGAAACAAAAAACAGATGTTGTAATCATACAACAACTGGTTGCCAAGTAAGTGATGTTCTGATACAATACTTACTTGTTCTTTAAAAATTTGTAGAGTCAAATGCACGATTCGTCTATCGGTTAGGACGCTGCCCTTTCAAGGCGGAAAGACGAGTTCGATTCTCGTATCGTGTACCATACTAAAACACATTGGGTTACCAACTCCAGTAGGTGACTGGCAGAGAATTTCAGCAGCCGTGCTGACTCTGGCCATAATCACATGAAGCCTTCCGATGGTGCTGGATAAAGTTGAAGTGTAATGTGGACATTGCCTTATCGGTGGACGGCACCGTGAGAAGACCCTGGTGGTAAAGGCATTGACACCCTAATGTGTTTTAGTATGGTATCATTTGTTTTGCTGATGTAAGCCACGGGGGAAACGTCAACCCCGAGTAACTGCGTACATAAACGGTAGTGTGGCCACCAATTCCGTTGAGCGTAGCAAATAGTGCGTCAGCAAAACAAATGATATGGGGGTATAACTTAACGGCTAAAGTAGCTGGCTTTTAACCAGCAAATCAGAGTTCGATTCTCTGTGCCCCTACCAAAAAGTTATGGAGACATGGCAGAGCGGTTGATTGCACCAGACTGTAAATCTGGCCCCTAAAAAGCACGGTGGTTCGAATCCATCTGTCTCCACCAAATTCGCCCCGTTAATATAACGGCTATTATGCCCGCCTGTCCAGCGGAGAACAGGAGTTCGACTCTCCTACGGGGCGCCAGTTTTATTCCACAGTAGCACAGCGGTAGTGCAGGTGACTGTTAATCACTTGGTCGTAGGTTCGATCCCTGCCTGTGGAGCCATTTTTAGGATACTTGCAGCAAGCAAAAAACTTTTTATTGGAAAAAAGAAAAGGTATCCTGTTGATTTTATCCGTGTGTAGCGCAGTCTGGTAGCGCATCTGGTTTGGGACCAGAGGGTCGCAGGTTCGAATCCTGCTACACGGACCAAATGATTTCGCCTTGACTGATGGCGTACAATGAGATAAGTAATCAGTTATATGGGGGCAGCAGTGGGCTGCGGTTCTCCCTTGCAAGGAGAATGTCTAGAAGGATTCGATTTCCTCGGCCTCCACCATATAAAAACATTCTGAGTGACTACAGCGGATAAACAGTAAACTTGCAAATGTCGACCAATGCAAGAACCTGCCGTGAAGTAGGGTCACCATGAGATTCAAGGACTCGGCAGAGTGTTTCTATATGGTTCAGTAGCAAAGCGACTAATGCAGCATCTTCATACGGTGCCTATCGTGAGTTTGAGTCTCACCTGAACCACCAAATAATGCGCTCGTAGCACAACTGGAGAGTGTTCCGTCCTACGAAGTCGTGAGGTGGGGGTTCGAATCCCTCCGAGCGCACCATATATACCCCGATAGCTCAATGGCAGAGCCCACGACTGATAATCGTGTGACCCAAGTTCGATTCTTGGTCAGGGTACCAGATTTAGGATAGTAACAGCAAAAATTATACATTAGACTTTTAATCTAAACCGTAAAAATTCTATCCTGTTGTTTATATCTCGTTGGTGTAATGGTAGCACAAGAAACTCCAAATCTCTTGGCGGGAGTTCGATTCTCTCACGGGATACCATAAAAAAGAAAGGTGATTGATATGAAAGATTTTAACATACAAGAAGTAAAAGACTTCATTTTGGCTCAAGGTCAAGACACTAAGATTTATCTTGGTGCAGACTCCGAACGTGTTAGAATTAACGGCGTTTGGTACGCTGACTACGCTCTAGCGGTTGTAGTTCATATTGATGGCCGTCATGGTTGTAAAATCTTTGGTTTCGTGGATCGTGAAATCGACTACGACCATAAGAAAAGCAAACCTGCAATGCGTTTGATGACCGAAGTATACAAGGTATCAGAATTGTTCCAAGAAATGCAGGACGTGTTGGAAGACCGTCATGTAGAAGTTCACTTGGACTTGAACAAGGATGAAAACCATGGTTCTTCTTGTGTTGTTCAACAAGCGATTGGTTATATCAAAGGTACATGTAACATGACACCTATGGTTAAGCCAAACGCACCTGCTGCATCATTCTGTGCTGACCGTCTTAAGCGAATTCTAGCAGAACAAGAAGCAGTATAAAAAAATTCAAAGCAATTAAGTTTGCTTTGGGGAGTCATTAGTTTAGTGGCAAAACCACGGGTTGTGATTCCGTTATCACGAGTTCGATTCTCGTATGACTCCCCAAAGTAAATTTTATGCCTCGTTAACTCAGCGGTAGAGTAACTCTTTTACACGGAGAAGGTCGGCAGTTCGATCCTGTCACGAGGTACCAAGTTTTGTAAGTGTAGATGTTGAGAAAGCATGGCCTCGAAAACCATGTGAGGAGAAGTCCACACGGGATATGGTGCCCGCTCCAAGTATCAACTGTTACTACGTACCTCTAACCAGTCGGCCGCTTTAAAGAAAATACTGGTAAAATGTTGGGAAATGAAGGAGGTCCCATGCTTACAAATTCAATATGCAACTCTAGCTGATGTGGTCATAGCGGCGGTCTGAAGAGCCGTTGAAACAGGTTCGATTCCTGTGGGTTGCACCAAGTTTAAGGATCGGTTCAGCAAACCAAAACGTACGGTCATGGTGACCAATTTGACTTATAATCAAACCTTGGGGGTTCAATTCCCTCTACAAAAAAACGATCCTGTTATATGCCCTCCTATCCCAATTGGTAGAGGAAGCAGTTTCAAACACTGTGTAGTCTGAGTTCGAATCTCAGGGTGGGCACCATATACAAACATTCTAAACTGGACGCAGGATCGGAGAAGGTTGAAAGTGGGTTAGCTACCACAAGTATGCTGGAGATTAAGAATGTTTCTATATGGGTTATAAGCTTAAGTGATGAAGCAACCGGCTCTTAACCGGTAGAACAGAGTTTGATTCTCTGATGACCCACCAATTTTTGAGCTAGACGTTTGGATTGAGTCCCATGTGCGCTAGGTCCCTAATCTTGAGACTGACACACCAGTAGCAACACAAGGTCGTTAAACTCTCCTATACGAGACAACCTGATGAGTCCTTGAGAAAGATAGTCAGTCGCTCAAAAACCTATAATGCTCTTATCGTATAGTGACATTACACATCCTTGGTACGGATGTTACCCAAGTTTGATTCTTGGTGGGAGCACCAATTGTTTTAATTCGGTAGGCACAAATTCAGCGGCTTGCCTTTTAGCGTAAGATGGTGTAAACTCTCTTACTGTTGTAGAGAATTTAGATTCTTTGTATGGTGGTGCTTTGGCAAATTCCCAAAGATGTGGTTCTGCGGATTTAAGTGTCATGATACAAAGTATTTATTTTTGCCCCGGTGACGGAATTGGTATACGTGTTGGTCTTAGAAACCAAATTTTAGGAGTTCGAGTCTCCTCTGGGGCACCAAACATTCTGGCGTTAGTATAATGGATAATACAGTAGGCTTCTACCCTTCTGATGGGAGTTCGATTCTCTCACGCCGGACCAAAAAGTGTAAACCATTATGTACAAAATGATGGTTTTGTAAAGAATAGGAAACATTATGCCAGCAGTATTTCTTGTAAGTGATACACACTTTGGCCATGCCGGTGTATGTCGTTTCACCGATTCAAACACAGGTGAAAAAATTCGACCATGGACTGATCCTGCTGAAATGGATGAGGAAATGGTAAAGCGTTGGAACGAAACAGTTCGACCAAATGACAAAGTATATCACCTTGGTGATGTAGTGATTAACCGTAAAGCACTTTCAATTATGAGTAGACTTAACGGTGACAAGGTTCTTATCCGTGGTAACCACGATATTTTCCGTGATGAAGAATATAGACAATACTTCCGTGAGCTTCGTGCTTATCATGTAATGAACGGAATGATTCTTTCACATATTCCTATTCATCCGGATAGTCTTGGTCGCTTTGGTACTAACATTCATGGACATCTCCACACAGGTCGTGTGATGAAAACGGTAAAACGTGAAAAGGTTAGTAAATATGATCCACGTCCATTTACGGTTGAAGAACCGGAAATTGACACTAGGTATCATTGTGTTTGCGTTGAACAAACAGACTTTAGACCTATCCTTTTTGAGGATGTTATCAAACGAATCAAAGAAGAAGGTGGTCAAGTTGGTTTTCAAAACGGAAACGGACCAACAATGTAAGTGCGGGTATAGGCCAATTGGTAGAGTCAACAGACTTAAACCCTGTGTAGTGTCGGTTCGAATCCGTCTACCCGCACCACTTGCCAAAGGTTTGAAAATGATATATAATAGACACAAATTGCGGGATTAGTTTAATGGTCAAACGAAACCTTGCCAAGGTTTAGTTAAGAGTTCGATTCTCTTATCCCGCTCCAAATAGCCCTTATCGTATAGTGGTATTACCGCGGATTTGTAACCCGCTTACAGGAGTTCGATTCTTCTTGGGGGCACCAAACTGTGGCATATTTACAACATGTCGCTTGACTCTACAAATTTTTTGTGATACAATAACATCTTGTTATGAAACATTGAAGAAAGTTTTTAGGTAAGGTTCAGCAACAAAAATTTTCGGATCATATCCGAGCCCGTCTGTGAGTTTCGATTTCTCACTTTAATCAAAAAGTAGAAAACTTACCTGTTGTTTTTTTGGATGAATTCAGCAAAACAAAAATAACTTGAGCTTATGCTCACGCCTCGCACCGAAAGGTGATAGTGTCCATAGAATATGGAATCGATTTCAATAGCGAGTATTGAATAGGGTTGTGAAAGTATACACATGGCAACCAGAAAATAAATTACAGCTTTCGGTCATCCAGTTATTTTGAAGGAGTTAATAATGAACACTTTTGTGAATGCCGTTGTAAACCAAGAAGCCCGTACCACAAACGGTATGAAGGCTCGTAAGTCCACCGCTAATGCCGTTGTAGACTTGTTCTATAACATTGGTGCATCACGTGGTAAAGATATCACTCCTGCTTTCGTAGCAGCCTTTGTAGAAAACCGTGATCTAGCATTGCGTGTTGCTGCATGGGTTCGTGACATTCGTGGTGGTTCTGGTGAACGTGAAACTTTCCGTTCTATCTTGCGTTACTTGGAAAAGACTGACGTTGAAGCCTGTAAGGCTCTGTTGGCAAAAGTTCCTGAATTGGGTCGTTGGGATGACATTTTTGTTTTCCAAACTGACGTAATGAAGTCCGTTGCATATACCATGCTAGGCGATGCACTACGTGCTCGTAATGGTCTTGCTGCAAAGTGGACTCCACGTAAAGGTAAGATTGCGGCAGAAATCCGTACATTCTATGGAATGTCACCAAAGTTCTACCGTAAGTCTTTGGTTGAATTGACTAACGTTGTTGAAACTCAAATGTGTGCGAAGGATTGGGATTCCATTAACTTCTCGCATGTGCCATCTGTAGCGTCTTCACGTTACAAGAAGGCTTTCAACCGTAACACTCCATTGTATGCACAATACGTTGCTGAATTGGTGAAGCCAGTGGCTGAACGTTCAGTTGAAGTAAAGGTTAACGCTTCGGCTGTTTTCCCTTACGATGTGTTGAAAGGTCGTATCTCGTCATATGGCCGTAGCAAATTTGACAAGACCGAATTGGAGTTGATTCAAGCACAATGGGACGCTTTGCCAAACTACGTTGGTGATGCAGACATTCTACCATTGGTTGACTCCTCTGGTTCTATGACCTGCGCTGCTGGCGGATATGGTTCAAAGTCTGGATTGACTTGTTTGGACATTGCAATCTCTCTGGGATTGTATTTGGCTGACAAGAACACTGGTGCGTTCAAGGATACTTTCTTGACCTTCAGTGCAAGTCCACAATTGGTAAACCTAAAGGGTAACATCAATCAAAAGATTGACCAAATGAACACTGGTGAAGTTGCTAACACCAACTTGCACAAGGCATTTGACAAGATTTTGGAAGTTGCTCGTAAGGGTAATGTTGCACAAAAAGACATGCCAAAAGTATTGTTGATTTTGTCCGACATGCAATTTGACCAAGGTGTTAAGTATGACGAAAGCGCAATCGAAATGATTGCCCGTAAGTATGAAGAAGCAGGTTACGAATTGCCACGAGTGGTATTCTGGAACTTGAACGCTGCTTATGGTAACGCTCCAGTCCAATTCAACAAGTCTGGTGTTGCAATGGTTTCTGGTTTCTCTCCAGCAGTGGTTAAGCCAATGCTTGCGGGTGACATTGAAACATTCACTCCAGAATCCGTGATGCTTAAAACCATCATGGACGACCGTTACAAAGTCCTGTAACGGCATGGCGCCTATATAATGTAGGCGTCATTTTGAAGTATACTGTTTAGTGTATTTCAAAATGATTATGCGGGATTAGTTTAGTGGCAAAACGCTATCCTTCCAAGTTAGAGTTAAGAGTTCGATTCTCTTATCCCGCTCCAAGTTTATGCGGCAAACGTAATAACATCATGTGGATGCCCTCCGTATGACGGCTGTGAGAATCAGTCTTGCCGCTCCATTTTATAGCAGCGTAGAGAAGTAGCATCTCACCAGGTTCATACCCTCGGAGGTCGTTGGTGCAAATCCAGCCGCTGCATCCATTATTGAGGATAATATGAAGCCATTGCGTAATAAAGTTATTGTTGAAAAAGTAGAATCAGATAATAAAACCGCAGGTGGTATTATTCTTCAAAGAAGTGAAGGACCAGATTTTGCAAGAATCATTGCTATTGGTCCAGAAGTAGAAAATGTTTCCGTTGGTGATGTTATTTTAGTTGACTGGAGCCGTGCAGTCAAATCAGGAGACTTCTATATCGTCACCGAAGATGATGTTGCTTTTGTATATGAGGACTACAATGAGTGATGGCGGCAAAGGGTCTGCACCAAGACCGTTTAGTGTTTCACAAGATGAATTTGCAAATTCATTCGAATCTATTTTTGGTAAAAAGAAACCAAAAGAGCCATACATACCCCCTCCAATCGTAATTGAAGACCAGCAAGCCGAAGATGAGGCTTTTGCTAAAATCAAAGGTGTGTACGACACCAATCAACAGTAATTTCAACAAGTAATATTCCGGTAATTGATACAAATGCCGATGCTAATATTACTATTAATGTTCCAATCAAGATTCCTTTATCGTGCAACCATCTTAAAGTGGTTTTAAACATTATCGTCCTGTGTAAATCTTTGGCTTGGCGGCCTCTGATCTTTCTTGTGCTGTCATTGGTATCCACCCGTCACCTAAATGTGGATATTTTTGAATTCTATCCGCAACAACCATCGCCATCATAAATCCAACGGAACAAGAAATTATTAACGCAGCAAGTCCCCAAGCAATTTCTATTCTAAGTTGTTGTAATCTTTTTGCTCTTCTTTTTGCAGCTATATGGTCATTTTGCATTTTCTTGGAAATCAGAACCTTTTGTTCTGAACCCATTTGTTGCATCATAGCTTCAACTTCAGTATACAACGCACCAAGTTCTGGTGGTGATTGATATACCATCAACTCACGTAAATCAACCGACATTTGTTCTAGTTGTTTACGCATCAAAACTCTTTGCAAAGCACGTTTGCCTAAACTTGTATCACCAGTATAAACTTCAGTCTTGGCACGTTTTTCTTCTTCCTCAAACACAGCCATGCACTTATAGAAGTTTTCATAGTATGTGCCTAGATGTTCGCCAAGTTCGGTATAAATGCTTGCGGTTTCACCATCACGTTTATTAAGCTCGACAATACGATTCTTTTCTTGAATGTATTGGTTACGTTGTTCAACGGTTGCAGGTTTATCTGGTGGATGTTTTGCGTGAAACTGGTCGTCAAGGTCCTTGAGTACGGATTTAACGTCCCCAGCAGCACTTTTTATATCCTTGTACAGTTGGCAACCTTTTTTGACGGCTGCAACCGCACCATTGGCTAAAGCAAATAATGTTAACGGATCCATTTTTATTCAGGGAAATGATGTTGTCAGAGGCAAACATAACACGGACCTATTGCAAGTCCAGACAAAATCATATATAATTCTTTATTATTTATCTAAAAGGAGTATGTAAAGTGGCAATTAAAATTTTGAAATTGATTACAGGTGAAGAAGTTCTAGGTGAAATTGAGAATGAAACAGAACATCCTTACAGAATTAAAAATCCAGTTGGTGTTTCTATTGTTCGTCAACCAAGTGGCCAACCAGGAGTAGGTTTTACACCATTCCCACTACATGCACCACAGTCAAAGAATTCAACTATTGACTTACCACCAACAAGTGTAGTATACTCATATGAACCTGCACAAGACTTCATTGACAACTACAACCAAATCTTTGGTTCAGGTATTGTGCTTCCAAATAAACAACTGATTACAGGCTAATGAATTTTTATACTAATGTTCAATCATTCGGTGGCAGTATTCTTTACCGTGGCATACGAGACGGTAAAAGAGTCAAGCTAAAGATTGATTATGAACCATCTTTGTTTCTACCTTCAACCAAAAAAGTAGAGACACCTTTCAAATCTCTTGAAGGCATTCCCCTAGAACGCAAAAAGTTTGATTCGATACGTGAAGCGAGAGACTTTGTTAAACGTTACCAAGACATTCCTGGTGCGCCCCTGATCTATGGTCAAACACGATTTGAGTATGCATTTATTGGTGACCAACACAAAGGCATGATTGACTTTGATCCGTCATTGATCGATGTTGACTTTCTTGATATTGAAGTTGGTTCTGAAAACGGTTTCCCTGATCCATACGAAGCAAACGAACCTATTACTGCCATTGGTCTGAAAAGACATGGCCGTAGTATGGTCGTTTGGGGTTGCGGTGATTATGACCGTGAAAAAGATAAAAGTAATCCTGATATCGTTGTAACATATATCAAGTGTAAAGATGAATGGTCTTTATGTAAACAATTCATCACATATTGGCAACAACATTATCCAGACATTATGACTGGCTGGAACACCGAGTTCTTTGATATTCCGTATCTTGTAAACCGTTTCCGTAAAATTCTTGGTGAAGATGACACTAAGAAGTTGTCGCCATGGAATTTCATTGGTGAACGTAAAGTCAACGTCAACGGTAAGATGTTAACCAGTTACACCTTGACTGGTATTGCACACTTAGATTATATTGAACTCTACAAATGGTATTCTCCTAACGGCAAGTCACAAGAATCTTATCGTTTGGACGCAATCGCTTCATCAGAAATCGGTGAAAATAAGTTGTCTTATGAAGAATTTGATAACCTACATGCACTATATCGATTAGATCACCAAAAGTTTATTGAGTATAACATCAAAGACGTTGTGCTTGTTGAACGTATTGATGACAAACTGAAGCTGATTGAACTGGCCATCACTTTGACATACGACACCAAATCAAACATGGAAGATGTGTTTGCACAAACTCGTATGTGGGATGCTCTGACTTATTGTTATCTACGTGACCAAAACATCATCGTACCACCACGTATCGTCAAAGAAAAAGACGGTATGTTTGAAGGTGCATACGTGAAAGAACCACAAACTGGTGCTCACGATTGGGTTGCATCGTTTGACTTGGACAGTTTGTATCCTCACTTGATGATGCAATACAATATCAGTCCTGAAACACTGATTGAGCCAGAAGATTACACACAAGAAATGCGTGATGTTATTTCTCAAGGTGTCACGGTTGATAAGATGTTAAATAAGGAAGTCAACACAGATAACCTTAATGGTGTTACCCTGACACCAAACGGTCAATTCTTCCGTACAGATAAACAAGGTTTCTTGCCTAAGATGTTGGAAGAAATGTATGAAGACCGTAAACGATTTAAGAAGATGATGTTGGCAGCCAAACAGGAGTTGGAAAATGAACCAGACACATCAAAACACCGAGAAATCGAAAAACGAATTGCACAGTACAACAACATCCAGCTTGCTAAAAAAGTTGGTCTCAATAGTGCGTACGGCGCTCTTGGTTCTCAGTATTTCCGTTTTTACGATCTCCGTATGGCTCTGGGTGTTACATCAGCCGGCAAGTTATCTATTAGATGGATTGAAAATAAAATAAATGCATACATGAACAAAATCTTGGGTACAACAGACCAAGATTATGTTATTGCATCAGACACAGATTCGATTTACCTACGACTGAATGAATTGGTTCTGAAGGTCTATGGCGTTGACAAATCAGTTGCAATGCCTAAGATCAAAGTGATTGACTTCATGGATCGTGTTTGTGAAGATCGTATTCGTCCTTACATCGACAAATCGTACCAAGAATTGGCCGAGTATGTTCATGCGTATAAACAAAAAATGCGTATGAAACGTGAGGGTCTATCTGATCGTGGAATCTGGACAGCCAAGAAACGTTACATTCTAAACGTATACGACAATGAAGGTGTTCGTTACAATGAACCTGATTTGAAAGTCATGGGTCTTGAAATGATTAAATCTTCAACACCATCGGCTGTTCGTACCAAGATGAGAGAACTGGTCAAGGTCATGATTTCAGGTGGTGAAAAAGATGTGCAAAATTTTGTTGCTTCTTTCCGTGAAGAATTCTACAAGCTGGCACCAGAAGATATTTCTTTCCCTCGTGGTTGTAATGGCATTGGTAACTATACCGATAAACTGACCTTGTACAAGAAAGGCACACCAATTCATGTTCGTGGTGCAATCTTGTACAACCACTATCTAAAAGAAAGAGGCTTGGTTAAGAAGTATCCTTTCATTCAAGAAGGTGAGAAAGTTAAGTTTGCATATCTTAAAATGCCAAACACATTTAAAGATAACGTCATATCTTTTCCCGGTAGACTTCCGCAGGAATTTGACATTCACAAGTTTATCGATTATGATATGCAATTCAGTAAAACTTTCCTTGAGCCGATTCGTGTGATTGTTGAACAAGTTGGATGGAAAGTAGAGCACGTTGATTCTATTGAGGACTTCTTTTCATGATGATATTTTTAACCTTTCTATCAGCACTATTATTATCTGGTATTGCAGAGTATTATTCAATCATTGGTTTGGCATCCATTTTCCCTGGCGTTTTTTGGCCAGTGGTTGCAATGGGTGCCACTCTTGGTTTTGCCAAGATCATTGCAACATCTTGGGTGTATCGTAATTGGGATACCGCACCAAGAGCATTGAAATACTATTTGACTTCAGCTGTGGTGATTTTAATGATGATTACCAGTATGGGTATCTTTGGTTATTTGTCAAAGGCACATATTGACTCTACATTGGCATCTGGTGATAATATTGTTGAATTGAAAACAATTGAACAACAAGAAAAAGGTACCAGAGAAAGATTGGAATACTTGCTTGCAAGAGCAAAGGATCCATCAACCGCATCAAACAAATTGGATAAACAAATCCAAGAGACACAAAAAGAATTATCCGATATCAATCAGAGAAAGGCACCTTTACTCAAAGAAAGTAATAAATTGACCGCAGAGGTCGGACCTATCGCCTACGTGGCACAAATGTTCTTTGAAGGTGATAATGCTCTAGACCGTGCAGTTCGTTTGGTAATCTTTGCAATCATACTTGTATTTGACCCGCTAGCTGTGTTATTATTGATAGCAGGTAATATTTCGTTGAAGAATAGAATTGTCGCAGAGCAAAAGAAAACAATCAGAACACCAGTTGAAGAATTGGATATTCCAGTGTTTACTCAAAACAATACTGTTGCGATTGACAAATCTAATATTGCTGAAGTGAAGCCCGCACCAACAACCAACTATGATTATGATTCATCATTCTCGTTTCGTAAAAAGGAAAAACAATGAGCATACTTGACAAAATTAAAAAGAACAGCAGCATCAAAGAGTCTGCAATTCTATCCAAATCAAAGTTCTTTAGTGATAAAGATATGATTCCGACCGCAATTCCAGCAATCAACATTGCATTGTCTGGTAAATTGGATGGTGGTTTAACACCAGGTCTTACTATGTGGGCAGGTCCATCCAAACATTTTAAGACTGCATTTTCTTTGTTGATGGCCAAATCTTATCTAGACAAATATGATGATGCTGCACTTCTTTTTTATGATTCTGAGTTTGGCACTCCTCAATCTTATTTCGATTCCTTCGGCATTGATACTAATCGTGTCCTTCATACTCCTCTTACTGACATTGAACAGTTGAAGTTTGACATTATGGCTCAGTTGACCAATCTAGAACGTGGTGATAAGTTGATTATTATTATTGATTCGATTGGTAACTTGGCATCTAAGAAAGAAGTTGAAGATGCATTGGCAGAAAAATCAGTTGCTGATATGAGCCGTGCAAAACAAGTCAAGTCTTTGTTCCGTATGGTAACACCACACTTGACTATGAAAGATATTCCAATGATTGTTGTGAACCACACATATAAAGAAATTGGCATGTTCCCTAAAGATATCGTAGGCGGTGGTACTGGTTCATATTACTCAGCTGATAACATTTTCATTCTTGGTCGCCAGCAAGAAAAAGATGGTTCTGAAGTCACTGGTTATAACTTTATTATCAATGTCGAAAAATCCCGTTACGTTAAAGAAAAATCTAAAATACCTGTTACTGTATTGCATGATGGTGGTATTAACAAGTGGTCTGGTCTACTTGATATCGCACTCGAAAGCAAGCACGTTATAAAACCAAAAGCTGGTTGGTATCAACGTGTTACAGAAGATGGTGAAATTGAAGAAAAGAATTACCGTGAGAAAGACACCAACACTGGTGCTTTCTGGTTGCCTATTCTGAAGCAAAAATCTTTCCAACAATTCGTTGAAGATAAGTATCGTATTGCATCCGGCAATATTATGCAAGAAGAAGTAGAAGAAACCTTTGATGAGGTACAAACAACAAACGGAGAATGATATGAGCACCGAAGAAGACAAGTTCAAACACAGCAAACGTCTACTTAAAAACGAAAACGCTGTTAAGAAGCAAGCCAAGATTGCCAAAGAAAATGGTATGACGGTAAAAGAACCTCATAAATTTGAAAAACAACATGCAATGAATTGTGGCAATCCTAATTGTATGTTGTGTTCAAATCCTCGTAAAATATTTGGAGAAAAGACTATGCAAGAACGTAAGTTTGAACAAACGGAGGGCTGGGATGGTTGAAGGCCTAGATTATTGTTTCATCTACCCTAAAGAAGATGCTCAAACAGTACACATTAAATTTTTAGAAGGACCTTACAAAGATACCGTATTCAAATACGGTAAGGTAAAGTTTAAGGAAGAAAACGACCAGGTCTATTTACTTTTTGCGTATGATGTGTTAGAATCTCCTGTAAATAAGCCAAGTAAGTTGGAGAAAGATGATGCTTTCAAAAATTATATTGGTGATTTATTAGTAAGCATTATGAGTGGAAACCTAGAACAGGATATTATTGATGAAACTGGAACAGACGATTCTCAAGAATCTAATTTATAATGATGAATATTTGCGGAAAGTTCTCCCGTTTCTTAAACCCGAATATTTCTCTGAGAATTCCGACCGCACATTGTTCAACGAGTTACACCAATTCGTACAAGATTACAATGGTGCGCCAACGGTTGAAGCACTTACATTGGCCATCGAAGACCGGAGAAATCTCACGAATGATGAAATGGAAAGATGCAAAGAGAGTTTACAAGAGATTGCATCATCTACACTTGAAGGATCAGAACTTCAATGGCTTGTTGATAGGACCGAAAAGTTCTGTCAAGAGAAAGCAGTCTACAACGCAGTATTGGGGGCAATTTCTATACTTGACGGGAAGGACAAAACTTCCGAGAAAGGTGCGATTCCCAAGATATTATCGGATGCCTTGGCTGTAAGCTTTGATAGTTCCGTAGGTCATGATTATTTGGAAAACTCGGATGAACGATATCAATTCTACCACAGACACGAAGAAAGAATCCCATTCGATTTGGAATTCTTTAACAAGATTACAAAAGGCGGTCTTCCAGCCAAAACGCTCAACATCGCATTGGCAGGAACTGGCGTTGGTAAGTCTCTTTTTATGTGCCATGTGGCTTCTAGTTGCATGGTACTGGGTAAAAATGTACTTTACATAACAATGGAAATGGCTGAAGAAAGAATTGCGGAACGTATTGATGCAAATCTTTTGAATGTGACCGTTGATGATTTAGTGTCTATGCCTAAAGATATGTTTGATAAACGAATCAACAAACTACGTGAGAAGACTGTTGGTAAATTAATCATCAAAGAATATCCAACCGCATCGGCTTCTGTTACACACTTTAGGACACTACTCAATGAGCTCAATCTCAAAAGGTCTTTTAAGCCTGACATTATTTTCGTGGATTATCTTAATATCTGTTGTAGTTCAAGACTCAAAGCCGGAGCCAACGTCAACAGTTACACTTATGTCAAAGCTATCGCAGAAGAATTGCGAGGTCTTGCCGTTGAATTCGGACTACCAATTGTTTCTGCTACGCAAACTACAAGAAGCGGATTTAGTTCATCTGACCCAGGGTTGGAAGATACAAGCGAGTCTTTTGGTCTGCCAGCAACCGCAGACTTGATGTTTGCTCTTATTTCATCCGAAGAACTAGAAGAAATGGGACAGATTATGGTCAAGCAATTGAAGAATCGTTACAATGATCCAACATATCTGAAACGATTCACACTTGGCATCGACCGTTCTAAAATGAGATTGTATGACGTTGAACAATCAGCACAGCAAGGCTTGGCTGATGCTGGTCATAGTGACAAACCTATAAACACATTCGGCAATAGAGAAAAACCTACCAAGAAGGCATTTGATGGATTTAAAGTTTGATGAAGCCTTGCATTGTGCAAAGGTATTTGAAAATTATTTTGGTAACTTCAATCGCATCGATGAATATATGAAGGATCAAAAACTCAAGTCACTTAGTGGTTTGGGTGATCCTTTGTTTCCATTGGAAGATGACTTGTTCTCCGATTTTACGATGCATCCAAAAGATATGAATTTTGAAATCATCGAAATGCAAACTGAATCGTGGGAAAACTTGTTGAACATTACCAGTTCACACATCAACATTTCTCCTGTTGGTCGTCAGGTTAGGCTTGCTGTTAGAGAAACCAATACAGGTAAGATTGTTGGCTTCTTGAGACTTGGTTCTCCAGTTATCAACATGAAGCCTCGTAATGAAATGCTAGGTCAGGTCTTCACACAACAAAAAGAATGGGGTACTCGTTTCAATAACTCTGCTATGATGGGTTTTGTTATTGTGCCAGCACAACCTTTCGGTTACAATTATCTTGGTGGAAAGTTACTTGCAGGTATCTGTACTAGCCATGAAGTGCGTGAAATTGTCAACAAGAAGTATGGCATGAACCTGTGCCTATTTGAAACCACAAGTCTGTATGGTTCATCTAAGACCGTGTCTCAATATGATGGCATGAAACCCTTCATTCGTTACAAAGGTTTGACCGACTCTGATTTTATTCCTATGATGCACGGCCAAGAGTATGATGACCTAGTTGCATTTGTAAAAGATAAAGTTGGTGATATTGTAGATGAAGATGCTTCAAGTAAGAAGTTGAAAACCACAATGAAGATTATTGCCATGGTTAAAGCATCATTAAAGAGTGATAAAGACGCTTTAAGTGCATTTAATGATACAATAACAAAAGCCAAAGACTTGACCGAACAGAAACGTTACTATATCAGTGACTATGGTTTCAAGAATATGGTTGACTATGTGAACTGCAAAACTGATGTGTTGATTCCTGGTGAGAACTATGCAAAACATAAAATGGCCAACATTGTTGAATGGTGGAGAAGTAAAGCAATCAATCGTTATGCAACACTACATAATGAAGGTCGTTTGAGAACAGAATTGGAAGTCTGGACTTCTGGTAAGGACATTCAGATTATCAGATAAATACTTCCATTTGAGGTTCAAATGGCAGCTCAACAGGGTTTTCAATATGAAGAAAATGCAGCAAAGGTTTTGAAAAAGATGGGTATTGTTCCTAAAAACTTTACACCTGCTGGTGCAAGCCATGACCAACCAGACTTGATGTTGGAACACAACAAGAAAAAGTCTGGATGTGAATTGAAGATTACAGCTGCATCAGCAGGTTCTCTTGTTTTGAAATACGATACAAAAGATAAAAAGAATCCGTGGAAATTTGGTGACATTGACAAAAACGATACAGAAAAGATGTTCATCAAAGACTTGGCTGATGAGATTGGATTGTTTGATACAATTAGAAAACAATGGAAAGAGATTCCATTCAAAAGAGAAAAAGATGAATTGTGGGAAGCCACAGCAGGTAAACTAACCAAGAAGCAAATCTATGAAAGAGATAGAGACACCTTCAAGGACATTCGAGGTGAAATTCCTGCAACAAAAATTGAACAGTATTATAACAAGAAGAAGACCTACTATGTAAACGTAGGAACACACGGATTTTATTTGATGGGTAGAAGTAACCCATTAAAGTTAAAAGATGTACCAACTTTTGGTTCATCAGCTAAGGCAACATATCGTGCAAGAGTACAATATAAAGGAAGTGACAATTATCAATTCACTTTTGAAATGCAGTTCTCCATACCCGCTGCAAAAAAGTCACCTTACAACATAGCACCTGTCGATGGTAAAACTGTAAAGATCATCGAAAAGGATATCAACTTAAACTGTTTCGTATAAAATGGCACTCGTAGATTTTGACAAACTCGCAAAAGAATATGCTAGCGTTAACGTTAGTGATACATTCAATTTTTCTGCTATATCGGAAGATGAATACAAAAAAACTCTTGAAGATGCACAAAATGATGCATCAGAATTGACAGCTGAACAATATAAAGAAAAGTTGAAGAAACTTGAAGCAATGATTGTTCCTTTCCTACACAAACTACATAGTACAGGCGATAAAGAATATATCTATTGGCCTAATCGTAAACCTGTTATTGAAAAACAAATTGAAGAAATTTTGAAACTGACTAGAGAATGATATGACTGCTACTGTTATTATGCCAACTACAGGTTCGCCTGAGTTGAAAGATGCTTTGACTTCGGTATTAAATCAAACTTACCCAACAACCGCATATGTTGTTGCGGATGGACCAAAGGCACATTCATCGACAAGACTGAATGTTGGTTACCATGAAAATCTATACATTTGTAATTTACCAATCAACGTTGGTGCAAATGGTTATTATGGCCATCGTGTGTATGCCGCTTTTACACATTTGGTAAATACCAAGTATGTTCTTTACTTGGATCAAGATTGTTGGTTTGAACCAACTCACGTAGAGTCTTGCATCAAACACATAGAAGAAAACAACCTAGACTGGTCCTATTCACTCCGGAACATCATGGATAAAGATGGTAAATTCTTGACTACCGATGATTGTGAATCTCTTGGTAAATGGCCAGTTTTTAGTGGTAATTATAACCATATAGACACTAATTGCTATTGCATAAAAACTGAAGTTGCGATAAAATTGGCACAGATTTGGCACGGTGGTTGGGGACAAGATAGAGTTTGGTTACAAGCCTTGTCGCAATACTTTCCAAAATTTGATTGTACGGGTGAATACACCGTCAATTATAGAGTTGCAGGAAATGCTGGCTCAGTAAAACCAGAATTCTTCTTGCATGGTAATGAAGTGATGAAACAGAAATATAATGGAGTTTTCCCATGGCGAAACAAAATCTAATTATTGGTGGTTGCACCAATTACGGTATCAATGAACTAAAACCATGGGTGTTGTCTATCAATGAGACAATGCCTAATGTGAAAAAAGTAATGTGTGTTGGTAATGCGACACAAGAAACCAGAGATTGGTTGGTTGAACAAGGCTTTGAAATTTTTCCTATGCCACAAGCCAACATTCCAGTTCATGTGTTGCGCTTCTTGTCTATCTATGAATACCTACGTCAGAATTGGGAACAGTTTGAATATGTTATCACCACTGATGTGAAAGATGTGTACTTCCAAAAAGACGCATTTAAATTCTTAGACTACCATAATGTTGGTGTCAGAGATATGCACCAATTGGTTTGTGCCTCCGAAGCACTGAAATACAAAGATGAATCTTGGGGTAACGAGAACTTATTGCAAGCCTATGGTCCATACATCCACAATCTGTTCAAAGATAATATTATCTTCAACGTTGGTGTTCTAGGTGGTTCTGCTGAATACATGAGAGACTTGGTGTTTAACATCTTCTCTAATGCAACCAATCGTCCAATTGCTATTGTTGACCAAGCCGTGTTCAACGTACTAATCAACACACAACCATACAAAAATATTGTGTTCAAAACTTGGATGGATCATGGTTGGGCAGTTCAAGCAGGTACAGTTGCAGACCCATCTAAGATTGATGGTTTCAGACCAAATCTTTTGGAACCAGAACCAAAATTTGTTGATGGTAAAGTAGTCAACTCTAAAGGCACAGAATTTGCCATCGTACACCAATATGACCGTGTGCCAGAATGGAAGAAGTTCGTGGCTGAAAAATACGGACAAGAAGATCAATCTCAATATTTTACATATAAAGCATGAAAAAAATCTTATACGTAGTGCATCGTTATGCACCATACCCTGGTGGTTCTGAAAATTATGTGCGTGATATGGCTGAAGAAACCTTATCACGTGGTCATCAAGTTGCCGTATTTGCAGGCGAACACAAAGGTGATGTGAACGGAGTTAGAGTAACTTCAGATGTACAAATCTTTGGTGAAAAATGGGACTTGATTGTTGTTCATGGTGGTGATGTACCATTACAAGATTTTGTTCTTACAAACATCAATAAAATCCCTTCGCCGGTTATGTTTATGTTGATTCGTCCTTCACAATCATATACCTATACTGTTGCAATGAGAGACTGTAGTTACATTGCTTGTTCAACCGAAGAAGATTGGGAATTTGTTAGAGCCAAAGGTTATGAACATAAGTCAGTACAAGTATCACATGGCGTTGTCGGTGATAACTGTTTGGCTAATAGAAAGAAATACGAATCTTTACCTGATCTTACAGATGATACTTTCCGTAAAAGATACGATATCAAAACTAAAAACATGTTCTTGTCTTGTGGTGGTTTCTGGCCAAACAAAGCATTCCATGAACTTATCGATTGTTTTAAGAAAGCAAACCCATCAGATACAACATTAGTGTTGACTGGTTATGATAATCGTCACGGTATCATGCCACCAGATGAGGAAAACATCAGAACATTGATGTTAGACAATCACAAAGAAGTGTATGAAGCTATTGCGGAATCAGACCTATATATTATGCACTCACACAGTGAAGGTTTTGGTCTAGTTCTATTGGAGTCGATGGTCAACACGACTCCTTGGGCTGCAAGAAACATTGCTGGTGCTAGAGTATTGAAAGACTATGGTTTCACATATGATAATGATGAACAGTTGATTGAATATTTGAAAGATTTTAAACCTGATCTAAATCAAATTTCGGAAGGTTATCATTTTGTATGGAAGAACCATCAAATTAAAAATACAGTTGATGGAATATTGAACGTACTATGACCAAATTAGTTATCTTTGACCTTGATGGTGTGTTACTTGATTCACGTGAATTACATTATGAAGCTTTGAATGAAGCACTTCGTAAAATCGGTGAACAATTCATAATCACCAGAGAAGAACACCTATCGACCTACGATGGGTTAAACACCACCAAAAAACTCCAGTTGTTATCACAAAACAAAGGTTTGCCAACAGAATTGTACGACCAAGTTTGGCAAGATAAACAACAAGCAACCTTTGACTTAATTCCAAATGCACCAAAAAATCCTTCAATAAGATATATTGTAGGCCAATTAAAGTTGCATGGTTGGAAAGTTGCTGTTGCATCAAACTCAATACGACACACAGTAAAGCTTGCATTAGCTTCTATGGGTGTATTGGAACACATTGATTACTATGTGAGTAATGAAGATGTGTTTAGAACAAAACCATATCCAGAAATGTATTGGAAATGCATGACCGCATTAGGTGCTTTACCAAAAGATACAATCATCGTTGAAGATAGTCACATTGGTCGTGAAGGTGCAATCAATTCTGGCGCAACATTATATCCAGTGAAAGATGCTTACGAATTAAATGGTATAGTGTTTATGCAATATCTCGAAAGCTTTGAGAAATCACAAACAAGTAAAAATATACCATGGAGAAATAAAAAGATGAACGTACTTATTCCTATGGCTGGTGCAGGTTCTAGATTTGCACAAGCTGGTTATACATTCCCTAAACCATTGATTGATGTGAATGGTAAACCAATGATTCAGGTTGTGGTTGATAACCTAAACGTTGAAGCACACTTCATTTTCTTGGTTCAAAAAGAACACTACGAGAAGTACAATCTACAATCAGTTTTGAATTTGATTGCACCTGGATGTGATATTGTACAAGTTGATGGCTTGACAGAAGGTGCTGCATGTACTACACTATTAGCTAAAGACTTCATTAATAATGATGAACCATTGTTGATGGCTAACTCAGACCAATTCGTAGAATGGAACTCCAATGAATGTTTATATGCTTTTACTGCCGACTCAATTGATGGTGGCATTGTCACTTTTAAGTCAACTCATCCTAAGTGGTCTTTTGCCAAAATCGGAGAAGACGGATTTGTTACAGAAGTCGCTGAGAAGAATCCTATTAGTGACATTGCTACTGTCGGTATTTACTATTGGAGCCATGGTTCTGACTACGTGAAGTATGCAGAACAGATGATTGCAAAAAATATTCGTGTCAATAACGAATACTATGTTTGTCCAGTATTCAATGAAGCTATTGCAGATGGCAAGAAATTCCGTGTGAAGAACATTAATAAAATGTGGGGTCTAGGTACTCCAGAAGATTTACAACATTATTTGGAACACCACAAATCATGAACGTAGCATTAGTTTTAACAGGACACTTGCGTTGTTGGGAACAAGTGTTTCCAAACACCAAAGAAACAATCCTTGATCGTTGGAACCCAGACGTATTCATCCATTCTTGGGACGAACAAGCTTGGTGGGACCCACATAGTAAAGAAGGTTTTGTTGCAAATTCACCTGAAATTGATATCAAAGGTGTTCGTGAAGCATATAAACCTGTTTCTTTTGTAACTGAAGACTTTGAAAACTATCGTGCAGGCTTTGACCAACACGCCGAATTATATGAAAAACACTATCATGTAAAACGTAATATCATTTCCATGTTCTATAAGATGCACAAGGGTATGGAATTGGTAAATGATTATACAGCTAGAACAGGCAAACACTACGATATGGTTATTCGTATGCGTCCTGATTTGGTGTTTAAGAATCATCTACCCAACTTTGATCCTAATAAATTCTATACTATCTTGCATAGAAACCATGTTGGCCAAGGTACAGGTGATATGTTCCAAGTCAGTAACCCATGGTTGATGACCATTTATACAAACATACTTACCGTTCTACCGCACATCTATAAAGAAACTGGCATTTTGTGTCCACATATTGTATCAGAACACTTCTTTAAAAAGATGAACTTTCCTTGGGAAGAATTTCCAATCGAACGTATGTTGATGCACACTCCAGCCGGTGAGTATAAACCAAAACAAGTATACGGATTTCAATGATTTATATTGCACATAGAGGCCTGATTGCAGGTCCAGACAAAGACAAAGAAAATAACCCTGAATGGATTCAAGAAGTTTTGAATAAGGGTTTTTCGGCTGAGATTGACCTATGGAGATACAACGATGAGTTAATCTTAGGTCACGATGAACCACAATATAGAGTCTCGATAGACTTCTTACTGGCTAACCGTCAGAAGTTGTGGATACATGCAAAAGATATTGATGCATTAGAGTATCTGTCCACTGGTCAAGGTCTAAACTACTTCTGGCACGACAAAGACGACTACACCATTACTAGCTATGGTTATATTTGGGCTTATCCAGGTAAGAAAGTACCTTCAATGGGTATTTGCGTACAACCGGAATGGGACAGCAATTTTGACCCTACGAACTTTAAACCTAAATGCATAGGTATTTGTTCAAAACATGTCGGACTACTAGCCGAATATAACTAAATAGTCCTTAGGTACAACCATAGTGTGTTGCATTTCTAAAGGTATTCATGTATACATTCAAGTCGTTTTTAACAGAAGAAACCGAAGAAGGTACGAAACTTAAGCATATTACTCATGCTGAGGATCGTCCTTTGCAGCATGGAGCAAAAGGGTTTCAACATGCATATAATGCTTTACATCATGTGCATGACCATATCAAATCAGGTGCAAATAGTTCGGCTCTAACTATGAAATATGATGGTTCTCCGTCAGTTGTTTTCGGTCACCATCCAGAGACAGGTAAGTTTTTTGTTGCATCAAAATCAGCCTTCAACAAGAACCCTAAACTGAATTTCAACCACAAAGATATTCAAAAGAACCATGGCCACGCACCAGGTTTGATGGACAAACTACATTCCGCACTGAATCATCTACCAAAAATTGCACCAAAATCTGGTGTGTATCAAGGTGACCTGATGTATTCAGAAGGTGATTTGAAACACAAAGATGGTGGAAAAGTATCGTTTGAACCAAATACCATCAGATACACAGCCTCCGGTGACAAGGCAGATAAGATCAAAAATTCTAAGATGGGTATTATCGTGCATACACAATATCACGGTAACGATATCCATACGATGGCTGCGGATCCACATCCAGACCTACACAACTTTGCACAACACAAAGACGTATGGCACCAGTCTGCAAACCACGACACAAAACACATTCACTATTCTGAAGAAGACCAAAAAGAATTTAAAAAACATATGGCCGAAGCTGATAAGATTCATTCAGCAAATAGAGGTACAATGTACAAAGCCACAGAACCACATCGTGGTGAAGGTAGTCATCTAGAAACTTACATTAACCATACAGTAAGAACCGATGAAGAACCTACTTCTGAAGGTTTGAAAAAACACATTCAAGATAAGTATGACAAGTCAGCAGCTAAACTAAAAACTCCTGCTGGCAAGGCAAAACGATCACAAGAAGCAAAATCGCATATGTTACATATTGATGCAAATAAAGAACAATATGATAACATGTTAAAAATGCACTCACATCTACAAGCTGCTAAAAATGTTCTAATTAAAAACTTAGAACAACATGAGGGTGGACTTGAACATCATATTGACAACAAGAGAAGTAAGCCAGAAGGTTTCGTTGTCAATCATGGTGGCGAACCAACTAAATTGGTTAACCGTAAAGAGTTTGCTCGTGCCAATTTATTGAAGGTTAGAAAATGAAAACACTGAATTACTTATTGTTTGAAGCATTAGAAATGTCACGTGGTTTCATCAAAGGAACTGGTGCAGAAGCTGCACGCCACGAAAGACAATACATCACACCACATCTTGGTGCAACAGATTATACTCACACTCTAGGTAAAGCACATGATGATGTACCGGCTGGCGCAAAGTTAATGTTCCACAAAACAGAAGTGCTTGATGGTAAATTGCATGTACATGCTACTGACGACCAAACTCGTACAAAACATGTTATTCCAGTTTCAAAGATTCATAAACCAGGTGAAGTAAAAGCCAACAAAGGTTTTGCATATGAACAACAATTCGTTGACCGTTTGAAGAAACATGGTTTGATGGAAGGTGAAGCTGCTGGTTTCACATCAGGTAATGACTTCAATCTAGTTAACAAAAAGAACAAGACCAAACACAAAGGTGAAGTACACAACGAAAGTGCTTTACAAGGTGAAACAAAAGCAGGCAAGACAGCCGCATTTGGTCAACTAACAATTGCATACGATAAGAAAAAAGGTGGTTGGCATATTCCAGATGATGCTCGTCAAAAACGACCTGGTTATGCAAAACACATTGAAGACAAGGGTATTGTTGAACATATGAACAAACACCACAAACCAGAAAAACAAGGTCTGGTTGCTGGTGGTCCACTTGCAAAGAACGTTATGTTTGAACATGATAATTTAGAACCAGCAAATGCATATTTGGGTGACCATCATGTAGACGTTGTTCAAGTTGGTAAACATGGAACATACAAGGTCGGTAAGAAAGATAAAACAGGCCACGGTCTTCCTAGTTTGACAGGTAAAGGTCAATGGAGAGTCCGCCAAAAGACTGCCGATCCACTAAAACGTACAGTACAATTCATGGTTAAAAATGCAGATAAGAGTCACGTTGACCTAGATAATGATGACCACTTGGCAGCCATGGCAAAAACATTGGGTCATAAACCACTTAACTTCAAGAAATCAGAAGAATGAAATCATTCCTACAGTTAGTCGAGGAAAAAGAAAAAACCAAAAAGCCAGTCGTAATGGCTTTTGGTCGTATGAATCCGCCTACAACCGGTCACTTAAAACTGATCGATAAGGTACGTTCAGAAGCAGAGAAACGTAAAGCTGCACATACAATTATTGTTTCTCATTCACAAGACACCAAAAAGAACCCACTTTCTGGTGCTCAAAAGGTTAAACACCTAAAGCGTTATTCTCCAGGTACTCACTTTGAAGCATCTTCAAAAGAACACCCAACAATTATGCACCATGCAGCACGTTTACATGCAGCAGGTCATGACCACTTGGTGGTTGTTGGTGGTTCAGACCGTGTAAAAGAATACCACGATTTATTGCACCGTTACAATGGAAAACCAGATAAGTCTGGCCATGTACCTTTCAACTTTAAAAAGATTGAAGTGGTTTCAGCAGGACACCGTGATCCTGACGCTGAAGGTGCAGAAGGTATGTCCGCTACTAAGATGAGAGATCACGCCAAGAATAATGACTTCAGTTCATTCCGTCAGGGTGTGCCACATCACGTTTCAGATAACCATGCAAGAGAATTGATGAAAGATGTCCGTAAAGGTATGGGTATCAACGAATCTTTTGACCATGGTATCTTTAAGGCAGTTTTTGTGACTGGTGGTCCAGGTTCTGGTAAAGATGTTGTTATTCGTGAAGCCATTCCAGAAGCACATGCAGTAGAATTGAATGTGGTTCAAGCTTACGATTACCTTGCAGACAAAATGAAGTTGTCGGAACAGTCTAGTGACTACCGCAGAGAAGCATTGCGTACCCGTGGTCCTTTGATTATCAATGGTCCAGCCGATGACATTCAACGTATTTCATACATCAAAGAAGAGCTAGAAGAACTAGGATATAACACTTTGATGATTTTTGTACACACTTCCGATGAAGTATCACAAGAGCGCAACACCAGATTGTCACGTATGATGGTAGAATCCGTAAGACATGACAAATGGATTCGTTCACAAAAAAGTAAAGATATGTACTTTGAAATGTTTGAACACATGATTGAATTTGATAACTCCGATTCGATTATTGAAGAAAATATCAACGATATCTACCAAATTTCTGAAAAATTCTTTGATAAAAAGAGTTTCAATGACATTTCTGAGAGCTGGCTAGAAAGTCAAGGAAAGCTAAATATACTAGAGAAAAGTTCGAAATCTATTCAGACTTCTACCGTTAAAAAATACAACCCTTTCTATCAGGCAGCTGGACCGTCAGATGCAATTCCAGACAACGATAGAAAGAGAAGTTCATCGGATCAAATCAAGGGTGATACTTTCCCTAGAAAAAATCCTAATGGTAATGGTCATTCAGGTGGTGCTTGGTCTGGTGCATATAGTACCGAAGAAGCAAAACCTATGTTAAAGATTAGTGCTCCTCCAAAAGAACCAAAATTTAGACTTGATAAAGATAAATTGAAGAAGTTGAAAAGAGGAGATACAAGTTTAAGTGCTGCTCGTGTTGGTAAACCTTCTGGCGTTGGACCAGAATATGATACGAGAGCTGGTGGTCAGGGTGCCGCAGCAGGCGCCGGCTTAGGTGACCAAACGTACAGTGAAGATTATGCTGGTCCTACAACAAGTAATGCAGATGTAAGCAATTATGCAGGTATGACTGGTGTATCCGTAAATCCTTTGGATTCAAGATATCAATCTAAAGAATTTGACAAATTTAGAAAGAAATTTAAGAAAGAAGCCATTGATGATCCAGGTTCAACAGACATGGGTGTTGGCGGAACTCTTGGTGGTGCAAGTAACAAAGAAGGTATGGATACCTACAAGGATACCATGCGTAATGTACAAAACGATTACGGTCTGAAAATTAAAAAGAAGAAAAAAGGGGCAAAATAATGTTCACAACTAACAAAGTATCTAAGTCATTGCTTGATGCAGTATCTACCATCACAGAAGATAAAAAAAGAATGCTTACTGATGATGATTTAGATGAAACTGGTTTTCATAAAGCTGCTCATGCTGCTAAGAAAGCAAATCAGAAGCATTTTGAATTCATGGGTAAAAAATATCCAGTTACAGCCAAGTCTCACAAAGAAGAATATGAATTGGCCAAAGAAGGTAACTGTGTTACACCTATGAAAGCAAAAGATATTGCTAAAAAAGAAGTTGGCAAACATGAAAAAGGTATGCATGGTAAGAACGGTGAAGTAGCTCAACACGTTAAGAAAATGCACAAAGAAGAAACTGTAGATGAAGGTCTAAAAGACACTTTGAAATCAGCAGGCAAAAAAGTATTGTCTAAACTAGGTCATGGTGACGATGAAGCTATGCGTAAAGACTTGCAAAAGAAAATGGGTATGCCACAAACAGGTAAGAAACCAGAATCACCAATGGCATCACACAAAGAAGAAACTGAAGTTGCACCTTTGAACTTCAAAGAACGTTTGTTAGAACGTGAAATGACCAAGAAAGAAAAAGCTAAGAGACATGAAATCTCTGGTGCTATGGAAAAAGACCCATCATACTTCAAAAAGAAATATGGCGCAAATTGGAAAAATGTAATGTACGCTACTGCTACCAAGAAAGCCATGGGTGAAGAACTTGAACAAGTAACTGAAGCCGAAACAAAAGATGTTGCAACAGATATGTTGAGTGGTCGTGAACAAGGCGAAGGAAAAACAAATAGCTTTAGAAACTTCAAAGTGAAAATTGAAGGCAGCCAAAAGACTGCAAGAGAACCTGAAGTTGAAAAAGCACCAGACTCAAAAGCAAAAGAATCTATCAAAGCTCACGGTGGCGGTGTAAACCCAATCGAACAACCAAAAATTGGTGTTGATGGCCACGGTAATGTTGAATTCACTAAACAAGGTTTCGCTGAAGAAGTAGAATATCTTGACGAAGCAAACATCACACACGCAGCTCACTTTGATGATCCAAAAACAGGTAAATGGGCAAGTATGGCTTTGTTGACTGCTAAAAACGATGCAGAAGCCATGGAACAAGCTAAAGACTTGTTGAGAACACATGCATATCGTCATTATAAATTGTCTGCTGTTGAAAAACACGAGCCAATTAAAATGAAGATGAAAATGAAAGAAGAAGTTGAAAACGTTGAAGAAGGTTGGGATGACATGATGAAGGATGTTAAATCCAAAAGTGCTCCACAACCAAACGGCGGCGCAGGTAAGAAACAAGGTTCTCGTTACGGTGGTTCTAAACAAAAAGACAAACCAGAACATGACGACAAACCAATGAAAGAAGGCAAAGACCCTGAAATGGATTCTGGTGCCGGTTCTGCACCAAACTTTGCAACTCCTGCTAATACAACATCTAGTCCAGTGATGAAACGTGTTAAAGAAATCACAAAATCAGCAATGGGCCGTGTTAAGAATGAAATGTTGGGTAAAGCATCAGGAAACCAATAAAATGGATGCTAAAAAAGTAAAAGATATCATTAAGAAAACGGTTGCACCAAAGTCTACCTTTGGCACCGATCCAAGAGACCCATGGTCCGCAAAAGCTGGCATTGCTGAGTCAGCTTTGCTGGACCGTTACTTGTTGTCTAGAGGTATTCAACCAAAATTTGCAAGTAAAGATATAAAGGTTGCACACTCAAAGTCTAATGAGTTTAAGAAGTGGGCTCGTGACCATATGAACACCGAAGAAATTCAAGTGGAAGATATGGGTCATATGGCAACCAAAGGTGAAGGTGGTAAAACTTCTGACCGTGCAGGTGAAATTAAAAAAGCAAAAGATTCTTATAAAGAAATCAAAACACCTCGTGGACCAGGTACTCACAACGAAGGTTATGATGATAACCGTACCGGTTTTGCGAAGAAATCACGTGAAGATGATGAAGGTCATCCAAGAACTAAATTCAAAGCAAAATCATTGATGGACCGTCCACATACAGTTCATGTTGATGGTAAATCTTGGAAAAGATTCCCTAACGGTCACCAAGCACACAAGGCTGTAGAGACACTTACATCAAAAGGTAAGAAAGCTGTTGCTATCGCACATTTCAAAGAAGAAACTGGTTTATGTCCTTTGTGTAATGAGGATCCATGTTCTTGTAGTCACGGTTTTGTTCAAGAAGCTCGTATGACAGCTGCAATGAAACTTCAACGTGCTTTGGGTCGTGAACAAGAAAGAAGTGAACGTGAACGCCGTTTAGGTGCAGAGTTGATTAAAAAACCAACAACACCACAAAAACAAGACCACGATCCACTTTCACAAACACCTAAAATGACACAGGAAGATGTTGGTGATGCAAAGGCTGCTGTTAATGCAGATGGTCTACCTAACGCACAACTAGAACCGGTGTCAGAAGTTAAAAAACAACTATCAAAATCGGCTCGAATGCTTAAATCTATCTTTAAAAAAGATATGATGAAAGAAGATATGTACGACCATGAGAAAGAAGATAAGTCTGTTGCCACATACGGTAAAAAACCAAAGATGGACTCAGCAGACCCAAAAGACAGTAAAGGTGAGAATAAACCACAAGCTGCCGCAGTTCTAACTGGTGGTACAACACTAACAGGTCAAAAACGTGATACTATTGAAATTGATCCGATGATGAGAGCACGTCCTGGTCAACCTGATCCTACTAAGAAGAAGGAAGGTGAGAAGGATGACAAAAAAGACGATAAGAAAAAAGATAAATAAGCCATAAGTTTTCAAAGGAGAAAAACCATGCCAATGTGGGGTAATACTGACAACGCTAATAAAAAGCCAAAGTCACCAAACACAAGAAACGTAAGAGAAGTAATTCAGATATCACTAGGCTCTTGGGCAAACACAGGACAAGCTAACCTTACGTTAGTTTATAATGACGGTGCAGGCAACAACGTTGCAAACATCGGTGTTGCTACAGGTCAGTTCGTATATTTCTATCCTAACGGTGCGAATAATGCTGGTGGTGCTGCTGGTAACGGTTATCCAAGTATGTTTTCATCCAACAACACTGTATTGTCTATCAGCGGCAACACAGTAACATTGGCTGCTAACGTGTTTGCTAACACATCACCAGGCGCAACAATCGAATTTGATAAGACACTTCCATATAACTCAAACAAAGTATATGAAAAGAACTTTAACCAAGACGTAGTATTGGTAACACCAACTCGTATGGCTAACGCATCATTTGCTAATAACGCAACATCACATGCCGGTTGGGTAAAAGTAACAACAGGTACTGGTGGTCGTGCAGGTCGTGTTCAAACAGAAGTTTTGGTTGCATTGGCAAGTCCAACAGCAGCTAACACATTGTCTGGTAACACATCTAATAGTTCGACTTACTACGCTGGCGTTTAATGATAAGGGGTGCTTCGGCACCCCATTTTAATATGTTTGAAAATCTTAATGATGACAATTTCATGATGTATGCGATGAAGTGCTATAACTCACCTCATTACATAATGTCTGAATTTGACGGAGATATGAAACGAACAAAGTACCTAAAAAGACTTTTTCGCAGATATAAGAATGGTGGTTCGTTGAAGGAACGCCTGATACTAAACCACATTATTTTATTGAATAATGTTTTTGGTCCTGAAGCCACGGCTAGAATATTATTCTATAAGATAGAAGAACGTGATTATGATGTATTGAAAACTTTTTTGTGTTATCTAAATATTATGCCAGAAACGATTTTGGGTATTAACGGTAAGGACTTGTCTTCTTACGAGATACCAATGAACGGCCAAGTTGCAGAAATACTAATAAAAATATGAGAACATTCAAACAATACGTAAACGAAAGATGCTGGACAGGTTACAAACCAGTACCTGGCAAAAAGCCATACTCTAAAGGTTCATGCAAAAAAGAAGATATCAATTATGATATCGAAATGTATGAAGCTGACGATGAAGAAGAATTCACTCACGTTTTGGAAATGGTGAATGAAGAAGGTGAAGAACTGGACTTGTTCATTGTTGCTGAATCTGATGAAGATGCAGAAACACTTGTAGACCTAATTGAAACAGCTGCATGGCAACGTAAAGAAGGTAAGAGTGCAACTGGTGGACTAAACGCCAAAGGTATTGCATCATATCGTAGACAAAATCCAGGTTCTAAATTGAAGAAGGCTGTTACAGGCAAAGTAAAACCTGGTTCTAAAGCTGCTAAACGTAGAAAATCATTCTGTGCTCGTATGTCTGGAATGAAAGGCTCTATGAAGAAACCAAATGGTGAGCCAACCAGAAAAGCACTAGCTTTACGCAAGTGGAAATGCAGATGAAAAAATTTAAAGACTACATAACAGAAATGGGTGCAGGTGCTGCAGCTGCTGCAGGACCCACAAACGCTGTTAGTTCAGGCGCAATCGCTGGTTCTGGTGGCAAAGGCGGAGAACCTGGTGTTGATATGAAAAAACGAAAACGCAATTATAATCCCATCATGATGAGTATGGGTAAAAGAAAGGCGCAGAAGTGATTTTTGATGATATTGTAAATTATGTTGAAGATCAGTTTGGCATCAGAGTTCAAACTGAAAAAGCTGCAAATGTAATGTTTATGAAAGTGTCTGGATTGGATGATGTTAGTTTGGCTAGATATATCAACGAAAAATACGATGTTAATATAATTACAAGAAAAGTTGAAGGGTATAAATTCTTCAACAATGATTGGATAAAAATAGAGAATGTGGATTCTAAAGTTCTTACCTGATTGGTTGTTTTATGTGATACTATTATGTGGCATCGCTGGCTTAGTTGCAACCTACATTCTCAAATATCTCTCTTTTATTCCCCTAATTTCAGTTTATAGACTTCCTATTAGAATTGCATCATGTGTTGCAATCGTGATTGGTCTATACATGTCAGGTGCAATACATGACAATAACGCATGGGAAGACCGTGTCAAAGAGATGCAAGCCAAAGTCGCCAAGGCTGAACAAGAATCAAAACAAGCCAACGACAAGATAAATGATAAGTCCAAGCAGAGATTGGACAGCAACAAACAAAAAGAGATCATCGTCAAACAATACATTGACCGTGAAATCACCAAATACGATAGTACTTGTGTAATTCCAAAAGAATTTGTGGATGCACACAATCAAGCAGCGGAGCCACCAAAATGAAATATTTTATTCTGGTATTAATGCTTGCAGGATGTTCAACTACTGTTCCGGTGACAGCTAAATTTCCTGAACCACCTAAATATACAGATAGGTGCCCACAATTGGAAAAACTAAAAGAAGATGCCAAACTGAGTGATGTGGCCACTACTGTTAATGTTAATTATTCTACATATTACGAATGTGCTGTGAAAAATGATGCTTGGAATGAATGGTATCAAGTTCAGAAACGTATATTCGAAAGTGTAAAATAATGGAATTGACATTACAACAACTCAAACAAATACTTCCAAAAAATCCATACGTTGAACACTGGTTTAAAGACCTAAGTCAACTATTTCCGGATTACGAGATTAATACGCCACAACGCATGGCGGCTTTCTTTGCTCAAGCCACACACGAGTCTGGTGACTTCTTGTGGTTGCAAGAAAACCTGAACTACAAAGCAGAATCATTAATAAAACTGTTTGGTAGTCATTTTCCAGGTGGTCTTGACGAAGCAAAACAATATGAACACAAGCCAGAGAAGATTGCTAACCGCATCTACGAAAAACGCATGGGTAACGGACCAGAAGAAACTGGTGACGGTTACAGATATTGCGGCCGTGGTCTAATTCAAGTTACTGGCAAAGAGAACTATACTTGGTTTGCTGCATCTATTGGTATCTCACCAGAAGAAGCTTCAGGTTATATGCAAACTTTTGAAGGTGCTGCACAATCTGCTTGCTGGTTCTGGGAAAACAATAATCTTAATCACTTTGCTGACATTGGCGACTTTGTTACAATGACAAAGAAGATTAACGGTGGTACTATTGGTATTGAAGACCGTACTGCTCGTTACGAAAGATTCTTAAAAGTTTTTGGAGTCTAAAATGGACGACCACAAGTTAGTAAAGTTTTTCTTGTTACTATTGATATTGCCTGTAATTTTGGCAATGTGTAGTGGTGACAGATTCAGATATCCATGTCAAGACCCAGCTAACTGGGACAAAGATATGTGTAAAGCACCCACATGTGATGTGACTAGAACATGTCCTGAACACATCTTCAAAGGACAACGTGACCCAAGATTAGGACCGCCAAATGGAACAACTCAAAGTATTACTCCAACGCCTACTGCACAAGGAGCCAACTGTAATGGAAAATAACACACCTTTCATGTACACAGAAGAGCAGTTGATGGCTCGTCTGAAATTTTTTATCGGTATTTGTCTTGCTTTGACCTTGACAGGAATCGTATTTGTAGTATTATTCTCACTTATCTTTGTAACTCAACCGTTGAACGCAATTTCTCCGATTGACCAAAAGTTTTTTGAGTTGATTATTCCTATTGCAACATTCTTGACAGGTACATTGTCTGGTATCATGTTGGCAGGCAACGATAAAGATGCACAAAGAGCTGCATTGCAAGCTGCAAACAAAGGATGGGAAAGAGTACCACAAACAACGACAACAACCATGTCTGTTGGTGGTATGACAAGTACCATGTCTACGACTGCACCACCTGCACCGTCAGCACCGATGTTCACACCATCAGTAACAACAATTGGTGGCAAACCAGCACCAGTTCAACCACCATTTCCAGTTTTATAAATATAAGACTAGCATCGGGTACGAATCTTGCATGGATTCCGGTGCTGTCAACTGACTAAAGGACCCAAAATGAAAAAGATTATCGCATTGATAGCATTGCTAGCTGTAACAACCGTTTTTGCAGCTGAAGAAAAACAAGTTTGTGTCGATAAGACCGGTAAAGACGGTAAGGCACTTGTCGGCAAAGACGGCAAACCACAACAAACATGCAAGACTATCAAAGTACACAAAAAACTAGAAGTAGAAGACAAAAAGTAATGTCAGACGAATGTATCGATGTTAAAGTTGATGTTGGTAAACTACAAACACAGGTTGCCAATATTACTACACTTTGCGACAAAATGGACAAAGTAATCGATAAACTTGTGGATAACCACGACCGTATGGTCAATCAAATATATGACGATATGGACCGCAGAAAACAAGATACCACAACTGACATAAAAGAACTACATTCTCGTATCACCACAGTTGATAGAAACCTATCAGATAAACTGGAAGCAACCGAAAAGAAGCTGATGGACGAGATAAAGTTGTTGCGTAACGATATTGCCAAGCACAACGAGAAAGAAGATTCCGAGTTGGCAAAAATCCTACAATGGAAGTGGATGGCTGCCGGTGGCATAATTGTAATTACATGGTTGCTTTCACACATACATTTTAGTATAATAGAGAAAATGTTGAACTAATTTTCTTTTTTCGTTATGAGTGTTTTTATTGATCGATCTTTTTTACTTCGGGTATCTCCGAAGCTAAAACTCTTTACCCAAAAGAAAGAGGACCTGTATAACTTCAGGTGTCCTCTTTGCGGTGACTCACAAAAACATAAACTGAAGTCCCGTGGGTATATCTACAAGAAAAAGAATGACTATTTTTATATGTGCCATAATTGTGGTGCATCAATGTCGTTCTACAACTTTCTCAACAAAGTAGACCCTCTCCTCATCAAAGAATATGCACTAGAACGATATAAAGTCGGTTCTGTGAATGGCCGTGGCACATCTAATACTAAGACACCAGACTTTGACGAATTCAAAACAGAAAAACCAAAATTCAAAACTAAAATTGAGTTGACAACGATTGCGGAGTTACCAAATACACACTTTGCAAAAGAGTATATCAAGTCACGGGAGATTCCCAAAGAACACTGGAATGATTTGTATTATGCACCAGACTTTAAGAAGTTTGTGGAAAGTTTGAATGTCGAAAAAGATGGTTTGATTGACGATGACAAAAGACTGGTCATTCCATTTTATGATTTTGATAAGAATCTTGTGGCTATTCAAGGTCGGTCATTAACTGATTCAAAGATTCGTTACATCACCGTAAAACTTGATGATGATAATGCCAAAGTGTTCGGTCTTGATAGGATCAACATGGACGAAACGATTTATGTTGTGGAAGGTCCTATTGACAGCCTGTTTCTACCAAACTGTGTGGCAACTGCCGATTCGAATCTTACCAGTATTACCAGATTACTGGATAAGTCGAATGTGGTACTCGTGTTCGATAATGAACCTCGCAACAAAGATATCTGTAAAATCATTGAAAAAGCAATTGACGATCATTACCGTGTGGTAATTTGGCCGGATATGATTGACAAAAAAGATATTAATGATATGATACTAGATGGCTTTTCACCTGAAGAAATTCGCTTCATCATAGATAAACATACACATGTAAATCTTAGAGCGAAAATGGAATTTATTAATTGGAAGAAAGTATAAAATGGAAGTGAAATTAGTGTCCTACTCACAAGGAGTAGATGGAAAGAATTTGCTGGATCAAGTTGCATATGCAGCTCGTGTATCTAACCCCGCAAACCAAAATAACGATGCGACCTCTGAAAAGTTGGTTCGTTATCTTATCAATCACCAACACTGGAGTCCATTGGAGATGGTTTCCGTGTGTTTAGAAATCAATACGACTAGAGATATCGCAAGACAGATTCTACGTCACCGTTCCTTCTCCTTCCAAGAATTCAGTCAACGTTATGCTGATGCATCACAACTTGGTTTTGAAACACGGGAAGCTCGTTTGCAAGATTTGAAAAACCGTCAAAACAGTATTGAAACTGATAATCCCGAATTGAGTGGTTACTGGGAAAACCATCAACAACGTATTATCAAAGCAACAAGAGAAGCTTATCAATGGGCACTTGATAACGGTATTGCTAAAGAACAAGCACGTGCGGTTCTACCAGAAGGCATGACAAAAAGTAGAATGTACATGAACGGAACACTACGTTCTTGGGTACACTACATACAACTCCGATCAGCAAACGGAACTCAAAAAGAACATCAAGAAATAGCATTGGCTTGTGCTGATGCAATTGAACCTATTTTTCCAATGATTAAGGAATTCGTGAATGTATAATGATGTAGTAAAATTTATTGAAGCCTGTGACCAAGAGAAATCTGTACCTAACGCTTCACTCTATCGCAATTTAATTGCAGAAGAATTTAACGAGTTTATTGTTGCACTCAACAAAAAAGATGAAGTAGAACAACTAGATGCATGTATGGACATGATCTGGGTTATTCTTGGTTTCTGTTATATGAAGGGTTACGATGTTAGTGGTGCATGGAATGAAGTTGCACGTTCTAACTTAGCAAAGATTAATCCTGAAACGGGTAAAGTAATTAAAAGAGAAGATGGTAAGGTGATGAAGCCAGAAGGGTGGACACCACCTAACCTGACACCATTTGTAAAATAATAATAAGGATGTATATGGAATATCTCGGTATAAGAATAGATTTAGAAAGAGATGGATTATTTGATGAACTCGGAATTAAAAGACTCAAAGAGTCCTACATGCGTGAAGATGAAGAATCACCACAACACAGATTCGCTTACGTATCGAAAGCGTTTGGTACAAATACAGAACATGCACAGCGACTATACGACTACGCAAGTAAACATTGGCTTTCTTATTCTACTCCTATACTTTCTTTCGGTCGTAGTAAGAGAGGTATGCCAATTTCTTGTTTCCTTAATTACATTGAAGATACTGCGGAGGGTCTAGTTGATAATCTTTCAGAAACTAATTGGCTTAGTATGTTTGGTGGCGGTGTTGGGATTGGGTTTGGTATACGTTCAGCGGACGACAAATCTACTGGCGTTATGCCGCACCTCAAGATTTACGATGCATCTAGCTTGGCTTATCGCCAAGGCCGTACTCGTAGGGGCAGTTATGCTGCTTATCTTGACATTAGCCATCCTGATATTATTCCATTCCTAGAAATGCGTAAACCAACGGGTGATCCTAATGTCCGTTGTTTAAATCTACATCACGGTATTAACATTACTGATGACTTCATGCGTATCATCGAAACATCCATGTTAGACAAGGATGCAAATGACGATTGGCCATTGGTTGATCCAAAGTCAGGAGAAGTAAGAGAAGTGGTCTCTGCTAGAAGTTTGTGGCAACAGATTCTAGAGTTGCGTATGCATACAGGTGAACCATACTTGCACTTTATCGATACAAGCAATCGTCATCTACCAAAATTCCTAAAAGACAAAGGCTTGAAAGTACACCAATCAAATCTTTGTTCAGAAATTATTTTGCCTACAGATGAAAGACGTACAGCTGTTTGCTGCCTTTCTTCATTAAACTTGGAGACTTATGATGAGTGGAAAAATAATAAACTTTTTCTACGGGACGTGGCAGAAATGCTTGATAACGTGTTGCAATATTTTATTGATAATGCACCTGACTCTATTGCTCGTGCCAAGTATTCTGCTAGCCGTGAACGTTCTATTGGCGTTGGTGCTTTGGGTTTCCATGCTTATCTTCAGCGAAAAAATGTGGCCTTCGAATCTGTAGTTGCAAAGTCGATCAATAATAACATCTTCAAAACTATTAGAAAAGGATTAGATGATGCAAATCTTCAACTTGGTAAAGAACGTGGTGAAGCACCCGATGCTAAGGGTACTGGTTTCCGTTTCAGTCATATTATGGCTATTGCTCCAAATGCTTCTTCGTCTATCATCTTGGGAAATACTAGCCCTAGTATTGAGCCTTGGCGTGCTAACGCATACCGTCAGGACACTTTATCTGGCTCATTTTTGAACAAGAACAAGTATTTGGATAAAATCATCAAAGGTTTGACGCAAACAGAAGAACAGTATAATGATGTTTGGTCTTCTATCATTGCTAATGATGGTTCATGCCAACACTTGGATATTTTGAATGAAGAACAAAAGTCAGTATTCAAAACATCTATGGAGATTGACCAACGTTGGGTAATTGACTTGGCAGCTGATCGTCAACAACACATCGACCAAGCACAATCACTAAACGTATTCTTCCGTCCGGATGCAAATATCAAATACATTCATGCGATTCATTTTATGGCATGGAAAAAAGGATTGAAGACGATGTACTATTGCCGTAGTGAGAAACTTGCTAAGGCAGATAAAGTATCTAAACGTATTGAACGTGAAGTAATCAAAGAACTAGATATGACCCAAATTGCACAAGGTAACGACTGTATTGCATGTGAGGGATAATGAAAACCATTGCTCTATTTGTAGGACCTCCTTACGTTTCTACACAATCGTGCAATGGTATAATTCAAGCTTTATCACCAAAGTATAATTTTAGATTATTTTCAAAACATGAGGTAGAAGATGGATTCTTTGAAAAAGTGGATGCTGTATGCTTCGGTGGCGGTTTCGGCAGTTCTGACAGCTGGGACTTTCTTCTTAGGAATAATGTTGATTCTGTCCGAACCTTCGTGCAACGAGGTGGGGTGTATATCGGAATCTGCATGGGTGGGTATTGGGCAGCCTCTGATTATTTCGACATTCTTTCTGGTGTGGATGTGTGTCAATATATCAAAAGGCCGGAAACAGATACAAGAAGACCCCATGCCAAAAACTTGGAAGTTGACTGGAACGGTAAACGGGAAAGAATGTTCTTTTACGATGGATTTGCAGTTACAGGAAATGAAAGAAATTTTGAAACATACGCAAGATACATGAACGGTGATCCAATGGCTATTATACAAAACAACATTGGTATAATAGGTTGTCACCCTGAAGCGACTGAGTATTGGTATGATGAATATACTTGGTTAAAAGGTAAATATGAAAGCAAACACAATTTGTTGTTAGAATTTGTTGACGAGATTATGAAATGATTATAGAGTGGACATTAATAGGATTTTTTAGTGCATTAGGATGGTGGGGTGCAAATCATTATGTGATTGAGCCTTACTTTCCTCCACCAATAGAAATAAAGGAAGAAAAATGAGAAAAGTATTAAGATTTACTGCATCATGGTGTGGACCATGTGCAATGTTATCAAAAAATTTAGAGAGTGTAAAAACAAACCTGCCGATTGAGGTTATTGATATTGATGATGAGATTGATATCGCAGCCGAATTCGGTATTCGTAGTGTACCAACTCTTGTAATGCTGGATGAAAACGTTGAAGTAAAAAGACTCGTTGGTATGCAGCCATTAAAAAAACTAGAGGACTGGTTAAATGATTAAAAAGACAAATTTCAAAATTACGGATCAACGTAGTAACTTTAAACCTTTCAACTATCCGTGGGCATATGATGCATGGTTGAAACATGAACAATCACATTGGCTTCATACTGAAGTGCCAATGCTTGAAGATGTGAAAGACTGGAAAAAGAAACTTACAAAAGACGAAAAGACTTTCCTTACACATATCTTCCGTTTTTTTACTCAAGGTGACATTGACGTTGCGGGTGGTTATGTAAACAACTATCTACCATATTTCCCACAACCAGAAATTCGTATGATGTTGATGGGTTTTGCTGCACGTGAAGCTCTACACATTGCTGCATACTCACACTTGATTGAAACTCTTGGTCTACCAGAAACCACATATAGTGAATTCTTGGAATATCAAGAAATGAAAGACAAACACGACTATGTGTTGGATATTGCAAGTCAAAATAACACAAAAGAAAATACAGCTCGTCACATTGCTGTGTTCTCCGCATTTACTGAAGGTATGCAGTTGTTCTCATCATTTATTATGTTGTTGAACTTCCCACGCCACGGTAAAATGAAAGGTATGGGTCAAATCGTTACTTGGTCTATCGTTGATGAAACGATGCACGCTGAGAATATGATGAAATTGTTCAAAACATATATAAACGAAAACACCGAGATTTGGAACGATGAACTGAAATCAAGTATCTACACAATCGCTGAAAAGATGGTTGCACTTGAAGACAAATTTATCAACTTGGCTTTTGATGTGAATCAAATGGAAGGTCTAACCAAAGAAGATGTTAAGAAGTATATTCGTTACATTGCTGACCGTAGATTGATTGGTCTTGGCATGAAAGGTATCTTCAAAGTTAAACGTAATCCACTACCATGGGTCGAAGAAATGATTAATGCACCAACGCATACCAACTTCTTTGAAAATCGTGCAACAGACTATGCAAAGGGTGCTGTGACGGGAGATTGGAGTGACGTTTGGGCTCACTAATAACAATAAGAAAGAACTATCATGAACGAAAAACAAATAACGGCAGAGTGTGCAGCTTGTGATTCAAGTTTTACGGTTGCTTACGTAGAAGAATTTGTTTCACAAGAATTCCCTGAATGTTGTCCATTCTGTGGTGAGACCATTGAAGAATTTGAAGAACATCAAATCGATGACGAAGACGATGAGAATCTAGATTCAACTGATTGGTAATTCAATTATCTAAATACTTCCATGAATGGGAGTATTAATGATGAGTTCAAATTGGAAATATAATCTCGAAGATTTTACTGATGACATGGTTGGTGATAATTACGGGTTCGTGTATCAGATAACTAATCTGACGAATGGTAGGAAATACATAGGGAAGAAATTATTTTACTTCACCAAAACCAAACAAGTCAAAGGTAAGAAGAAACGTTTTAAAGCCATGTCAGACTGGCAAACTTATTATGGAAGTAGTGACACCTTGAAAAAAGATGTTACAATGTTAGGACAAGACAATTTTGTTAGGGAAATCCTACATTTGTGCAAGTCTAAAGGTGAATGTGGTTATCTTGAAGCTAAAGAACAATTCGCAAGAGGTGTTCTGGAGAGTGATGATTACTATAACACATGGATTATGTGCAGAGTAAGAGATACACACATAAAAGGATTACATGTCGGAAAATTACAACTTCTATAGCTTTTGGCAAACAGAAGAAGATGAAACGAAAAGCAGACTCAAATGCATGGAGTTTGACGATGAAACGATGGGTAAATTTGCCGATGAAGAAGGTAGCGAACTTGGTCATAAGTACCAAATTGTCCTCGTAAGAGACCACGATGAAGACGAGGAAAAATTTGCCGATTTAGATATCTTTGAGGCAATACTTGCACATCCTATCACCTACATCAAACAACTAATGAGCTGGGGTTGGTATGGAGTTGTCATCAGAAAATCCGAAAAATCCGGCAAATACGTTGACATAGCTGTTGCCGAAATACAAGAATTATTGTAGAATGTAGTTTTGAAACTTGAAAGTTTATCATGATCCTTATTGATCTAAACCAAGTGCTCTTAGGTGGTCTAATGGCACAAATCAACAAAAAGCACGTGAAGATTGAGGAAGACCTCCTACGTCACATGATTCTCAACACGCTGCGTTACAACATCAAACAATTCAAAGAAGAATACGGTGAAGTTATCCTATGTGCGGATAACCGTAAGTACTGGCGTAAAGAATTCTTTCCTTTCTACAAAGCTGGTCGCCGCAAAGCACGTGAAAAATCCGATTTGGATTGGCACTTGATCTTTGACTTTCTTGCCAAATTCAAACAAGAACTAAAAGAAAATTTCCCATACAAAGTTGTGGACGTTGAAGGAGCTGAGGCCGATGACATTATCGGTACTTTAGTGCCTCGTCATATCATGCACGAGAATATTTTGATCCTATCAAGTGATGGTGACTTCCTACAACTACAACAATACAATGGTCGTTCTAAGTACCATGTGAAACAATACAATCCGTCTATGAAGAAGTACATTCATTCGGAAAAACCACTGGAAGAACTAAAAGAGAAAATCATTCGTGGTGATAAAGGCGATGGTATTCCAAACGTGTTTTCACCAGCTGATTGTTTTGTTCGTGACTTGAGACAAAAAGCAATCACCAAAGGTGTATTGGATAAACTCATGGAAAAACACTACGGTGACTGGGAAGATGAAACAGCAAAAGCTGGATTCACACGAAACCAAGTGCTGATTGATCTAAGTCACATTCCTGGTGATATCAAAGACAAAATCATAAATAATTATGAGGAAATGAAGCCGGCATCTAGAACTAAGATGCTTAATTATTTCATTGATAAAAAACTAAAAAACTTAATGGATGTTATTGAGGAATTCTGATGAAAAACATATATGAAATTTGGGACGAATTTGAGAATTGCGATACGAAAAAAGAACGTATGACCGTGATTCAAAACAATTTGTCAAAAGCCTTGCATGACGTATTACTATTGACATTCCATCCGGATTATCAATTTTTGGTAACTGAAATGCCAGAGAACTATTCACCTAAGTGGGAAAATACAAATGGTTTCTCTCGTTGTCAGTTATCTACAGAATTGCGTAAGCTGTACATGTTCCGTAAAGGAGATGGTACAGCTGAAGCGTTGAGTGATAGAAAGAGAAATGAATTATTGATTCAATTGCTGGAATCTCTTGAACCAAGAGAAGCTGAAGTTGTTATGGGTATCTTTCAAAAAGACCAACATGTACCTGGTCTAACATATAAATTTGTTAAAGAAGCATTTCCTAACATGTTACCCTAATGACCAAAAAAGAACGAATAATAGTTGTTTGTGGAAAATTTGATACTTTAAATCGTGATGAATTGCAATTTCTACGTAAAGCCAAAGATAAGGGTGATTGGTTAGTTGTCGGTGTTTATTCAGATTTGTGGATGACCAACAACAATAATGGTTTTATGCAAAACCATGACACGAGAATTGATATTGTTCAGAGTATAAAGTATGTAGATGAAGTTTTCAGATTTAACGACTATGACGGTTCAGCTTGTCAACTATTAAAGATTGTAAAAATTGTGTATCCAAATTCCCATATTACATTTATAACGGAAGAGGATATAGCATCTATGCCCGAGAGTCATATCAGAGGCATAAATTTTGAGGTAATAAAATTAGGAGAAGATTAAGTGTCAAAAAAATTTGACAGTCGCAAGTCTAACGATTATGACGAATTCGACTACGGTGAAAAATTACACCGTGAGAAAACTAAAAAAGTAAAACGTGGCAAAAATCGATATTACGATGAAATGGACTTTTCACCACCACGTAGAGAAAAACCGTTGCGTAGATACAACAACACCTATTGACATTATACTCAAACCGTGTATAATCTAGTCTGTTTGTAAGGAGAACACATGATTATACACGGCAACCTCGGTAAGTCTAAAAAACGCAAAGTCAGCAAAGCTGACCAGTTGCGAAATGAGCTTTGGTTAAAATCAATCGAAGCCATTGCACCCAAGCCTAAGAAAATTACCAAGTTCAAGCCTACATATAGTCTCGGACCCGGTTCAGCACCACCCGGTCGTGAAACCGTGCGTTATCCTTCCCGTGTTACTGTACCCGCAGTAGCGACCAAAGCAGAATCAAAAGTTTACACTGGCACAAAAGTCATGGGCATTGCAACAATGCACAAATCAAACGCTGTACCTGTGTTTAACAGTGAAGAAGCTGTAGAAATTTCAAGCATGAGGCGTTAAAATGAAAGTAAGAAAACTGGTAAAAAGACTTTACAGAGCAGTTCGTGAAGGAAAACTCGAAAAAGAAAAAAGACTTTACATAAAATTGCTCAAAAAGTCATTCAAAGGTAAAAAAACATTCGTAGTGAGATAAAAATGGCTAAAAAAATGTCATTCACCGTGAAAATTCCAAAACCGGTTTGTCGTACACCGATAAAACCGGTGGAAAAACACAAAATTTCAACAAAATATGCTCGTAGAGCGAAGCATCCACACAAAGGAACTCATTATGAGTGAAAAATATGACTTTTCCGAGCTCAATGCAGCGATGCGAAAGTGCATTGTCATGTCCAGATTCGAGCACGATCAAGAAAAATACGAAAATTTGAAGAATAACTCGTGGATTCTTGATGTTGAAGAAACAAATGATGGCACCGGCGATGCAATTTTGAATTTTCCTGATGAGCTCATGATGTTGAATGGCTGGAAAGAAGGCACAAAGCTTGATATGGAAGCCAAAGACGGCAAAATTTACGTGAGGGAAGTGAAATGAGAACGGAAGTACTTGCAACAGAACACGGAAATATTGTCCGTTTGTTTGCCGACACAAAAAAGGAGCTCACATTGACTTTTTTTCGAGTCCAAGAATACTACGAATCACAAAAACCAGAATTATTCCGTAAAAGTTTCAGTGTTATGGAATTTTTAGAAGCAATGATGACTGATGACGGCGTTATTGAATACTTTTCTGATTGGGATGGCTTCAATGTACCTGATGAACTTTTCAATAGATGGATTTCCGAACAATCTTTAGGTGGTTTTACAAAGCAAGAAAATGCTTTGATAGATTCTTTACTTGATTTGGATCGCAAGACACCGTATTATGTCATTGGTGCGATGAAAGGTGACAAAGGAACATTAGAACATGAAATGTCACATGCATATTATTATCTAAATCCTGAATACATTGCAGAAGCCAATAATTTGTTGCATATTTTTGAGACAACTTATCCCGATGAATACAAACAATTTGTACATGACCTGAAGGAATTGGGTTATGCTGATGACGTAATCGATGACGAAACCGTGGCATGGATGGCCGCAACTAATAAAAGAGAATTTAATGACACATTTTACGTAGAATATGCTAAATTAGAGCCTTTGATTAAGCGTTTCCGTAAATTGTTGCGTAAATACAACAAGTAAATTGACACATCAAATCTACTGTGATACAATAACAACATTGTTTAGGAGATAGAATGTCAAAACTGTTAGATTCCAAGTCCCTGTTGGCAAAGCTCATGGCTACTGAGGACATTATGGTTGAACAACGTAAAGTTTCAACCGCATACTTTGATTTGAAGAACCGTGTGCTGTGTCTTCCAATCTTAAAATCCGACCTCGAATCGTACAACTACGACCACTTTATTGGCCACGAAGTCGGTCATGCACGTTATACACCCGTTGAAAAATATCGAGAAGCCGCCAAAAAGACTGTAGCTTCTATTCTAAATTGCGTTGAAGATGTACGTATCGAACGCAAAATCAAATACAAGTACCCTGGTCTCAAAAACTCATTTATCAAGTCATACAAAGATTTGATTGAACGTGACTTCTTTGGCACAAAAGAAAAAGATATCAACGAATTCAATTTCATTGACCGTGCTAACTTGTACTTCAAGGGTGGTCCTGACCAAGGCATCGAATTTACCGATGAAGAAGAAGTTTATTTGGAGATGATGGAATCTGCCGAAACATTTGAAGATGTGGTAGAAGTCACCAACAAAATCGTTGGCTTTATGAAAGCATCAGCCAAAGAAGAATTGCGTACCATCAAAGTTGTAGTTCCACCTTCCGTTGACGATGAATTGGAAGAATCAGAACAACCTCAAGGTTCTCCTAATCCAGAAGAAGATGAACCTGAAGATAATCAAACTCAGGAAAAAACTCAAGCTTCAGAAGAAGATGGTGAAAACACCGAAGAAAAATCTACCACTCCAGATTCTGGTGCTCAAGTTGAAGAAGAAAAAGAACCTACAGAAGAAGAAATCTTGGACCACATCCAATCCAAGACTGACGAAGCTTACAAGTTCAACGAAAAGCAATTGTTTGAAGAAAGCAATTACCGTGAAATTAAGTATGTAAACATTCCAGAAGTTGTCTTGTCAAAAACCATCATGCCGTTTGATGATTTGCACAGTAAACTTCAAGAGAGTATAAATTCAAATGATTCGGCAAAGGCTTTCTTCAAGATTGGTGCAACGAGTTACATGGAATACCGCAAAGATTTGAACCGCATGGTTTCTTATCTTGTCAAAGAATTTGAATTGCGTAAGAACGCTGACCAGATGAAACGTGCTCAAACCTCCAAAACTGGAGAATTGAACATGTCTAAAATTTACTCATACAAATTCAGCGAAGACATTTTCAAGAAAATCACGGTGATGCCTGATGGTAAATCACACGGCTTGGTATTGTTCCTTGACTGGTCAGGTTCTATGCGAAACAATATTGAAAATACTTGTAAGCAATTACTTGCACTGGTTCTTTTCTGTAAGAAGGTAAACATTCCTTACGAAGTATATGCTTTTGGTGATGGCAATATCGAACATAGTTATTTGCCAATAACAGCTGTACCTAAAGAAGGTGACCTAGAAATTGGTCAATTTACTCTTTACAACATCTTTTCAAGCCGCATGAATGCCGCACAATTCAAATTTATGGCTTCTTGTTTCTCACACAAAAATCCATACTATATTGTTGGTCGTGTCATGGACATGTCTGGTACTCCTTTGAATGAAGCAATCATTGCTGCGATGAAGATTGTTCCTGAATTCCAACAAAAGTACAAACTTCAAATTGTTAACACCGTTATTTTGACTGACGGTGAAAGTAATTCTAATGACAGCATTTATGAAAAGAACACAGACCGTCTATATCCTCGTCCATTTGGTGGATCAGATATTGTGTTCCGTGATCCAAAATCTCGAATTGAAGAAAAGGTTGAACTGCAAAAAGCCAACTACAATCGTGGTATTGCAAAAACACAAACTTTGATTTGTATGTTGAAACGGAAAACAAATTGTAACGTCATTGGTTTCTACCTTGTTTCTCCACGACACATTGATCGAGCTTACAGATTCTACGGTAACGGTTCAGTCGGTTCTAAAAACTATGAAGAAACGAAAAACCAGTTCCGTAACGAAAAACACGTTGTGTTAGAAACTCATGGCTTTGATGAGTACTACCTACTACGTGACGATTCTATTACTGCCGATTCTATTGACTTTGAAGATGTTGAAGTAAAAAACAACACAGCTCGAAGCATTGTTTCGTCATTCAAGAAGTTCAACAAAAACCGTCTCGAATCTCGTGTGGTGTTGAATCGCTTTATTAACTTAATTGCATAAGGAGAAAAAATGAAAGAAACCATTGCCAACTATGTTCACCATGAAAACCACTACACAGTGGTAAAAGTGAACAACATGTTTCATGTAGAATGCCGTCAAAACGGTGTTCTTACAAGGTCGATTCCGTTCCTGTCTGAACAAGAAGCCATACTTTTTGCTGATTCACATGGAACCACCAGTAAACAATTATTGAATGGTTAATATGTTACAAGATTTAAATGGTAATGATGAGGCACTCCGTATCCTCCAAGAGGAGTGTGCGGAAGTTGTTCAAGCTACGTCCAAGGTCTTTCGGTTTGGTTTGAATACGGCATACAACGACAAAACAAACCGTGAAAGACTGGAAGAAGAAATTGGTGACCTTCTTTGTATGATTGACATTCTAATAGAGAATTGTGTCCTGTCGGATTCCAATATCAACGGTGCCAGAATTAAGAAACGTGAAAAACTAAAACTTTGGTCTAATGTTGTCCAGAAACAACAAAATGATTGCCAAAGTCCATCCGAGTGATATAATAGAGTTATCTTCTTTGGAGTTTATTATGAAACTTTTGATCTTGATTCCCGTTATCGCTCTGGCTGCCTGTTCTTCAGTTGCACCACCACAAACTGCTCAGCCTTCTAAAATCAATCCTAACCTTGAAGTCAAGGAAATGGATCGTACTGAGGTTATTCAGGCTGCTCGTGAGTGTATCAATTCACACATGAAACCTTATATCCAATCAGTACCACAAAAAACTGACCACGGTACTATTTTGATTCCCGTAGCCGTTAACTGTGAAGTTTACGGTCCTACTTTAGCTAATCAATAAGGTGATATTATGTCCGCAGGAATGACAGCTCTATCTTCAATTGGCATTACCCACGAAGTTTTGATTCTTGGTGTATCCGTTTGTATTCTAGTTGGTATTATCGGCATGTTTGCTCAGTACATCATTCCAGGTGCCATCATTGTGGCAGCTGCATTGTTGTTCTATGAACCCCCAAATGCGACAAATGCCGAACAAGCCAAAGATTCTACCAAACAGGAAGAAGTCTTTGACGAACAACAAGCCTTTATGAAGGACTGTATTGAGGTAGCAGAATATTCTCGTGACCAGTGCCGTAGTTTATGGAACCAAGGTCCTACCGACACCAAAACGCAACCCACCATGAAGAATGTGAAGTTGCTTGATGTTGACAATGAGGAATATAAAATGCGCCGTGCAAGTGCTTTAACTAAACCAAATGCCGTGGTAATCCACGAGACTTTGAATTATTAAAACATTCTGCTTAGGTGGCGTTGTTTACGATCATATTCACGGATGAAACGTTCCACGTCAGCTTCTGATTGTGGGTTACGTGCTGTGATGTATGCATCCAATTCCGCCATTCTAACTGCTTTCAAAAATTTTGTAATTGAAGAAAAGAATTTTAGCATGATTGACCTTTTGAGTATTTACGATATTAGTGTTTGTACTAATATATATCCGTCTTAGGTCGTTTATAATCTAGTTAAGAGGCACTTACATGACAGACCAAGACATTTTACACCACTACCAAAGAATGGTAGAGATTTATGGAGACAAGCTTCCTGATCCAGACCATAGTCCTCGTGAGTTTCAATACTACGTAAATCTCTACCTCTATTTCCATTCCAAATAACCTTTGCGTTTCCCCGCCCCTCCGGAAGGGAAGCGCCCCTAAAATAAAATGATTTTCTAAAATGAACGAACAAGTTAATTGTATCAATTGTGGGTGTGAAATGAAAAAAGTTTCGATTGGAATTCCTTTATGCTCACACTGTTCTAATGTAGGTAGACAATTTGAAAATCTACTGAAACAAGGGCTTACTTTGGATTGTTTTGATCCCAAAACAAAACAACGCAAAAAAGAAACTATCAAAATCAAATAAACAGACAACAGGATAATCGATGAACGAACAAATTGAACATTGCTTGTACCAATCGGGCTTGACTGCACAAGGGTGCTGGGATGAACTGGATGATTATGCCCGAGAGTGCATTGAAAAGTTCGCCGAGTTGCTTATTCGGGAATGTGCCGAAGTATGTAAAGCACAGTCAACATATGATCCTATTGTGTTGCCCTACAAACCATCTGAACAGTTTGAAAAAGCAATCAGGCAACATTTTGGAGTTGAATAATGAACGGACTAATTAAAGAGCTTGCTCGACAGGCAGCACTACCAATTACTTGTGAATATGAAATTCCTGATGAATTTGTAGAAAATTTCGCCGAATTGCTTGTGCGAGACTGTCTAAATGTAATCAATCAGCCCAACGGTGTCGGTGATGACGATGTTATCCGAATCAGCGATGATGTTAAAAAACATTTCGGAGTTGAAGAATGAAAGCAACTGAGGTAGCTTTAGTCAAAGCGGTTTTGCTCAATGGCAAGACTTACCGCACACCTATTCACGCAGCCAACGCATACGCAGACCGACATAATCATCAGCGTTACAATATGCGAGGGATTTGGCCCGACTACATCACACGAAAAATTCGTTTTAAAAAAGTCGTGCGTAGAGTGTTACCAATCTTTGAAAGACTGTTAAAATGAATGAACGAATTAAAGAACTTGCTGTACAGGCTTCCAATGAATACCTGTCGGAAATGGAACCTGTAACAGATACATTGTCAACCGCAAAGCGTAATGAACTTGCTCAAAAAGCAAAACAAGCAGGAATTGGTATCATTCCGCATGGCTTTAGTGAAAAGTTCGCCGAGTTGATTGTGCGAGAATGTACCAATATTGTGTTACACTATACTGATGTTGATGAAGGTGTAGCAGTGGCCAAGAAACATTTCGGAGTTGAAGAATGAACGATGTTAACAAATTTCGACAACTTGCTGAACAGGACAAACCTTACCTGGACAAAGAGTTCAAAGAACTTGCTGAAAAAGTAGGTTTAATAGCTCCAGCTGATTTTGCAGGTGACGGTCATTATTATACAGGTGACGGTACACGATTTTATATCGACCGTATGCTACAGATGTATTCACTTGAATTAAAGAAACATTTCGGAGTTGAAGAATGAACGAACGATTATTTGATAGAATTGACCGATTGGCCAGAGAATCTGGTATCAAAGAAGTTACACCGGCGATCCGTAGGTTTGCATTTGCCATTAGAAAAGACCAATGTGATACAATAGAGAAAATGCTGGGACCTAAAGATAAAACTGATGCTATGGTTTCAATTTTGAAGAATGAAGAAAAATGACACAAGATGAAAATAACTGATTATGTGAAACCCATCGGATGGACCAAAGACACGAACCTGTCAGGTTATCTTACGGGAACATATGACGTTTTGGCTGTCTGGCCTAAGGGTCCGGAAAAGGAAGTCTGGAGCCATGTGGGAATGTATACGCAGGCTCAAGTTGAAGAAATACTGAAACGCTCTGGAATCTGTGAGGACCTCCTGAGGGAACTTTGTTCCGAGAAAAAAATTTTCTGAAGCGAGCTCTGGGGGTATCTGGGGCTCCTGGGAAAATTTTGAAACCTTCTGATTCCGGCCGAGAAAATAAAAATTTGAAATAATTAGTTTGACCTGGGGAGAGCTTTTTTTAGCCATAACGCTTACCCATGGCCTTACCACAAGCGCCATGGCAAGCCGCTACCGCTGCCGCTGAGCATACCCAAAGCCCTACGGCCGCCAGTACACCAAGTCCAAGAGCACTACAACCACGCAAGCCACGATAATAAATTTGAGAACCAAAGTCTCATAGCGATTCAAAAAATCAATCATTTTGTTTTCCTTTATACTGAAGCAATGCGAATAACCTTGGCCATTTTCTTACCGTGAGCGATATAGCCAACAACCGGAACGGATTTGTCATAGCAAGCACGGCAATCCAAGCACTTGCCGCCTTGAGAAGGTGCGCTGCATACAAAGGTATTACTATCTGCCATGGAAGCATCAGGCAGGATGGTCGAGCCATGTAAACCTTTGGTATAGGTTCCGTCTACATTGTCGGAGGAGAAGCGAACCATTACATTAGGAAGAGCTTGCATTTTGGCAAGGATGCTCTGGAATTTAGGGAATTTTGCCATACGGGTAGGCAACCAGTGCTTGGTAGCAGGGGTCTCCAGCATGACTTGGTACATTTTCTCTGCCAAGCCAATGGAGTACATGTCACCGGAATCAAACCAGCGGAAGTGGGTCTGCTTTTTGAGCTCTTTTTTCATGAGCTCTACCCAGTCGGTCTCCTGCCATGCGGCTTTATTATCGGCACGGACCGCCTTGGTATCTGGGAAATTATAGCAACCGGTTGTGGCATAGCATCCAGAGCAAGCAGGGACTAATTGACCATCAGCACCAACCGAACCGGGGCAGGTTTCAATAGCTTGGAGGGACCAGCTTTTGGTACCGAGCTTGCTTGTTTTGGATACTTTATTCATTTTGCTTCCTTGGTTTGTTTTGTTGGATCAATTATACCACAACCAGAAGGAATGGCAACCAATAGTTGACCACTCCGGTGGATCATTATGCGGTTGCTTTTCCTTAAGCCTGACGGATGGCAGCAATGTTGGCGGTCTTGCGAGCAATGATGGCAGCAGCAATGGCATTGTCCTCTGCACCGAAGGTGGTTACCTTGGATGGTTTGCGGTTTGCCTTCAGTGCCTTGGCACCAACCGGTGCAGCTTGTTTTTCCAGCAACTTCTGGAGGCGTGCTTGTGCTTTCTCAACCTGAGCGGCAACCTTAGCAGCCTTGGCAGCTGCACGGTCAGCCTTTAGCAATTCCTTGCCAGCTTTCAAGTCAGCACGGGATTGAGCATGGATCGCACGGAGCTCCTTGAGCATGGCGGATTGGAGACGGATGGGGAGAAGAGCGAATTCTGCTTTCATTTTGGTTTCCTTTTCAAATTTCATGGATGAATTGTAATGGATTTTGCTGGTTTTGGCAACTGTAAACTTTTTTATTACAACCAATCCGGTCAAGATATATTTGCCAGTTCTTCCTTGGTTGTGACGAAGTGAAAGCGCTTGGACTCATTATAACATTGCTCATAGCCTTGCTCACTGAATTCAAAATTGAAAGTCCGAACAATTCTATCTACACCAATGTCCTCTGCCGTCAATAAAGGGTAAGAATAGGCCTTGCCAAAATATTGTATGGTTACAGTTTTCATGGTGTTCTCCTGATTTGTTGGAGCAAGTATAACAAGATTGGCCAAGAATGGCAAGCAATACTATACCATTCTACTGGGTCATTCTATGATGGCCATGGCCAGTTCGACAATTTCTAACTCGATGAGCCAGTGCTCAATGTCATACAATTCTGATTGGCTGTCTACAAATTGTTGTATACCAGAGTAGTACTTGTCTTCATTTTCATTAATAATGACGAATTGGCTGTAATTAATAGGCCAACCATCTGCGGCCAATTGTTTTGTGTTGGCCTTCAGTACCTTTTCAGCAGTTTTTCGCTGATTGAAGTATACGCCTTTGGTTATGGCCTCTTCAAAAGTAGCAAAATATAAGTTTTTACCACTACACTTAAAAAAGTCGGTACCCTTGATTCGAATAGCATAGAATTTGACGCCGTTGCTCATGTTGTTCTCCTGACTTGTTGGAGCAAGTATATCAAGAATGGCAGAGAATGGCAACCATTACTATACCATTCTACTGGGTTATTGTGCAAGGTCTTCTAGTATGGCCAACTGCTCAGAGAGCTCGGCTTGGCTCATAGTCTGAAGCTCTTCGCAAAACTCTAAGAATTGATCCTCATGCTCAATACCATGGTTTTTCATAATCTCAATAATAAGTGATATTGTATCTTCACGTGTCATTTCTTGCCTTTTCGAATCTATGAATAGAGTATAACACATCGGCCAAGAATGGCAAGCGTCATCATAGAATAACCCACTGGGAATACTGAGAACTTTTGTGTGACTTGACAAAATCTCTGGAGCCTGTATAATTGACCTATTCGAAAGCAAGACTGGGATGCACACAGCCCCTGCACAATACCAGAAAAAGAATACCTTTGTTTTCAGATTTCCTCTCGAATAAACGCATACTTTTTCTGTACCCGCTGCAGCCTTTCTGAAACAAACTGATGCACCTCCGATGGTTTCTGAGTACTTCGGCATTAATTCCGGCGTTGTGCTGAGAGTCTAAGACCCACAGCGATACGCATACCTGCGACATACCGTGCGACATAAAATTACAACTTTTGTTTCTTAATGAAATATTCTTTCAATACTGTACCGGAGGGCTTGAATACTAAACGGTACACTTGCCAAAATCTTAAAATCGCTTATAATAGACTACATGAAAAACGCAAGAAAGCGAGAAAAACATGGAAATTAGTACTTTACACTGCACCAAGGCAGAACTAATCATTTTGCGTACAGCATTGGACAATTTGTACAAAAAATGTAATAAATTGGAAACTGATGACTTTGTGCTTAATATGGAGAATGAAGACTTAATTCTTAATTTGACCGCTCAAGTGATTGGCCAATTAGAACTTTTGAATAAGGAGTAATACTATGATTGACTTGCTCAGAAAATATCGTGAACTTTTGTATACAGAAGGCTTGGGTAATACTGAAGTTATACGTATTGAAACTTTGTTAAAACTATGTGGTTATAATGACGAAGTAACAGCTTTGCGATACGAATTTGAAACTTTTGTATTCAACGGAGAATTAGAGTACTTTTGATTAGGTTAATAGGCACTTACGAGTGCTTTAGTAATCTAGCTCGGCGTTGGATTACTAAAGTATTCAGGTTGACAAAATCTCAAAATCTGGTATAATTGATAACATGAAAAACGCAAAATCTATGACAAAAAACGAATTTAATCTAAATGATTACATTTCCCCAGAATACGAACAATCGTATTACAAAGGAATTCCCGTAGAATTTCGTACTAAAGTGTCCGCAATTCTTAAGTCAAAAGGTTACAAATTTCGTTTCTTGTTTCGTGGTAGTAAAAAGCATTCAGATGCCTCGGTTCGACTGAGAAATGCTAAAACTTTTGCAGTATATCAACGGTAAGTATTGAAAAAAGGAATGAAAATGAAACAATACGCATTAATTTACGAAGGCTCTGCTATTGAGTATACGGGTTACTTCGAAACTGTAAAGAAATGTATTACATACGTGAGAAAACGATATGGTACTAATACAGAAGTAGTAATCCGTGCTGTTTACCCAGTAGTCGAAAATGAGTACTATTCGGTTAAAACAGGTAAGCTCGTGAATATCTGACCGGTTTACTAGATTACTTAAGTAGTCAGTTGCCATTCAGGTAAAATTGTGGTAGAATTCTCTTATTATAAATTGAAAAGGACGCCAAAATGTCAAGCTTAACTAAAAATGATTACATTGCTCTTATCATTGAGCATATTGTAAACCAAGGGTATTCAAGCTCGGATCGGTTTGTGAACTATATCACTATGATTCTCCCGCAAATGAATACGGAAGAATTACAGGACGAACTGGACGCATTGGAACTGGCGGCGGTTTAAACTTTTGTACTAGAAAGGATTAAAAATGCAAACTAATTTCGTAACTGAGATGGTCGATGACATTTTCGATAGCGAAGGCGATGTTGAAATTGGCAACTTAAGTTTTAGCCGGTCTCAAATTGTGAAAGAATTAGATCCAATTGCGTACCGTATGGCGGTAAACGAATACATTGATTTTATGATAGACGATTTGGACCCAGAGTCGGATACTGATGAAATTGAGCGATTGGAACAATGTTATATCTGACCGGTTTACTGGAGTACTTTGGTACTCAGGTTGACAATCAGGTAAAATTCTGGTATAATTGGTGTTTTGATTGTGAGGTAAACAATGGCTAAACGAAAGTACAAACGCTCGGAAATATTCGATGAGGTAAGAGATTTTCTCGAAGCTGTCAACAAAACCATGGGTAACCATCAGGTTGGCTTGGAGTACATCATTTCCCAGTATGTGCATTTGGTCGCTGAGTTGCCTAAAATCAAACAGCAAGAGCATATCAACGGTTTAAAAAATCAGGTAAAGGAGTTAGTTTATGAGCAATAATTTTCAATGGGATTTGATGGTCGGTATTCTAGGTGGCGTCAAATTCAACCAGTTAGGTAGCGAAACCGTTGCTGGCATGAGTTGTGGTGAGGTAAAAAGTTCTACCGTGTACGAAAAACTGACTGCTCGGTTGGCAACACCTGACCGCTTTCAAAAGCTCGATGCTTTGACTGGTCCAACTGTGTTGTAATTGTGCAACAAACGAATTGACAATCCTCGGATTACCTGTATAATTGACGTTTTAACTGGAGAATATGATGGAATTTCGCACTGACACCCCAACCGCATCGGCTTTGTACCTTGTTGATCGTGGCGCACAAGGCAAGTATTATCGATATTTTGATGCCGAAACTGGCACCTGGTCTCGCTGTGGTATTAACTTTGCAGAAGCCATGGAAAATAAAGACAAACCAAGTCCTGTCGGCTTTTTCCCTTGGGTTGGTCCTTTGACTGGTCCCAACTTCATGGTCAACAAAGCACCTACACCAGAACCAGTTAAAGTTGCCAAGTTGACCAAGGCTGCCAAGGCTGCAGATAAACGAATCCTAAAAGCGGTCACTAAGCCTAAGGCCAAGTTAGTGGTCACTCAAGTAGGTAACACTAAGGTAGGCTCTATTGTCAAAACTTCAGGTAAAGTTGTCCACCCCGATGGCACCGTGTTCTATCGTGCTGACCGTCAAAAGTGGGTTGCTGTGTGGGCAGGTAAGCAAGAAGCCGCTCGACCAACTGCTGAAGCGTGCTTGGCTTTCTTGAAGAAAAAATACAACCATGATGGCGTTGTGTTGGTGAAAGGTGAATAAAATGCACCCATCATTACAATACATTCAAGATACATTGGTCGATGCTGCCAAAGCAGGTATCGAACGATTGCAAAAAGAAAATAAAGAATTGAAATTGGAAAATCAAGAATTGCAATTGGAAATTCGAGAGTTGATAGCCAAAAACAATAGACTGATTGACCGTATTCTCGAAAACAAAAAGGATTAATATGAAAGATTTGCAGTGAAATTTGATGTTGGAACAGCTGAATAATTGACCACGTTGTAAATATACAACATTTTACAATAATGCTTGCCAAAACGGTAGGCATTATGATAAAATATTGTCTTAAATTGTTGAAAAGGTTGCATTATGTCAAAAATTGATTTTGTGAACGGTAAGTATCAGGCAATGGTTAACGGCAAGTTGGTCAAACGCACCAAGTTGGCGCATATGGAATATGTGTTGCGTAAAGCTGGCCTGACCACTGGTGCCGTTGCTGCACCCGTTGCAGAGTCCAATTTTACGATCAATGAGCGCTTTGAATTCTTGTCCGATATGGTGACAATGCTTGCCAAAGGCGACCAATCCTCCGTGATTGTGACTGGTCCTGGTGGTCTTGGCAAGTCACACACCGTGACCAAGTCATTGGCCAATGCCGGTTTCAAAGATGTGTCCTTGCTTGATGACTTTGAAGTTGGTGCCAAAATGCCAAAAGATTCCTATTGTGTTGTGAAAGGTTACTCCACACCTAAAGGCCTTTACCGCACCTTGTATGAAAACCGTGAGTCTGTGATTGTGTTTGATGATTGTGATTCCGTGCTCAAAGACCCTGTATCGTTGAACCTGCTCAAAGGCGCTCTTGATTCTTATTCTCGCCGTATTATCTCATGGAAAGCAGATATGCGTGACGAAGAATTGCCAAACGTGTTTGAATTCAAAGGTCGTGTTGTGTTCATTTCCAACATGAGCGGTTCATCCCTTGACCAAGCCATTATCTCCCGTTCCATGGCCGTTGACCTGTCAATGACTACCGAACAAAAGATTGAGCGTATGCGTCACCTGTTGACCGAAGCAGAATTCATGCCAGAGTTTAGCAAGACCATCAAGCAAGATGCCATGGGCTTGATTGAGAAGGTTGCCAATAAGGTCAAAGAGTTATCCTTGCGTACCTTGATTCAAGTTGTTAAGATTCGCAATTCTAATCCAAACGGCCGTTGGGCTAAGTTGGCAGAATATGCGATTTGCGGTTAATTAGGAGTTGAAGAATGACAAAAGCAGAGTTGCTAGAGAAATTGAAATTGGCACAAAACCTATTGGCCGATGTGTATGCGTATGCTGAAGAATTTGAACTGGATTTGTTAGAGCGTCAAATGTCGGTTGCCGATTCTTGCATTTGGGATGCTTTAGAGGAATTAGAATGATTGAATACGCTTTGATAGCTGTGACCATTGTTCAAGGCGCACATTTGGGTAGTTATGACACACATTATGATGTGGTTCAAACCTATCCAAATGCCAAAGCCTGCCAAGTGGCAATGAAGAAGATTGCCAAAGATGATTTTGTCGTGTATACTTGCCTAAAGATTGACAAGGATTGATTATGAGAGAAGATATATTTGCATTTATAATTGGTATATTTTTCGGTGTGTGGGCTGTGATTATCCTTTTGTTTTCGATTCCTAGCAGTTCTATCAACCGTCTTGACAAATTGATTAATGAATGTGAAGCAACATTGCCTAGAAACCAACATTGTGTGTTGGTTGCATTACCAAAGGACACAAACTAATGAAGTGGTTATACCTTTTATTCCATGGCAACAAATGCCGTCACAAGTGGAAGATTATCAAAACAACCGATGTTTACCAATACGAAGAATCAAAGTTGCCACATTCAACCCGTTACACCTTACAATGTACCAAGTGTGGTGACCTTAAAACGGTTAAAACCTAACAGGAGAAAATGATGCACAAAACCATCACCAAAACAAAACTATTTGCCAATGGTCGTTTGAACTACTCGGTGAAGTACCATCAATTCACCACAACCGTGACGGATGTGGATACTGGTCTTCAAACCAAAGAGCTGTTTCATGAAGAAACCGTAAAGTATTTCCAGTTGCCATTCGAATTTGGCACGCAAGTCCAATTTGGACCCTGTGACGACACCGGCCAATATTACCGTTGATAATACTTGACCAAAAGGCTTGAGTACTTTTTGGTTAATTGCCAACCAGCTGTTTCCGTGATATAATTATTGCATTGATTGATTGAAAAGGAGTTTGTTATGGGTACTCGTAGTCGCATTGGTGTCATGCACGGTGATGTGTGCAAGTCAGTTTATTGTCATTGGGATGGTTATTTGGAACACAATGGCCGTATCTTGTTGGATCATTATGATTCAGCAAAAGCCAACCGATTGGTTAAATTTGGTGATATGTCCGTTTTAAAACCTGAAATTGTAATTCCTGAAGGTGTCGAGCATTGGTTTGATGCCCGAGCACAAGATATCACCGTGTTTTATGGTCGTGACCGTGGTGAAGATGGTATTGATTTTCAAGTTGACCATACCTTTAAAGATTTTATTGAGCGTTGCAAGGATTGCGATGCTGCGTATTTTTACCTGATGAAGGACGATGTATGGTATACAGGCACACCTGATTCTAATATATTGGTCCGTTTGGACGAAGCATTGGCTGCATTGCCTGTTGAGGAGTAATTATGGGTTTGGATATGTTTGCTTGGCGTGTTAATGCCGGTGATGTGATTGACGATTTCACGGTGCGTGAAAATGACGATGGTTCTGGTTCTCGTGTTGAAGAATTCTTTTATTGGCGCAAGCACCACGACCTGCATGGTTGGATGGAACAACTGTATCGTGCCAAAGGTGGCACCAAAGAATCCTTTAATTGTGTTAAGGTACGGTTGACCGATACCGATTTGGATAACCTGTTGCTTGCTGTGGCAAATAACAATTTACCACAAACCACTGGTTTCTTTTTTGGTGATAATCCACCAGATTTGGAATCAATGTCCGAAGATATTAAGTTCATTGCACAAGCAAAAGAAGTAATCAAAGCCGGCGATGCCGTTTATTATGATTCATGGTGGTAATTATGGAAAAAATTGATTTCTCCGTTGAAGGTTCAAAACAATCATTGATTGAGTCCTTGCATAAAGGTCCATTGAAGGTAACCTTCACCAAAAAAGATGGCACTGAGCGTGTAATGAATTGCACGTTGGTCGATACTTTCATTGAACCCAATCCAAGTGGGTTGAAAGCCGCCCCAGGTCGCAAGAAAAGTGAAGCAGCAATGCCTGTATGGGATATTGATGCCAAGGCTTGGCGTGCGTTCCGTTGGGATTCTATCATCAGCATTGAGGAAACAAAATGAGAATTTTTGACCATTACTTGTCAGCATATTGGTTTTGCAAGAGCCACAACCTTGCAGTTGACAGCATTAGCCGTAAGTCATTCAGAGAATGGCAAGTTAAAACATATATCAAGGTTTAATCATGAGTTATAAAGTTGGCCGCACAGTTTATAAAGATATTGAAGTTGAATTTGATATCTCGGACTTTAGCGATGAAGAATTGATGGAAGAACTTACCGAACGTGGTAAATTGCCAACAATGGGTGACTCAAACGAATTGATCGACAAAATTTACCATGCTCGCCGGCAAGGTAAACCATATGAAGATTTGTTGGATCAATATCTTTACATGGTTACAGGTATGGCCATCTAATGGCAGTCGCTATCATTCTCTTTTGTGAATTCGTATTGAAGATATGAAAACCTACGCAATTTGGTTACTAATGACCTGGACTAATCAAAACGGATTGGTCCTACAACAACCTTACTTTCCTACCTTCCAAGAATGTGAAGGTGTCAGGAAAGTGGCTGAAGAATTCGCCCCTGCCTACGTGGTCAGAGGTAAATGTATCCGTGTTGATGTGCTGCAAACGGTAGAGCACATGAATACCACACGATAATTACCACATTTTGGGGCTTGACACAATAATGGTATTGTGTTACAGTCTCGGTGTCCCCTTTTGATGAAAGTATTTTATGGATGATGATTTCCAAATTAATATCCCCGCTTACTATAGCCTTGACTATGAACAAATTTCTAAAGACACCAAACTATTGGCTGTCTCTCGTATGTTGGCTATGAAGCTGATGGAAAACCCATATGTAAATGTGGGTGAATTCATTAGTTCGTTGTCTAATGATGACCTACAAATTCTTATTGAGAAAATCGAAGTTGAAGACCGTGGAGACGGTGCTCAACTGGAAGATTTAATTGTTATCTCTGGTATGTTGGCCATCTCTGAGGGTTTGGATACAACCTTTGATGTTGATGAGGTAATGCATCGAATCGATAAACTCGTTGGCTTTTTGGTGATTGAATCATTGAAGCGTAAAGGTTTTGTGAAGGTCTTTTACGAAAACATGTCATTCGGTGAAGACATGGGTGATAAAGTGGTTGTGGAAAAAATCGATGCAGCATTTGGTGGTTTTCCTGTTTCTAAAATGAAGTCTAATGAAAAGCCTAACGGCTAAGGAGTTTTTGATATGATGTTGATTTTTATTGCAATTCTCTTGTTGATTGCTATTACGATTTTTGGTTGGGTCAACAACAAAGCATCCGCTGGTTTTGCGGTTGGTGTGTTTGTTTCGGTTTTTGTATTAGTGATTGATTGTATTACTGTGATTGGTGCTGGTGAGCGTGGTGTTCAAGTTACTTTTGGTGATGTGAATCCTGTGGCACTTGAATCTGGTGTGCATTTTGTAAACCCATTATCAAATATTCGTGAATTGAATGTACAGCTACAGAGTGCTACATTGGAGAAGTCTAGTGCATCCACTAAAGACTTGCAGCAAGTGCATACAGATATTGTGACCAATTTCCGTTTGAGTGAATCAAAGGTCGCCAATATCTACAAAGAGTATGGCGTAAACGTGGTTGATAAAGTGTTGACACCATCGGTTAATGAATCATTCAAGGCGGTTACTGCCAAGTACACAAGTGAAGAATTGGTGACTAAACGTGATGAAGTATCTGGTGCTATTCTAGAGCATCTACGTGCAAAACTGGCACCGTATGATATCTCCGTTGATGGTGTGTCATTGGTCAACTTTGGATTCTCACCTGAATACCAACATGCTATTGAACAGAAGGTTATTGCAACACAGAGCAAATTGAAAGCTGAACAAGATTTGGCACGTATTCAAGTTGAAGCACAATCCCGTATTGCACAGGCTGATGGTGAAGCGAAAGCGATTGCTATTCAAGCACAAGCGATTCAATCAAGTGGTGGTGCTCAGTATGTTCAATTGGAATGGATCAAAAAGTGGAATGGTAAAATGCCTGACACTATGTTGGGTGATCCAAGTCGTTTGATGATTAACACTGGCAAGTAACACAAGAGGCTTCGGCCTCTTTTGGAGTATATGATGAACGAACAACTATTGGTTAACACATGACAAAAATGATTGATGAATTTCCACCAAGTTGGTGGGAATTTCCACCAGAATGTAAAACAGAAGCGGAGAAAACCGCTTTTGCTTTTGGTTGGTGGAAGGCAATGGAAGCAATGCGAGAAAAAGACCAAGATGAGCCTGTATTGTGGCTGCGTGACCCCAAACATTATCCTGAAGAAGATTCCATAGTTCCTCATGTTTCTTGGAAAAAAGAACGACTGAATACAATTCCTCTCACATATTGGCCACAACCTCGTCCATGGGTTGGGTTGACACCAGAACAAAAATTGTCACTTGAAATTCAAGGCAATAAATCTGATGTAATGTTGGCAGAGCTTGTCGAAAGTTGGTTAAAGGATATGAACACATGGTGAAATTTGACAGCAAGACTGGTCGTTTTATCTTCTCACACGAAAAAGATAAAGTGTCTATGATTTTGACTAAGGCTGCACCTAAGTATTTCAACTTTGACGCTTTCTAATATGTCACAAGAATCGGTTTTGGGTTATATCAACAAAGGCCGTGGCCAATGGGAACCAATTGAGGAAATCCCACGAGGTCATATTGCAACTCGTGCATTTGTTATGTGTTGTAATTGCTTGGCACCGATTCGTAGTGGTGGTGGCCCCATCTATCGTGCATGGTGTCTAAAATGCTACGAGGAGAAAAAGAATGAATCAACGGATTAAGGAACTTGCTGAACAGGCTGGCATTTATAATTTGAATTTGGTGGATGAAACTGAATATTGGATTTTGGAAAACTTCTCCAAGATGATTGTTAGGGAATGTGCTAGAATAAGCAAAGAAACTTGCAATGAGTTAAAGGCAGATGAAACCATCCAGATGCCTGCGCTCAAAACAAGTCTTAACCTTTACCATGCCACCTTACGCAATAAACTGGACGAACATTTCGGAGTTGAAGAATGAATCAACGGATTAAGGAACTTGCTGAAGAAGCCGGATTCATACCGGATGGTTTTTTAGAACTCTTTGCTGAGTTGATTATGAGAGATGTGTGCAATAAACTAGAACCGGTATTGGCCAAAGAGATTTTACAACTGTATGGAATTGAAGAATGAAAACTGATGATGTGAACCGCATGATTGAAAGACTTACAAACCTATCGGTGATGCGTCAACGGTCAGAAGCCTTGGTGATTGCATTGGTTGGTAAAGATGCAGCTGAAAAGTGGTGGAACAGCCACAATAAAGCATTCGATAAAACACCACATGAGCAATGGTTCGATGACCCACACCAAGTGTACGAATACTTGATGAATCACGGTGCAGGAGAATATTTGTAATGGAAGAAAAAGATAAAAACAACCTGACTTATATCATGTCGTTGAACGACCATGATTTTGACCTTTGGCTAGATACCATTGACTATGAGGACGTGGAATATGCCATGCGGTTGATTCGCCAGCATCGCCAGGAACTCGTGGAACAAGAAATTGAACTGGAGTTGCAACTGGACAACATGGACTTGTCCCAAGCGCAGGAAATACTTTCCAGAATAAGTAAAAAGTAGTACTTGCCAACCACCCTGTTTTGTGATACAATTTGTTTTTTATTATGGAGTTGTGAATGTTAAATCGTAACCAAGTTGTGTTTGTTGAAGCTGCTCAAGAAATTTTTGGCGTTGGTGCCATTCTTACTCGTGACGGTATTCAGCATGTGTGTGAAGAAAAGAATGTGAGTTTTCCTTATTGGTTGACCACTAAATCAGAGTACCGTTATGACCGTGGTCAATACAAATTGCCAGTTATCAGTGCAGCAGTTGCCGAAGAAGAGCCAATGACAGTTGATATGTCAGCTCAAGTCTTGCAGTTGAAACAACCTAAACTGGTTGATGATTCTGATGTTTCAATTCCCACAAAATATCCCGATTATGTACCCTTTGGATTTTATAAAGACCTCACCAATATTATTAATTCTGGTCAATTTTATCCTGTATTCATTACTGGCCTATCTGGTAACGGTAAGACCCTCATGGTTGAACAAGTTTGTGCCACACTTGGCCGTGAATGTATCCGTGTTAATATCTCGATTGAAACTGATGAGAGCGATTTGCTCGGTGGTCCTACTCTTGTTAATGGTAACGTGGTTAACCGTGACGGTCCTGTTTTACAGGCAATGAAACGTGGCGCCGTGTTGTTGATTGACGAAGTTGACCGTGGTTCTAATAAGTTGATGTGTTTGCAAGGTATCTTAGAAGGCAAACCATACTACAACAAAAAATCTGGTGAAATGGTTTATCCTACCAATGGTTTCACCGTGATTGCTACTGCTAACACCAAAGGTCGTGGTAGTGAAGAAGGCAAGTACCTGTCACAAATTCTTGATGATGCGTTCCTTGAGCGTTTCCCAATTACTGTTGAACAGGAATATCCTGATGCCAAAACAGAGAAAAAGATTCTCACACCATTGATCGATGATTCCGAATTCGTTGACCTGTTGGTTAAATGGGCTGACATTGTACGACAATCAGCCGACCAAGGCGCCATCGATGAGATTATTTCTACTCGCCGTTTGGTCCACATTGCCAAAGCATACAAGATTTTCAAGAATCGTATGAAAGCCATTGAGCTGTGTGTCAATCGTTTTGATGCTGATACAAAAACAGCGTTTCTTGACCTGTACGCTAAATGTGATGTGAAGGTTGAAGCTGCACCTGTTGCTACTCCTGTACCACCAACTAACGAAGAAGTTCCATTCTAATTGAATACCACAAATTCGGTTGACAACTGGCTGAATTTGTGGTACAATGTGACAGTTGTATCTCTCTTTAATAAAGGAATATATTATGACAGTCGTTCGCAAAGGTAAACAAAATCGTCACGAGAAAATCACCCAAGTTTTGTTGAGTGGTAAACCCGTATCACCCGAAGAAATTCAAGCCGTGTTCAAAGGCACGGATCAAGCAGCGGTGTTATATCGTTTGTCTACCAATATCTACAATATTCGCCTTGATGGTGGTATCGTGAAGGTTATCAAAGATGGCCGCAAAGTCAAAGCATATCAATTGGTGAATTACACTGAGTTCAATGCTGAAGGTCGTTATGTTGGTCCACAAACAGCTGTTGCACAACCTGCAACCGTTGAAACAAAAGAAGTTGAAGTAGCATGAATAAACTGATGGTTTTTATTGGCCTTATTGGCTTTGTTGTCATTACTGGCCTATTCTTGTCTCTGCCAATTTACTTTCTATGGAATGCCTGTTTAGTTCCTGCTATTGATGGTGTCCGTGAGATTAGTTGGTTGCAAGCATGGGGTTTGCTTGTATTGTTCCGTGGTTTTACTGAAGTAAAGGTAACAACAAAAAATGCATGATAGTAATTTTGTTGATGATGAATTTGGTTCCGAATGGAAACCAGATTTGTATGAGTGTCCTAAATGCAAGACACAGTTGTGGTTCCAACTGAACGATGGTTGGGTTGAATCACCAGTTACACAACGGAATAATCCAATGTGTCCTAACTGTTGGGATGGTTTCTTGCAAGGTCTTGGTTTTGAAATGACAAAGGTGAAAGACAATGGGCAAACTGAAAGCCAAAATAATTGATGTACAGGAATATTTCCTCAACGGTTACGATGTTGATGATATTCCGTATTTGACAGACCTCACATTGGCTGAGGTCGAACAAATTTTAAAAGATTTCGGTGTAGCCGAAGAAGATATGCGAGCACATAATGAATCCATTTGATGAACGATTGACCGAGTTGGCGTACAAGGTCGATAAAATGATTGAAGAACTTTCTCGTGAGTATGATATCGATGTGCTGACACTTTCTAGTGTTGTTGCTGGTCGATTTGCTCGCATTAGCATTGACTTGAATCAAGGCGAACATTATATTCGTTTGATGAAAGCCACAACCGAACACACACAAAATTATATCAATAAAACTCCTGTTGTAGCACACTAACATGTCACAATTCACCGAAGATGAACAACATAAAATTTTGTTGGTA